ATGGATAGAATAATCTTACATTCAGATTTAAATAATTTCTATGCTTCAGTTGAATGTCTTTACAATCCTGCAATCAGGAATAAGCCTGTTGCCGTTGCCGGAGATATAGAGAAACGACATGGAATTATTTTGGCAAAGAATTATATTGCTAAGGCATATGGCATTAAAACAGGTGATGCTTTATGGCAAGCCAGGGATAAATGTCCCGATATCGTGTTTGTACCACCTTCTTATGACAAATATTTAAACTATTCAAAAATGGCTAGGGAAATATATTCGGATTATACGAATCAAGTTGAAAGCTTTGGACTTGATGAATGTTGGCTTGATATTTCTAATAGTACAGAGCTTTTTGGTGATGGTGAACGAGTAGCAAATGAAATACGCCAGAGAATAAAGGATGAATTAGGGGTTACTGCTTCGGTAGGTGTATCCTATAATAAGATTTTTGCAAAGTTAGGTTCAGATATGAAGAAACCAGATGCAACTACTGTTATTACTAAAGACAATTTTAAAGAAAAAGTTTGGGTTCTTCCCGCAAGTGATTTACTTTATGTAGGTCGTGCAACTACAGCTAAACTCAAGAAATTAAGCGTCCATACAATAGGGGACTTGGCACAAATCGAACCAAAGTATTTGAAACAAGAACTTGGAATCAATGGTATTATGTTATGGCAGTTCGCCAATGGATTAGATCAATCATTGGTTTCTGAGATATATTCAAGCCCAACTATTAAGAGTATTGGGAACAGCACTACATTGCCCTACGATGTTTCTAAAGAGGAAGATTTAAAAGTGACGTTATATGTACTTTGTGAAAGCGTCGCTGAAAGATTAAGAAGAGATGGGTTTCTTGCAAGTACTGTTCAAATCTGGCTTAGAGATAAATGTTTATTTTCTTATGAGAGACAAGGTAAATTATCATTTCCTTCCTGTAGTTCAGAAGATTTATTTAATAAAGCCTTTGAGATCTATAAAGCAAATAAACCAATTGCAGCACTGAGAAGTGTTGGAGTTAGGGCATGTAATTTATCAACCAATGTAGAACGACAATTATCATGTTTGAATGAATTTGATGAAACGATTAAAAGAGAAAAGCTAGAAAACACCATAGATGATATCCGTAGAAGATTCGGTCATTTTAGCATACAGAGAGCAAGCATGTTGACTAACCCAATTTTATCAAGTCTCGATCCTGTGACAGACCATATAATTCATCCTGTGGGATTTTTGAAATAGGTTAGGAGGTAATGTAAATGAGCGAAACTAATGAAAAGTATGATAAAGTTTACGTTGAAGTGACGGTGGAATTTAATATTGATGGAAAAATGATTCCAAAATCTATAAAATGGGATGATGGTTCAATTTATGAAATAGATAAAATTCTTGATGAACGAAGAGCTGCTAGTTTAAAAGCAGGAGGACAGGGGATAAGGTACTCATGTCGTATACATGGGAAAGAAAGATATTTGTTCTATGAGAAACCTAAGTGGTTTGTTGAAGTAAAAAAATAGAGACAGGCTTATATAAAAAGATACTTATGAGTATTTTTCTCGTAGCCAGCGTTTGATATTCGGATGTTGCTGATTGTGTTTGACGCTTTAAAATCATACCACAGCTACAATTTATTATGATATACTTACCTCAAACAACATGGGAGGTAATATAATGGAAAATTGTTTATCTATAAATGAAATTGTAAAGCAGTTATCAACAAAAGAAGATTGTACTTTTGAAGGGATTCCAAACAAAGAAATTATGTTTGTTGCGACAAAATCAAATGGAGTAACCATTACTTTATTGACACCATGGTCAAAACTCTATAAACCGGGTTTCCATTGGGTTGAAATAACTCAAAAACAGTATGATTTAATGGACGAAACTGACGAAGCATTAATTATATTTAGACTAGATAGTAGAAGACCTGTGACTGTTCAATGGTCAGAATTTAAAAAATATTTACGTTCAGAATGCTTACAATTTACTACAAATAGAGAAGATCATTGGAAAATGAATATTTATGATGATTATATTAAAATTAGAGGAAACCAAAATGTATATAGAATAAATTAAGTGCAATATTAATTTTCACTCCACACAACAGCGTAAAAAATAGGCGATAAGTTTTTATACCTATCGCCTTAATATTATTTCTTATTTAACACAGGAATTCTACCTTGATTACCAACCTTCAATTCCAAAGCCTTACCAATGTCCTGAGTCTTGATATATGTATAACCATCTTTACGAATCATCTCAACAGTAAATTCCTTACCGTCAACAATAATCATATCTTTTTCTACCACTTCATTTTCCTCCTTTTTGCAATCAATGTAATCCATTAATAGCCAATGGGTGAATTTATTTTTACTTAATGGAACTTCACGCACTCCATACGCAGAACCATCAGCGGCAATATAGTGGGGGACACCATTTCTCACACCGGTATAAATACCCACGTGACCTTTCATCCAAACTAAAGCACCAATAGGGGCATTTTTAATGGTACTAATTAGCTCTTTCTTTATAGCCCTATCAAATAGTTGTCCAGAACCTAAAACAACTCCTGTAGCCCAAGAAATTAGCCCAGAGCAGTCTACACACATCTTGCCTATTTTCTTTTTGTCGGAATCCCATACCATAGAACCGTATCTTGATTTCAAAGAATCATAATCAGAGGCAGTCATTATCCTACCTTTCATTCCGTACACGTAGGGTACACCAATTTTACTTCTTGCAAATTTAACTAATTCTTCGCCAGTCATAATTAACCTACCTTTTCAGCATCAGTCCCAGACACTTCAATTCTCAGCCGTGTAACTGCGGACTTAATAAATACTAACAACTCCTCTTCGTTGAAAGTCATTTTATTTTTAGCTAAGAGGATTTTTACTTGCTCTAAAGCATAGTCGGCTTTAGACTTACCCATTTTTACAAGATCGCCTGTGATTTCTAATTCATTAGTTGCTTCGACAACTGTTTGCACAATCGCCATGATTCGTCTTACTTTGTCAGCGCCTAAATATCTGTTAGCAACAAAGATAGCCATTATGCTAATCACTGCTACAATTAACTGAAGAATCCATGTAATATCGTTCATAATAAATTTCCTCCTTAATTTAATATATTAGTGTTCACACCATCAACTTTATCCTGTATGAAATCGTCTCCAAATTTTTGTTTCAATTTACTCATATTTTCAGAGAAAAACAAATCAACATTTGCTTTATCTTTAAATAATGCCCGCACCATATATGCAGCCACAACTACTTTAAGCAATCCGCAAAGTCCATCAATTAAATATTGTAAAGAACTTAAATCCTGTGAGTTATGAATTTCATAACAAATAAATATCAATATAATTATTGAAAGACAGAATATACGATTAACAATTTTCTTGGAGAAATCAACATAAGGTCTCTTACGTTTTCGTTTTGGGTCTCGTTTAAATTCAACTTTCATCAGTATACATTCTCCTTATGATATATGACCTCCACTAAGCAGATACCCGACTAGAGCACCAACTATAACAGTAATTGTACGTTCAATGACGTTGTCCCATCGCTTCGCTGGTTTATCAACTAGTATTTTCACATCATCCTTAATTTCTCCTAAGTCCTGCTTTATATGTTTTTGTTCATTCTCCATAACCGAGAATGCATTTGTAAGCTGTTCCAAATTATCCTGACGTTTCTCTAATTTATCTTGCCGTGTTTCTACATTCTCAATTCTAACTGCCATTTCATCACTGTTCATTTGTTCACTTCCTTTACTTTATTTCATTAATTTAGCCAATTTTTAGATATGAAATGATTATTTCATTCATCTCATACTCCTAACATACTAAATTTTAAATAACACAAAGGCTCGGAAGCAATGCCCCCAAGCCCAAAGTATCAAATGCTATACTGTTTTTTTCGTGTATGGTAATCATCAAATCACCTCATACTCTTGTCCTGTGATTGTCTTGTATTCCTCCGCTGTGATTTTACCAACCCTTGCGAATTTCCCTACGGCTTCCACATCATACAGCCCCATATTGAAATATCTCTTTACAATTGCAAACATTTCTACACCCCCAATTGTCCCAATAAAATTTCTGCCATTACTGCATCCTGCGCACGTTGATTTTCTAAAATGGTCACTTGATTCAAAAGAATTTCAGCTTGCAGGAAGTCCTGTTCTGTGGGTTCCGGTGCAGTAGGCTCTGGTTCTGGAATAATAGGCTTATTTGCTTCATATTCTTCCTGAGTGATTTCTGTCAATTCTTCTGACGGTATATTCCCAAAAGAATACTTCAAGTACATATAGCCATTACAGTAATAGCTTTCGCCATATACGCAACCTGTTCTAATTACAGGAGGCTTGGTTCCATTTTTTTTATAATACATAATAATCCTCCTTATTCTAAAATAGAATAATGTAGCACAAACGGCAATGCTGTTGTTGTCTTAATTCTAATGGATAGGCTTTGCGAAAACTCTAAATATCCATATTCATCTGGCTTTGCACCAGCCATTCCACTTGTAGCTCCATAATTACTCCAATATAATCCATATCCAGTGCTTTTAGGCTGGAAATTTAGAGCACTGGACGAAGAATCTCCTGCCGGAATATTATATGTAGTACCATCGATTACCATATAGCTACTACTCCCATTAACGTTTTGCGCTGCTGTGGAATATATTCCATAGAACACACCTTTTCCCTGTATGTCAATCTCATAAACCACATTGGCCACTGGTGTCCAGTTCAAAGTTTTCATTGAATATTTATTAGGATGATTCAAAACAGCATTTAACTTGCCGAATACTGTTCCTGATGTAGCAGAACCACCTGTGTCGGCGGTATTGCCAATAGAACTAGATGGACTATTGCTAATGATATTATTCAGTTTTCCCATCACAGTTCCAGCAGTAGAACTGCCACCAGTGTCATCGGTTTTACCTATTGTTTTTTTGATTTTATTGATAGGAATAAATAAAATATCTATTAAATTCATTACTTCATCACCTCGTTTAAATAATTACAGTTTTAGTTATAGTTAAAGACTCATCTTCATTTTCGACAATAGTAGTTATAGTTTTGTACATTACATACACACCAGTATTATCATAAACTGTAAATTCAGAAGTCATTTGACTATTGGTATCCATATTGTCTGTAGTTACATTTGTTGCAACTACAATACTAGAATTGCTTTTTAACTTTGCTAAAGTTACCATTTCATCATTTATAAATGGAGATATTAAAATGTCAATATCGTCTCTATCGAAAGTATGCTGATAGATTAAATCTTGTAAATCCACTCCATCGGTTGACGTTATATAACTTGCTTTTGTCTCAGGGTACATAGTAACAAAACTTCCATTTGGTTGTTTAGTTTTCATAATTACTCTACCATCATTCTGTAAATGTAGCCATAATCCACCTTCAGTTAAATTAGATGGGGTAGTTGTGCCATATGATGTTTGTAACGCAATCTCAATCTTCACCCAAATAGTAGACGATATTGTTGGCTCTTCTGATAAATTATTCTGCAAGCAATACCATAAATATCCACTATGAGAAACTAAGTCATATTGGAAATATTGTAAATTGTTTACCCATCCACCACGAGGAGATAAACCTAAACCACTTGCACCATCAGAACCATTTGTACCGTCTAGACCCGCATCTCCTTTATCACCTTTCATTGATAATTGCATGTACTTAGTTATGTCTGTTGGCAATGTACCAGCAACAATTTCGCTACTAATAACTGAAAAATATTGCTTAACTCCATTGATAGGATACTTAACAACATCAAACATATTTAATTTGTTATCGCCAGTAGCCGTAGATGACATGTTTGAATTCCAATCACCTTTTAAACTACCAATCCTAAATATCTGATTTTGCACACTGTCAAAATAATATCTTTGTACAGCTAAGATGCTATGTAACAGTTTAAGTAGCTTTGCTGCATTAATAATGCAATCATTTAAGCTGGGATTTGCAGCCAATAGTTCTGCTGCTGTCGCAAGCTGACCAGTTTCAAGCAAAGTATTATACTGTTTAATAATTAATTTTTCGCTATCCGTTGGGTCTCTCCAAGGTATTTGCATATCCATTTGGTTTGGATAATTACTATAAATTAAATCAGGATATAACTGACTCAAATATCTTCACTTCCTTTCTTACTCTTGAACATCAAAGTTGTACAATGGCTCAAATTCATACATAGATACACTCATCGTTCCACTGTTCATTGACGTACTTATTTGTGATATAATCCAATCTTTCTTCTCTCCAGTTTCTTGTAGAGTAAATCTAATTTTTTCATTACCTTGTAACCAAGGAATATAAATCATATCCATACTTATTGTGTAAACTACTTTTGCAGATTTCCAAGTTTCATGTTCAGCACGAGTTATACAGTCATCTATAGCCTGAATATCTGAATACTCACCACCAGAACAAACCTTCAATCTTTCACCAATCTTTTCAATAGCGAAAGGGGAGTCTGGAATAATTGTATAGGTAATATCATCACAACCATGTTTTACAATGTCAGCATTTTTCTCAGCAGTTGTAGGTTCAGTATTCCTAATTTTATTAACGGCTACAATTTGCCATTGACCTAAAACGTACATATTATCTCTACGATATCGGAATACAAAACTACGATTTGCAATAAAGAAATTTGATCCAATAGGCTGTTCTAAACTGTCAACGATGTCATACGTATGAATCAATGTTTCACTTCCATCAGCCGTAGATTTATTATAAATTGCTAATTTAGCACCACTAGTTACATTAGACATATTCATCTTCACAGCAAATTTTGCACTTGTAGGCAATGAGCCATCTGTGTTTAACGCTATTCCTATAAAATGTGCAGAGTATGTGTTAGTAGAAGAATTGTAAGTACAAGACTCTGTATAATAATCTGTTTCTAAACATTTACCCCAAACTTTTGTTGTATTCCTAATATCTTTTAAAACTCCATTTTCTGTTTCAGTAATATACAAACTTTGCAAAATAGTATCATCAAGAAGTATTGGATCAGATATTTTCGTAGCTTTTTTACGACATATGAAAGTACCATCTGAATCAAAAAACATTTCGTAGCCCGGATATAAGTCTCTCAGTTTAGTAAGAATTGTCCATATAGCATCGCTTGCTTGAAACTCTAAATTGTATGGAATCAGCTTTGGCATATCATCTACATAATATTTTGTAAAAGGGGTTAAGTCTGTCAACGTATCAATAATTGCTTGTCGAATAGTGAATTGATCTTGCTGATAAATTACAGTAGTTAATCCTTCTAAAGAACCGCCAACGTCTCCATTTAATGTGCAAACCAAATCTGAACATTTGATATTGATAGTACGATTTATGGAATCAAAACTATAATCAGTCATAACAAAAATCCCCTTGTCGTACCATAAAGGCTCATCGACAAGAGGACTATCTATACCAATATAAACTTTTACAAATTTATCAATCCAAAGCTTTTTATCTTCCTGAAAACTAATACTGTCATCAAGAACCAATAGTGATAAAGACAATGTATTCCTAATATCTGAATCTGTATCAATGCTAATATCTCCACTGATATATTCAGTGTTAAATTCGTACAATGCCCGAAATGATTGATTAAGCAATACTACTTTAGCTAGGATTGTTTTTTCTGTAAACTTTAATATTTCAATATCCTTTTGGGTAGGGTAATAAAACATTTATACCTTCACCTCCAGATAATTAGAGAAGCCATGATAATACAAATCTTCATTACTTTCAGCGTCCCCAATTTCAACAAAAGTGAATGTAGTTTTGATGTTTTCAGAATATCCATTTGTTGATTCTTGAATACTATCAACTATTTTACCAATCCAAATTTCACCATTATCAAATTTAATGGTTTTAGCTAGACCGTTATTCATGAAATCTCTAACTTCTCTCCTGTGACCCCAATTGTTATCAATCGTTTTTGTAGAACTTTCTAAATTTACAAATAAACCAGAAACAGTAACTTTATCATAATTTGATTTTGAAGTATAAACTACATGAGGATATTTTGAATTGGCTGGTTCAATAATACTAGATGGGATTGCTCTTGAAAGGCTATCTCGTGAAAAGTCTAAATACAATCTGTAAGTATGAGTTTTATCAATAATGAATGCACCTTTGAAATTTACATCAATATCGGTTGTTTGATATGTTCCTTCCGCACCATCAATAATAGGAACGGCGGCATAAGTATATGTGCTTTTAGAAGGGGTTGTAATATCGTTTAATGCAAAAACTAAATCTTCAACTTTTGTAACAGGAATACTATGAATAGTAGTCCATTTATATGTTCCTTTTTTACGTTTCTTAATTAATATTTCACTCACAGAACTTAGTGTAAAATCTACATTACCTGCCAATAAATTCCCTTTGAATTTGGCATCAAACACCGTTGAATATCCCCATTGAGGAATTACAATAGTATATTCCATAGATGTATCTGTATCTAAATACATCTCATCATAAATAGCATTGCTAATTTCAAAAGTACGAGTTTCTGTTGGGTTGATTCTTGTTCCATCAATAGAATATACAGAACTTAAAAAGTTTCCTAAAAACATTTCTACATCCTTCCTATGTAATTTTTTCTACAATTAAATCGAATCTACCATCAATGTGTTTTATCCAAATGTGAATTTGTTCTCCACTAGAAAGGGGAGATAGCCGATTTGATGTTTGTATATATTCTAATTTTTCTGTGCCAATAAACTGATAAGCATTTAATGTAGCATAGTATTTTTTATCCGTGTAATCATTACTTTCATTTTCAAAGTATCCATAATTCCAAGAAAGATTTGCTTTTACAGGGTTCATGTCTATTGTAATTAAGTTAGAAAAGTCTATCATATTCTCTAAAACAATTTTTAAAACAAAATCATTAACAACAAACCCATCATTAAAATAAACTTTTTCCCCGTTTAGCAGACTAACTTTTTCATTGTCAATATAGATTAATGATTCTGGATCAGACACACCTTCGACTAATACAAAAGCAGCACTTAGTCTTACTGCCCCTTCAGCTTGAACATTCTCAGCATTAAATTTAAAGAAAATATCTGGTTTAATATAGTCACAGATAATTTGTACTAATCCAGTGTCTATCTCCATACCATTAACTGTTTCACCAGTGGCACGAAGATAATATGTTCCATCATCAGTTAATCCAGATATTTTAGTTGTCAGCCCGGTGTCTGCATATTTTAATCCAGAATCATAAATTACGGTTGATTGATTTGCTCCATATAAATAAACAGTATAGGCATTTAACAGCTCATCATTTGCTTGTTCATAATTAATTGTTGCGTCCACATATGAATTCCTTACAATGTATCCAGATGCAATATCACCAAAATTAAAAATGGGGGATTGTAAACATTTTAGAATTACAACATTGCTAAATGGACTTTCAACATTAGCATAGTCAAAAACTGAAACTCTAAAATTATAAGTTGTTCCATTGATTAAAGTATTGGCTGGAATTGTTGCATAACTAACCATCGCCGAAGTTTTAGTATCATAAACTACAACATTAGTGGTATTGTTCCTAATCACAACTCTGTGAGCAAAAATCTGCGCACCGCTATATGTAAATTGTAAATTATGTGCTATCGTAGCATCGAATGGCAAAGTATTAAGTAAAATAGGGGAGACTGCCATTAGCTATCATCTCCTTTCAGGTGAATTTTGTATAATCAGTAGTGATGCTTGATGTATTCTCTGTAATATCCCATTGCTCCGTGAGTACACTATCAACATATAGCTGTTTACGGTATTGAGTGTCGGATAATTCGGTTACAACAGATGAATAATTTTTTGTGCCATCAGTCCAAGTAGTGGTGTAAATTGTTTCACTTACATTCCATGTGGTTTCTGTGTTATATTCTTCAGATGATCCTCCGGTTGGCAGAGCTGCAAGTTTATTATCTATTTCGGTTTCAGTATAATATCTATCATCATGGTTATGTGAAGGTAATGACGTTAAAAATCCACTATCGTTAGTTATGTCGGAGGTTTTAGATGGAATAGTGGGTTTATTAGACAAGTCTGCATAACTTCCACTTGTGGCAACAGCAGATAAACCTGTAATTATAGATGCGGGATGAGTAGCAGGGTGAACGTAGTTATTATACAGAGTATCAAAATAAGTTTTTAATGTATCCTTAATATTACTCCATGATAACTTCTTTAACATATTTGATGCTCCACTGTCCATTAAGCCAATCATATCAGCGTCTACAGGAGTCGTTTTGGCAGTAGCACCATTAATTAATCCCCCGATTGAAATTACTGTTTCATCACCAGTATTTGTGCCAGAAACAAGGTCTAAATCGCTCTTATTTGTATGGGTATGTTTATCTGCATAGGCTTCGTCATATTGCGTTTTCATAGTCGAGGATAACACTTTGTTAGTAGTACCATCGGTAATCGTGTCTGCACTTTGAGTACCAGTATGATTAGCACGATTCTTTAAATTAACATCGGTGTCATTAGCGGTTGCGTTGTCCGCAATACCAGCTAATTTAGTTTTCTCAATAGTGGTATAATCGTTAGTGGATAATCCTTTGCCTATTTCTGTGCTGACTTTCCCTGCCAATAGTGTATCTGTTTCAGCTTTTGTATAAGCATCAACAACGACTTCCCCTGTAGTACCCATTTTATTAGGATATATATATTTTTCTGTGCCACCAAAGGGAGTTGAAACTAAAACTCTTTCGTTAATGCTAAAATCAAAGTTTGATTTAATATTATAAGTTATACCTTTTACATCAACAGAATATATATCACCTGTTTTCCCAGTGATACGACCATCATCTGTTGTTCCTACAGTTTTAATAGCTGTTTGCACTGACTTTTTTTTACTTATGTCAAACGCCTGAAGAAGACTATTTATTTGAGAACTAATAAATCTCACCTCCTTGAAATAAAACAAGCCCTACTAAAAAGCAGGACTTGTTTCTTATTGTATTAACTTTTTGAATTATATTGATTTAATAATTGTGGCAAATTATTAAGCTCTTCCATAAATTCCATAACATTTTTTACACCGGGTAAATTTGTTTCAAGTTTTGCTATACTGACATGAGTAATAGGAGCAGTATTAGTATTTTGAATTCTTGTCACACCAGCAATCTGATTAGCAGACATCTGTCTCAAATATGCTGTTGGATCAGAACCAAAATCCATAAGATTCCTACTAATATCGGCAGGGAGAATACTTGTGCCATTGGTTACAGTTACCCAATTCCCTTGCTGTGGTTCAATCTTTAACTCGTCGCCTAATTCATCAGTATTGTAAGTGTCAGCAGATAAATTAATACCTCCACTTGCTTTCTTTTTGGAAGAAGTAAGCTTACTAACAACACTCTTAACAGCAGATGTAGCAGAGCTTGCTAATTTCTTAACTGCTGAAAATGCTGAACTAGATGAAGAACTACTGCCAGTTTCAACTCTTGAATTACTTTTTGAGCTACCACTATCACTTGAACTAGAACCCAATGAACCAACAAAACTACTTATTGCACTTGCAAAAGAATTAGCTGTTTCTTTGTTGGATTCAGCAGCACTTTTAACTGATTCAGAAATTGTGTCACTAGCGTCATACATAGCATCACCAGCGTACTCAGTAGCATTGGTATTACCTTTTAATCCAGAGTTTACTTTGTCTAAACTGTTGGTATTATTTTTGACGCTTGCTTCATTCTTTTTGCGAATCTCATCAGCAGACATAGTAGCTTCTGCTTGATTTGTTGCTTTTACAATTGTGGAAGTAGTTGTACCATTATTATAAGTTTCGATTGTGTGCCCAGCCCCAGATACCTCACGAGCAATTGCACTTTCTAGTCTACTCTTATAAGCATCACTACCGCCATATTGCTTGGCAAGACTTAACTGTCTTTCATATTCAGCTTTGAGAGATGAATTTCCTCCACCAGAATTACCGCCAGTTTGTGTTGTACTAACCAATTCATATGGTTGTTTGGTATAAGAAGTGGTATTGGAAGCGTTTGTAACAGGTGTACCAGTAGAAGTGATATCTGATGTTAATGTTGAACCTGTTCTATATTTATCACGAATAGATTCAGCCATAGAATGAGCAGAATCCATAGCAGTTTTGTTGCCTTGTGCTTTAGCTGTATTGTATGCAGATTGAGCAGCTTTAATTACAGCTTTATCAGACTCAGACATCATGGATTCAATAGAACCACTAGTAGGGGATTTACCCATTAATGCTGCCATCTGTTGGAACGTATTAACCATCTGAATATATTGTTCATTTAAATGGTTATTTAATTCGTCCGTTTTAGAAGCAATGTCATCCTGTAAATCAAAATAATCATCTTTAAAGTTTTTGTAAGTAGACAACCGCATATCGGAAATTTTATCTTCCCAATTTGCGCCAAGTAGCTGTTCAGCTTTTAACTCATTTTGATATTTCTCGTAAAGGTTAGGGATTTCAGACCATAATTTTTTATAGTCCTCTAAAGCTTCTTTCTCTTTTTCAAGAGCAGTTACTTGACTGTTAAACTTAATGTCAGCAAGATTTTCTTGTGCTTCTTTGATTGCATCTTGATCAGCTTCATAAACATAACCTTGACCTTTACGCAAAACACTTTTAGTACGCTGTTCCTTAGCTTTATCAGCAAGTTCTTGTGCTTTCTGTAAATCTAAAGCTTCTTTACGTTCATCATTCAATTTCTGTAAAGCTTTAATTTGATCGTCGATGCTTTTAATTTGATCATCTAGCAAACTGGTGACCGCATTGATTGTTGCGTCTTTAGATTCTTTTTGAGATTCTAAAACTTTTTTCTCAGCTTCGATACGTCTGTCATAGTAGCTAATCCAATCACTTTCTAGTTTTTGAATTGCCTTCTTGTTAGCTTCGTATCCTTTAGCAATCAAGTCATTTCTTCGTTGTGCCGCCTGTTCCATCATGTCTTGAATGATGGAAATTGATTTGCCAATAGAATCGTTACGATTACTTAATAGCTCGATAGAGTGCTCTGCATCTTCAATATAAGCATCATATTGATCAGACTTTAGTTTATCAATTTCTTTAGCTGCTCCTGAAATTGTATAACCAAGCTCCATCCATTGTTTTGCATTTTCCTTGTTAGCATCGTTAAGATCATCTGTTTTCTTGATTAAGTCTTCATATTCCTTGATAGTCTTTTGGGACAAAAAATTTAGATGCTCTCTATTCTTAATCTGCAAACTATCACTAGCAGGATCATACTCAACTTGGAATCCAGCTTTTCTTAACTTTTCAGCATTCTGAGCGATTTCAACATCTCTAGCAGTATTAAGAGCATCGAGAGCTTTTTTCTCATCTTCGTATAGTGTGATTAATTGCTCTTTAATCTTAATCTGTTCTTCAAGACTGTCGGTATTATCGTAATCTAGTTTAAGCTTTTCAATACTTTCTCTTACAGCTTCAACAGCATCAGAGAGTTCTTTGTATTTATCAATTTCAGCTTTGTAATCTTCTTTTGTAGAAGACTTAGACTTAGAAGGAGAGCCACCAGAAACTCTTCCTGCTCGGAGGTCTTTTAATTTATTTTGAAGTTCTCCGAATCTTTCAACTGTTTTACCGTAATCAATAACATCTTGACTGGCGGTCGTAATCCCAATCAGCTTTTTGAAGTCTGCGCTAGAAGAGGGGAGTGTTGCTCCACTTACTCCTTCCGGTAAACTTGTTGAACCAGCACTTTTTCTTGCTTTAGCAATTTCAGCGTAAGCGTCAGCGATTGTTTTAATTCCTTCGAGTTCAATCCCTAAATTGCTTAATCTGACCGCCATGTCAGAGTTCAAAGCTTCAGTCATCGCTTTCTGAACATTTAGATATTGGTCTCCGAGTTCTCCTGTTGAAGTGTGAAGTAAATCTACGGCTTCTTTTTCAATTCCCCAACCATCAACAGTTCTATAAATTGCTTTTTCTAAGTCAGGATATTTAGATTTTAATTTTTCAATCTCATCGTAAGAGAAAGAGTAGCCATCATTTACCTTACTTTGGACATCTTCGATTTCTGCGAGTTGAGATGGTAATGCCGATATTGCGTTACTATATTCATCAACAGCAGAGGTTAGGGGAGATATGGCAACTTCAGAATCGGAAACTTTTTTCAATTTATCAACCAAATCTTCAACAGTGACCCCTAATGATTTCATTAAATCATTTAATTCTGCATATTTATTATCAGCTAATGTATCTGCTGTAAGCTTGCCTTGTGATAGTAAACCCTTTAAATCTTTCTCAAGAGTTTTAAACACCTCAGAATCATAAAAATCTGTATTATTAATAGATTTTTCAATATCGTTAGTTAATCCTTGAAGTTCATCCATGTCTGCTTTATAGCCAGCCATTTCAGCTCGAAGTTCTTTAACTTTTTCTTGATCATCATCATAAGTTCCATCGTCTAAATATTTCTTTATTCGATTGTAAGAATCTGCTGATGATTCCCAGTCAGCTAAAAGTTCTTCTCTATATTTTTTTAATGATACGATTGATTTTTCTTGTTCTTTATCCCAATATTTAGCTGTATTAACATTGGAAGACTCCGCAATTCTCTTTCTAGCATCTTCAAGTCTATTAATTTCAGATTCAATGTTATTTGACTGACCTAAATCATAAACTTCATTTGTGTGACCATAGCTTTTAGGTGTTAAGTCTTTTAAATTACCTTTAGAAAGAATATCTCCAGTACCATATAAATCTTTGTCTGCTAAACGCTTCTTTTCAACTTTATATAGTTTTTCTTGTACTTCTAATTGGCGTTCAAGATATTTTAATTGGTCTTCATCGTCTTTTGTTTTATCTTTCTTTTCAGATAAAGCCGCATATTCGTCTTTCAGAGCAGATATTTTTGTTGATAGTGCATCTACTACTTCTTGTTGCTCTTCCAACGTTACGTTCAATTCATCAAACGCCCAAGCCGCTACTTTAATAGCTGCTGTAATAGCTATCATTGCTCCCATATTCAGAGCCATGCTTTTAGCTGTTCCAGCAAATGAAGAAGCCCAACCTTTTAATCCTTGGGAAGATGTTTTAACATAGGAGTCGAAATCATTAATAGATTTGCTTCCTCTTCTTACAAGAATAGAAAATTTTTTAAGTTCATTGCTAGACAAACTCTGATTAAATTCTGAAACTGCTATTTTACCGCCTTGTAGTGCTTTTTGCAGTCCAGAGATATATGTTTCTTTGCTCATTCCACCAAGTATGTCTTTACCTTTTAAACTGCTTAACATACTCGTTATCTATTTATAAGCTAGGTTTGATGAGAACCTTATTAAAAATAAATAATACTTGGCTTATTAATTAGAAGTCACTCTTGCAGGTATTACAGTGCCACTGCTTTCCAATTTTACTTGAGCCAAATCCAAATATCCCACCGGATAAGATTCTACTTGAACCTGAAATTTTCTTAGTATCATTTGAATGACAATATGGACATTCAATTGTAATTAGTGGATTATTTTTGTTGTATATGATTTCTAAATCATCGTCAAAATCTTCATTGACTCTTTTTTTTAATAGACTCATATCGAACTCTGGTTGATTTAAAATTAAATTTTTATACATAGTTTGTCTTACCGTTATTTTATCTTCTTCTTTTAGATCGATAAATTCATTTACTTTATATCTATCTAAAAAGTATATTAAATCATATTCTTTTAAGTCAGAATGACAATACTCACATTTTCCAGCATCATCCTTACAAGCTATTTCTCTAAACGATTGTAGACCACATTTACTACAATAAAAACAAACTTTACCATCTTTTTCTCCCATATTAACAACTCCTTTCTTATTAAATTTATTATAGCATAATTCTTCCTCACATCCTAATATTTGGTTGTAAATTTTTTGAACATTTGTTATACTTTTCATATTGGTGGTTATTGGTTAATTAAAAGGAGATAGTATGATGATGAATATATGACGTATTAAATGAAAATATTTTTAATCTTGTAATAAATATTCATATAAATAGTGTCTGGATATGTCTATAGAACATTTAAATTTAGATTACAATATTAAGGGGATTTGAAGATGGAAGCATATTATGTTCTAATGTTTATAGCTGCGTGTTGTTTAGGAATTTTACCTGCAAATATCGCACAGCGAAAGGGTAAAAATTTCTTGGTCTGGTGGATCTACGGTACTTTTTTGTGGATTGTAGCAATATTCCATGCAATTTCATTACCTGAAATAGAAAACTCGTCAACCAAGGATAAAAAATCAAATAAGTTCTTTGACGACTTAGTCTTAATATATGAGGAACTTATTGAAGAAATAGATTTGAATTCGCCGGTGGAAATTAAGAGTTATCAACTATTAAAAAATTCAGATAATGAAATATTTTTAAGAATTCAATTTAAGAATTTAAATGAGGGTGAAGTTACAGCTTTAAAAATATCCATTGCTGGAGAAAACTCTTTTGGTGATCCAATTTATATTAATGGCAATTTAATTTTTGAAGTCACACTACAAGATTTAAATTTAGAAAAGGGCGGTGCTTATGAAAATGAAATAAAAGTGCCATCAAATGATATTAGGAAAGTGAAACTTAAAATAACTCAAGTAATGTTCACCAACCAAGAAAAAATTAAAATATACAATAACTATATTAAACCATATAAAATAAAAATAACCAATCAGGACGCATTGCGATGTGCAAAATCTATATCTTCTGATGCAGAATATTATTATAGTGAAAATAGTGAGTATTGGGTTTGTAAGTGTGGAATGTCAAATCGTCCAGAAAGTACAATATGTTCAAATTGTCTCTCAGAAAAATATATCGTGCAGAAAAAATTCGCAGAGGATTACATTATAAATCACTCACTGCCTGAATTTCTGAAACAACAAAAAGTTGAACTTGAAGAAAAGGATGCACAAAATAAAATAGAAGAAGATCTAAAAAAGAAAGTTTTGCAGAAAAAAAGAAGACAGCGAATAATGCTTTATAAACTTACTGGAGTTATCGTTGCACTTACCTGCTTTGGTTTTTTGATCAATTTAGGATTTTCTACATATAAAATAAACAACTTAATACAGAATAATAAATATGAAGAAGCGTTTAATCAACTTGGCAATCTAGACGCAATTACCTTTTCAGATAAAGATGAGTTAATATCAAAATTACAACAACAGTTTCATTCTAGTTTAGCCAATAATGATATATTAAAGATTGATGAACTTACCATTTGTGCAGATAAAAACACTATATATTCTTTAGATAAAAATAAGAACAAAACAGTGTATTTTGAGTTATCAAATGAAAAGTATGATGAATACAATAACAAAAAAAATGATAATTTATTTAATACCAAAGGCAAAATTATGTATACTAAAGGCTATCTTTTATTTATTTCTGATTTTACTGGAATAAATACGCTTTATATTATTGATATGGAAGATCCTACAAAAGATGAGATTTCAATGATTGATGGTGCTAAGTATGGTGTAGGAGTCTTTGACACTATTCGCTTAGTTTCTCTAACGAAGTTATATGATGGAAATATTCTATTAGGCTACTACAAGTCAGCTGTCTCATCTGAAGATAGATGGATATTATTTACACCCGGCGGTATTGCTAAACGTGATAAAATACTTTATCTTTCTTCTGAAGAATTAAAAAGAGCTTATTCTGTAACCCCTCCTAAAATAGTTAATTCAGATGGTTTTGATGAATTGATAAACTCAATTAATTATATTTATACTACAAACAAAGACTTAGAAAACTAATCTAAGTCTTTTCTTCTATAATACGTAAATATTTACTCACTGTGTCTTCAATTCTTAATATAATGTAACAACTCTTTTAAATTATAATTTATTACAAATATCGACAGTAAAATTATAAAATTTATAATATTGTCGAAAATAAACATATGTTCCTTGTGTAAAATTGTGTAAGAATATGGTATAATTTACTTGCATGTGTGACTAACCTCATATATGAAACTTGCAAGCTGGTACGGAAAGCGAGGGCATATATGAATCCAAATTTACAAATTTTCAGCCTTGTAATTTGCGATGTCTGTGCAATTATTCAAACTGCACTTGCCATCATAAATTACATAAAATAACATAAAACCGCAAGTCCATAATAGTGTTTTGTATTAGCGATAAGAGTATACGTGCGAGAAACTGGTCATTTCTTCTTGCAAACATATGTATCGTTAAGGCATTGAAGTGTAATTGAGTTAGTATAAAACACTTGCATTTAATGTGGAATATGGTATAATATGTTATGTAGATGAGATTCGTATATGAAACGGACTTTCAAAGGGCAAACTGACCATTTGCTAAAACAATTTCTTTATTTTTCTTTATGGAGATAAGCACCCAAATGATATGTTGGATGCTTATTTCTTTTTCCGTTTAAAACCAATTTTCTCACATTAATATGTCATTAATAACAGGTCTAATCTTCCAAGTTATATTTTGGTGAGGGTGGTCTATAATAAATCTAACTGCCTCATTGTAATTCCCCCTATTTACCTCTTCAATTATACGTGTACCGTAAATATCCTCGACATAACCAGTCACCCTAATTAATACATTTCTTCCCTTCATACATAACGCCCCCTGTTAATTTTATTTTTATCGTCGCCAATCTAAATTAAAAACATCACACACTTTCATTTTTAAGGCCTTACTGATTGCAATCATAGTTGATTGCTTGGGATCTTCTTCACATCTCTCAACTCTACTAATTGTCGCAACACTTAAACCCGACATTCTAGCCAGTTGCCCAACGCTTAAGTTTTTATCTCCCATTATTTTCTGCAATCGGTTAGTCTTTTTCATTTCATCCCCTAATTATTGTATTTTGTAGTATACATATAATAAAGGATTGGTATATGATGTTTCCACAGGTATATTATGGCATAAAAGGTGTTACGTTTGCGTAATGATTTTTTTACCATTAAATATGTCAATTTTGCCATTTCTTGTCGGTTTATGTATAAATATGTTATAATCGTTGATTCTTTTCAACTCATGCATTTTGTAACTATTATATATGCAATAATAGCATCTACAAAATAAAGTTTTACGTACTAATTTTACCGTAGTCTTTAAACCACCGTTACGCACTTTATTTAATCTTTTCGTGCGCAGTCCTGACTTTATATTAAAAGATTATTATTATCGTAAATAATCTCCGAGGCTTAAAGCCGATGAACCTCCACCAACTGTACCATAATTAGATTGTTCCTTAGTATGAAGACACAAGCCTAATTACGTCTTTAGTACAATGCTCACACATCGTTACCCAGAAGTAGGGTAGGGTGGCTGGATGCTGACCACTCCTTTAAAGGAATTTAATTAAACCTTCTTGACACTTAGGACACATTAGTTCATCACGCTAATATGCTTTTATTTCACCATATGTCGAATCTTATGATTTTTTCTACTTTTCAGAAACTATTTCTACAATGTATTATAGTTATAAGATTCATGAGAGTTTCCCAGCAATTTAACCTGACCATATAATTTAATATGAAAGATTTCAATTTATATTTATATGGCACAACTGTTACTCCTTGACTACCAACCTTCAAGGACAGCTCATACAAAAATATATAACGAATACTATATATTAAGTATAAACAGGGCATATAGGTGTATGTTTGAAACATAGTTGTTTACCGTAACCTTTTGCTCCCATAGCACCAAAAGCTATAGTTGCAAGAGTAGGGATTGTCCCCAATAATTTTGTAACATCTGTTAATCCACCAACGATTAAATTTAAACCATCGACAGAACCTTTAACAAGCGAAGAGGATAAAAAAGTATTACTAAACTCCTGTGCTGAGGCTATAAGTTGTTGCTGTTTAGCTTCAATACTTTGCATCCAACGGTCTTGTTCTTCCATAGCAGAACCAGCAGAGTTTTGAGCTGCTTCAAGAGCTTTTTGTGTCTGACCAGATTGGAACGACTGAATTAACGCAGCAATAGAGTTACCTCTTTGCTTACCTGCAATAACTTCAAGAAGCGAGGCTTGATCTACTTGAGAAATATCATTCCAAACTTTGGCGATTCCTTGAATTATTTCATAAGTGCTTCTAAAATTACCAGCATCATCAAAAATATTAACTGTGCCTTTGGTTCTGTTTAAAATTTGAGTTTGGATTTTACTTATGGATTCAACATTTTCATATTCTTCGCCAATGTCCTCAAGCTCGCCTTTCATACCACGCAAACGCATACTCAAAATCTTTACAGCGTTGCCCATTTCTCCAGCATCTTGCATGATTTCTGCTCCACCAGTAATCATAGCCATAGATTGATTAATGTCATTGCCAGCTAATGCTAAAGCCGATGCTGAATTTTTTAACCCCTCACCAATATCAGCAGATGATGTCGCAAACTCATTGCCTAATTTATTAAATGAATCAACAATGGTTATGCTCTTAGAACTTTCGATATTAAATCGTTATGTTTATATGGGTCGCAAATCCATATGTTTGTTAATTTTATTAGTTTAATTATTATTGCCTCATATCATGACACTTCTAGTAAATTAGTGAAATTTTTAATCTCTCCAAGCAAATAATTGTTTAAATTATCTCTTTCCCAATAAGGGACTCTAATCAATCTAATGTTATTGTCTTTACAATAATTAGTTTTTATATCATCATGTTTTTTGATATAGTTAAAATTTTTAATCAAGGTCTCCTTTGTCCAATAAGAACTTCTTTTTATAGGAAAGTAATGTCCCTCACCATCTACTTCTATTAATAGATTGTATTTAGGTAAGTAAAAATCGAAAGGAAGTGGCTTTATGTCTCTACAATCTTTAAATTTATATTGTTGCACGTTTTCAATGTTATTACTATCTAACCATTTCTTTACATTAATTTCGAATTTTGATTGATTACAATTAGGACATGAATGTCCTTGTGTTAGATTTACTCCTGTGGTAATCCATTCATGTCCACATAATGTGCATTTAACTTTTATAGGGCTTCCATAATCTTCAAATTCTAAAATTTCAACATGCGACTCTAGCAAATCAATTTCTGCTTGTAAATCATTTATAGTGCGTTTTTTACCAACACAATATGGACATCTACCAGAATTAGCTTTCATGTTGGCTACACTACATTCAATCTCTCCCTTATTAAGATGATTGGGGCACTTATATATAATTTTTGTTCTATCATCTTTTGAATATTTAACTCCGCAAAAGATCATTCCAGCATCTTCCGTTAGCTTCTTAAAAAATTCTTCTGGTTTTCTTTTTGACTCAGACCTTTTCTCTATACAGCATTGATAACAACCACCATTACCGTAATCAGTGATAAAATTATCAGGATAACTATATTGAGCCCCATAATCCTTATGTTTATCACAGATATAATAGAATTTAGTATTAGACCTTTTAATATCCTGATCTGGTAGTAAAGTGTATCCTAGTTCAACGCACTTTTCTTGAACTAAGTAATTATAGTCATTGGCATCGTATCTTTTACTGCGTGAACAAAAATTACAATATTTTTTGCCACCAAGTATGGTGCTCCAAGTTGTGCTAAATATTTTACCGCACTCACATTTCCACTCCATCTTTGAATTAGTACCAAAGTATGTATCGTCCAATAATTCTAATGTTAAATTATTATTTTTAATCCATTGCTTTATATTTATGATTGTGTAGGGATTATACTTTGAAAAAATACTAGGTTTATCTCCACGGCTAATTATTCCAATTGGAATTACTAAAACATAGTAATTGTCAACAGTTTTACATAATACTTTATCGTTTGAAGTTTTTATTTCGCCTAGTATTTCTAAATTTTCATTAATTAACAAATTTTTTAGATATTCTTTTGAATATATTTTACTAATAATTATCACCTATATATTAACCTTTCATTTTTCTCCATAAAAGATAGAGAGATTTATAAATAATTCTTTAGTCTTTTTATACTTGTATGTAGTTACTTCATTTATTTCTTTTACAAAAGATGGTTTGATTCCATTTTTTAATAAAAAATCCTTCTCAGGTGTATATTGTGTTGCATATTCTATATCGAATTTTTTCATGTTTATCAAACTTTCTATTTTATTTACAAAATTAACAAACCTCATATTTTGTATGAGAACAGACTATTTCTTAACCACATTCTTTCATTGAAAGAATAGCAGTCATACCTTTTCGATTTAAGGGGGTTTCACCCACGCCATTTGCGATTGCGCCCTACGATTGTTGATTTGGATATTCAGGATTTCCACCTTTATTCTCTAGTCCAAATCTCGACATGAATCTAGTCGTTGAACGTTCACCCTCGTCTAAAGTACCGTATGGTCTACGGAATACGTTAGGGTGCTTCGCTGCATGAACAGCCAATCCTTACGTTTTAAAACCATCATATAGTGGTTTCCCCTATATTGTGGTGTAAGGCTCTCAGGCATTACCTGCAATTAAATATGTTCTAAATATATATTTCTATATATCAAGGCATTTATGTTTGCCTTCATCGCCGTAACCATATCACTGACGGCAGTAGCATTATCTACTTCCCCAACATTAGAATATACCGAAGATGTTTGAGCTAATTTTGAAGCTTCGTCAATATTATATCCAAGTTTCGCCCACTGTGCTGTTTGTTCAACTAAATTAGAAACCGATTGACCTAACTTTTGAGAATTTTGAAAAGCTCCTTGCAAAAAAGAATTGTATTTAACATCAGTTTCATCAGTTACTTTATATAATGATGTCATAGCCTTATCTAGTTCTTTAACATCATATACAACACCTTTAATTGCTCTAGTCATTCCAAAGAAGATAGTACTTGCACCAACCCACTGAGAAAATTTGCGAAAATTATTTTTCATTTCATCTCCGAAATTTCTACCTGTCTCTCCGGCGGCTTTTGCGCTTCTTTGAATATTGGTTAATTCGGCATTTAAGTTTCTTAATGCCTTACTGTCATCAGTCGATTCGATAGCACTTCTTAATTCTAATATTTTATTTTTGGTCGTGTTAGTTAAGGCACTATTCTCTTTAAGAAAAGCATCAATTTTATTTAATGAGTTGCTTTTTGTTCTATTAAAGGCATCTAGTTTTTTTTGATTTGCGTCTAATTCCTTAGTAAATTGTTTTGCACCAGAAACCATAGAAGCATAGTATTGCTCTGCCCATTTATTAGCTTGTTTGTCTGTTACAGCATCTCCAAGTGTACTTTTGATATATGTGCCAAGCGATGCAATTTGTTTCTGCATTTCCAATTTAGATTTACTAAAATCTTCAATAGAAATATCAGCATTTACCTTTATACGTTCTTTAGCAACTTGTTTTTGAACATTGCTAAGGCTACTTTGATCAATCATAGCTTCAAGAATTATCTTGAAATTATCGTTCATTTTATTCTCCTTTCACAAAAATAAGCCCTCTATGTGAAAAGAGGGTGGGAGTTAATTACTTATTGAGTTGTTTTAATATTTCAGCTCTTAAAATGGGAATTGCATTTTCATTTACCCATTCTAAAAAAGCATCCCAAAAATTAAGTGTGTCAGTTTGGTAGTTTGGGCTACCATGCATTGACTGTGCCGCCCATTCTACTACTTGGTCGCCACTGAATCCATTTTTATAATTCATTTTTTCAGTGTCTATACCAACCTCTGACATATTCGATGACAACATTTGATAAGCACAGGCAGACAGAAAAATTTCCGTTCTCCGATAAACATTTGGAAAGAAACCTGTATCATTGTAATATTGAGTATCGACAAATTCATGTAATTTTGCCGTAATAATTTCAGATGCATTTTTGACAGCAATCCCAACAGCATTACTGAAATAATCTTGCATTTGAACCATTGTTGAAAATACTTTAGTCCCCATCTTTATTGCTCGTTTCATGAACTACTTTTGCAATTTCAGTAATCAAATTTTCATATAATTCCTCTGGTGAAACATCCTTCAAAACTAAAATTGACCGCTCAATCAATTTCATCGTATCCTCTCCATGCCTAGAAATAAGGGTTTGTAGGGGCATTAAAAACCGATAAAATGTCAATTTCAATTTCCACTCTAAATATTTCATTTTGATATATGTAATCATTAAATCTTCCTCTCTTATTTGCCTGATTTTCCATAGAATCCAACCGTATCCTTATAACCACATACCATAGACTCTATTGTTCTTGCCATTTCAGTTTCACACTTTGTACATAAATGACCATCTGATTTATACTCGGTCATTTTCATTTCAATGTTTTCTTTGTGTCCACAATTTGGACAATAAAAAGGGTATAACAAATTTAAAACTCCTTTAATCTATCTTTGTTTTATCTAAAAAATCTTCAACATCATATTTATAATTTGTTCTAATAATGTGATTATTAATTTCTACTGGGTTCATTTGTAATACGTCATCAAAATTAATCGATTTCTTGGATAGGGTAGAGGTGTACTTCAAAAATTCTTCTATGTAAATAAAAAAAGTTCTGTTAGAACAACAACGAAAGTTGATAACAAAACCGAATACCCCTTTATATTTACTCCATTTAGTCAATCCTTGTATTTGACATTTTCTAATACCAAATTGTGTTTTTTTATCCTTATCTTCAAAATCTTCACGCCAATACGTTATTGATTTCTTATCAAGCGATTTTAATTCTAAGCCATAAATCGTCCTCGTATCATCATCAAACAATATAAAATCGCATTCATTACTTGATGCAAATCTTGTATTGTCACCTCCACTCCATGCAGAAGCATTGTCATTTAGCCTCTTGACTAATACATGGTCTGGAACAGATTTTACAAATGATTCTTCAAATTTTTTACCTTCATTTTGTGCGATTTTCTTTTTCCTCCTCAGTATAGAATTGTTGCAACAACTCAAACAACGCCGAATTTCTTTTATATTTCCAAACCGTAATTCCATATTCATTTGTTGTTACCCATGTATATCTAACTCCATGTTCTCTAAGAAATAACATTTCCTTTTTATAACTGGTAGGGTATTCCTCCCAAATTGACTTAATAATCTTCACCTCATTTGCGTAAAAAATTGGGAAATAAAATAGATCAACCTAAGACAGATTAGTTTATTTTATTTCCCAACATTACACTAATCTATCCGTCACTCTAAATATCTAAATTCACACTTTACAAGAAAAATCTGCACTACCAATTTCACCTGTATACTTCACACTCACACTTTTTGAACCATCATATGATTCAACATTTTTAATAGAAATCCCATAACCATCAAACACTACATATAATTCTTTTGTTGGGTCATTATATAAAATAACCCTACAAACTTTAGCCTTGAAATCTTCTTTATTAGTAGAAACAGTTTTCTTTCTTTTCGGTTTCTCAACAATATTAATTTCAATGTCTTCCATTAAAATTCTCCTTTCTGATATAACAAAAGAGGGCATGATATATACACACCCTCTTAAATATCAATCATTAAATTAAGCTACAGTTACTTCTACAATACTAACAAATGCACCATATGTAACAGTGATAATAGAAGTACCAGCAGATACACCAGTAACTACACCAGTATCAGCTACAACCGTAGCCACAGCAGGAGTACCAGATGTAAACGTACAATCACTATTGTCAAGCATAACATTTCCATATAAGCCAGTTCTAGTACCGACTACACCAATATTTGCTGTACCACCTACAGTTGTGGAAATTTTAGCTGGGATAGCAACAATACCAGTTACAGTTGCAGCAACGTCAATAGTTTCAAACTCTTTCAAATAAGCATAGCATTCTTTTCCGCTTTCATCTTCAGAAACTAAAGCTTGACCATTAAGACCAGTTGTTGTTACGCCATCAGGAGTAAGGTTTAATGTAAAATTACCATCTAACTGCAATGCAGGAATGATAAGCTGAACACTACCAACTTTACCTTTTAAGCTATTATGTTTATCAATATCAATTGTCATTGTGCCAATAATAGGTGCAGAGTCAGCATCAATAGTAATAACTTTGGCGTTCTTATTATACTTATATGTAACTTTTACACTACCATCAGTAATACCTTGCGCTGTCAAATCAATTACTGAACCACTTGCAGGTTTTGCAATTTCAAACACACTTCTATCAGGTGTTTCAACATGAATATAATTGCTTACAGGTACGTCTGGTAATGTTACAGATCCAGCAGTTACAGTTAAAGTTTTGTTAATGCGATAAACATCGGTAAGTTGCTGTGCAATAGTAGAGTTTGTGTTGGCAGCAATAAAAGCCAAATTCCAGTCCTGCGCTTCAATACTAACCTTTAACTCTCTACCATATTTTAAAATATACTGAGTCTTATTCATCTTACCAGCCTTAATAACATTTTCTTGCGTTGTTACTTCAATACTGGCATTAGTATTGGCGATACCAGAACAAATAAATAGTCCTTCTTTTTCCAAAATGAAATCACCAGTGCTGACTAAAAAATCTTTACTAAATGTAGTCATTGATATTTTCCTCCTTTAAAAATAAATAAAAAAGAAACAAAATCATTTACTGAATTTTGTCTCTAAGTGCAGTTTCATCACTTTTAACATTTTTATATCTATCCTCAACTTCAATAGGCGAAGTCCAATGTTTAATTGGATCTTTGAATTTCACCATGCCAGTTTTCAATGCTAAAGTTGATGTTTTATATTCTTCATAGGTAATAACTCTTTTGAGTAACCTATCGAATTTACGAATTGTCAAATTACTAATTTCTTCATTGCTCATGTGTAATCCAACCATCAAAGAATCAATTCTATCTTCAATAGTAGGAGGATTTTCGTTCTTGTTTAAATCCCGTTGAGCCTTGTTAAGACGTTCTTCTGTCTCTCTATTTAAAAACTCATCAATATCAAAATCTTCATCGTTTTGAGCAATGACAATCCTTCTAATATCGTCAACTATTTCTCCAGTTAAGGTAATCTCACCAATGGCGATTTCTTTTGTATTTTGATTAAACTTTATTTCTTGATCTTGACAAACCAATCTTAAAAGCAATAAAAAAAATCCATAAAACAAATGCAAATTTGGCACTTGGTATTGGATTTCTAATTCTACATTGTTATCTACATATTTAAGAAAATCGAGATAATCTGCTTGGATGATTTGGGGAATAGGGAATATAGAATCTTTTCTTACAAGAATAGATTGTACATAAGTTTTGTATTCTAAGATTTGTGACATTTTGATAGGATATATTTTGAATAACCCATTGTAGTCATAGGGTAAGCTGAAATAGAGGGATTGTTCTAATACTGACTGATTAATATAACTAGACATATTTCACATCCACTTGGTTTTCGTTTCTAACTTTATAAGTTAAACGCATACCATAAAATTTATTATTTGGAGTAAATATCTGCCTATACTGCCCATAAGGTATAACATCTCCTATATTACCTGCCTTCATAGCATTGTTTCCATTCAACATCCTATCTATGGCATCGCAAAGAACATCTACTCTGTTGCCCATATATCCCTCTGATTTAATTTCTGATAACGAAGGTACTGAATATTCACTTAACCGCACAATACTTTTATTTGAACATATATACAAATGTAAAATATACGATACAAATATACCATTCTTGATTTCTGGCATATCAACCTCGACCATGATAAATGATTTTGTGTCAGTGATTGTATCATCAATAAAATAATAGTCAAATATGTATCCTTGTTCTGTAATCGTCTCACCATTAATATCAAATGTTCCACCCAATAATACTTCTGATAAATCCAAATTTTCATTTGGTGTAGGATTGAGTAATTTCACAACCATATCATTTTTCATTAACAGTTCAATAACATTTGACTTATATTCAGAGGCTTTTGACATATTAGACATTCATACCACCTCCTAGTATAATGATTGGCTAACTTTAATTGTGATTTCTGACAATACATTTCCATCCACAATTACTTGTAATTTAAATGTTTGTCCAACTAAAGTTTGGTCATTGATTGTTAATATGATTTTTCCATCGGTTTCAGTAGAAGTGATTTTGTCATTGAATGACGAAGATAAGTTCCATGAGTAGACTATATTAGATAAGATATTTCCGTCTGTGTCTTTAAACGATACACTGTAAGTTCTTGCGTATCCAATATTTAGAGTTGTTCTACCGCTAATGGTTGCTATTGTATCAGTAGTAGGAGTAGGGATAGGAGTAGGGGAGATGTAATCACAAAGTAGTAAATCTTGTCTATCCACATCTTTATTCAACTCATCTCTTGTAAAAACTAAGTTTACGCACCCATCATCCCAATCTGAATAAGGAACTGTGTCATTTCGTGTTAGTTTATAGGGCGCAGGATTATTTTTACTTTTGCTAATAAAAATCCGTTTTCCATTTTCAAGTTCTAATGTGTCATCATTTGATGCTAGCACAACTACACATTGGTCATTTGCTAAAGTTAAAACTGTGTTTTCTTTTTCCCCTGAATTATATTGAGATGCTGAAACAACAAAACATCTTTGAGCAATAATATCTCCATTTTTCTTTTGCCATTTTAACTCATAGTTTGTTCTTATAAAATTTCCTCTACAATATAAATTATGAAATATAAAACTCGATGTACAAATCCAATAATTATCATCATAAAATAGTAAATCCCCAGACTTGAATCTATCTATTTCATCTACTGTTTCACAAGTTAAATTTTGATAATAATTTGTTTTAACTTTTCTATCAAAGATTCTTGGTAGTTTTGTAAAAGCAATCCCATTTAGAGTACATCCTTCTTCTCTGTCAGGGGCTATGTTATACAAATAATCTACTTGTTTTTTTTTATCATACATTATTTTATTTTGAAAATTTGATGAAAAAGAATGTGCTAATTTATATGAATCATAAGCCATCTTTAATCACCTCTTTCTTTAATGATGATATTAGGTTACATATCTTTAATACATGTCGCCTATAATCTTCATGAGTTGATATATTTAACAAGGACTGCAAATAAGATAATATTTCAACTGTAATACAACAGTCATAATTAATTAAATCCATATTCCCATTTATCATTTGAATTAAATTTTTTTGATAAATTTCAAATGCTTCTTTTTTTTGTTCTGATGAATTAGATTCTTCAAATTTCGGTAATAATGCAAAGACTTTATTGATTAAATAATCCAGATATTCAATGACTGACTGATTTGATAATTCTATATTGTAAAATGTATTTATCCCCATACAAAACCATTATAGCCAGCCTTTTTAATATCATAGCCAACTTCTTCTTTCAATAAATAAAGTGCATTTAGCTTTCCATCAAGATTATTTTTTTCTGAAAAAGTCTTAAAATCTCCGTCTTGTAAATGTAATTGCATTTGCATAATATCGTATGTTTCTTTTGATAAATAACCAATAACAATATATTTTGCAACAATTAATTGTTGTCCATCTGACAATTCAAAATTAAATTGACGTAAATCATTATCCCTATTTGATAAATCCATACCTGCATTATTTTCTAATTCACCCGAAGCAATTTTTAAATATGGTATAAAAAATGTAGTAAGTCCATCTTCACCATTTTTGTCATATATATCATCAATTTTATAAGAACTCAATAACGCTAAAACTAATTCAAAGATTTCGGAATATGTAGTATTCATAAGCCCTCCATCATCGTAATTTGTTTGCGATATCTCTAACGTCAATTTTTGGGTCACAAGCATTTCCAATTGCTTCTACTTTATTCATATCAATAGTATCGCCATTATTAATTTTACTTGCAACGAAAGTAATAATAGTTTCTTGAATCGAGGGGGTAGTGTTGGATACCATATTTTTAATTGTAGAAATATCGAAATCCATAATCCCTTTAATCTTTTCGGGAGTTAGAAATTTTTGATAATGCTCTTCTAAATATTGTTCTCTAACAACTCTTGCATCATTAATATAAACCAAGCCTTCTTCAAACAACCATCTATCTGTACTAATACAATTAATTAAATGTTCATAAGTAATAGGAATGGTCTGTCCTAAATTATCCAATCTAAAATGTCTAGCTGATCCGTCAATAGATGTTTTCATATTGACTCCACCTGTAGTAATTGAAGTTACAGAAATTCTTGTGTTCATATCAATCGTTTCATTAGATTCGATTGAAGCATTACTTTCGTTCTCCAAAAAACTTTTAACATCAAGTTCTGTTTTTGCTTGCAACATTTTAATCATGTCCATCATTTCAGACATCTGTGTTTTTAACTCGTCATTTTCTTTTTTTAAATCTACATCGTTAGTAGATGTTGCCATCAATTCTGACCGCACCTGATCTTCGATTTCTTTTCTCAATTGCTCTTTCTCAGCAAGCTCTTTTTTAGCTCGTTCTTCCTTGGTTAAATTTGCCATATATAATTCCTCCATTTATCCATATTTAAATTCAAAAGAGCCAAATGACTATTAGCCAAATGACTCTTTTGATTATGTTACTACTTAAACTGTAGTTTTCATGATTCCGTATTTTGCATTTGTAATTAAACCTACTGTCCAACGCTTATGCAAGGAAACTTTCTGTGTTAAATTATTATTGCTGAACTGACCATCCGCAATTGCCAATGTTCCACCTTCAAACACTACCTGTACAAGTTTTTGTGTCTGAGGAGAAATCATGTAAATATAAGTATCATCCAATGCAAAAGAATAATCTTCAGAACTCCAATCAATTTTCTGAGCAAGAGCCACAAGAGGAACATTTTTGAATACTGGCAAATATCCAATTTTACTATATGTTTCACCTAAGCCCATTTTCAAATAATCATTAGTTGGCATAATTGTACCAAGTCCAAGTTCTGTTCCAAGAGCAACGGTCTTTGCACCGCCATTAGCACCACTTACTCTAGCTGCTAACTTCTTAAATGCTGTTTCGCTATATGCGTTTTCTTTAAAGTTAGTTGTTAAAGTATCAAAACTATTCTTTACAGCAGCCATAATGTCAATTGCAATTTCAGATTCAATTGACAGTGCTACTTTCATTGCATAATCAGCTAAAGATTCTTTTCCTGCCAATACTCTATATGTATCAATTTCAGTAGTAATTGTGTGGTTTGTAGGTACAAGAGCTTTCTGACCAGTAAACTGTCTCTGTGCTTCAACATGCCTACGAGAATTACCATTTTTAACTACCTGAAACAAGTCACCAGATTTAATATCGAACACAGCAGAATCACCATATCCAATAGTCTGAGTGTTTGCTACATTCATAAAATCTTCTGTCACAACATCTGGAATAATCATATCAACAAGTTTATTGACAACTGCAAATGTAGCCCACTGATATGTAGGGTTTGTTGCATAGGCTTCTTTATTCACAAAAGAACAATCAATTTGCATCAACTTTGCAATTTCTTTATCAATAGCAGAATTAACAAGAGTTTCTTTTTCATCTAAAGTTTTACTTGTATCAAAACTCTTTTTTGTAGCATAATTTACTGCTCTATAATTATTTACATAATCTTTCCATGCAGGAATTAAAGTTTTTTCACCATCTTGTGAAAAAGTAATTGTTTTAAAATTCATTATATGTTCCTCCTTATTTTAATTAATTACACCAATGTACAAGTAGCTTCGATTGTTTTTACTCTTTGATTACCAATAGAAACAAAACTTTCACCTGTAATTGTATATACCAAACAATCCGTTGCTTCTGCTGTAGCTTTTGCGGTATATCCTGTTGATCCAACTGTAGGGACTAACACTGTTGTTGTATCTTTTACATATCCTGTTGCAACTGTAATAGCAACTTCGTCTTCTTTTTCAGGAATATAAAAGTTTACAATTGTACCAGCAGGGAATTCAATATCTCTTGGATCATCAGACAATCCTCTATACTTATTGCTTTCAATAACAACATCAGCATTGTAAACAATACCAAATCTTTTAGTATCAGCCGTAGGTGCAGTCAGTGTATATACACCTTTTGTTTTTTCACCAATTTCTACAATATCTCCATTTCTCAATGCAATAGCTGCTGTACCTGTTCTCACTTTGTCAGCAACAACGTCTCTCAACAAATAAACATTTTTTGTCTCAGCCATAATTTATTATCCTCCTTTAATTAAATGTTTTTAGCTAATCTATCCCAGATGTTAGTCGGCTCATCAACTACAACATTAGGAATAGAATTTCTTAAAGTTTCTGCTGGATCAACACCAGCAGTTTTTTGTTTATCAAAAGCAAATGCTTTTAATTCGTTCTTAAAGCCATCTACAGTTGCACAATTTAATGCCTTTTCACGCCACTGAGCAATTTCCTCAACAGACAAAACCCCAGAAACATCATTAATTGCACATTCAATTGCTACATTTTTCTCTTCGTTTTCTTTATTGGTTTTGTAGCTTTCTAAAACGGAGCATTTGAGTTCAAGAGCTTTAAATTCCTTTCTTAAAATTGAAAGTTCATTCTCTAAAGTAGCGCATTTTAATTCTGTTTCGTTTTCCTCAGAGTTTTCAGTTTTGTCTTTAGAGTTGTTTTTGTTACAAGCATTTTCAATCTGATTTTCTGGTGCTGACATTTCCGCTCCTGTCGTTGTTGATGCATCATCCACTTCTTCAACCTTGGTTTCAGATTTAGAGTGATATTCAGATGTAGCCTCAATAAAAGTACCATTGTCATCATAAGTGTCTGTATACTCAGAAACACTTACGTTTACTGTGGTGCATTTTTTAGCATTATCTAATACATCAGGAGTTTCAACGGCAGAATTATCTAACTGATTTTCCATATTAACCTCCTTGTTTCCACTATTTTCTTGTATTAAAAAAGAATCCTCATCGGATTCCAATTCACTTGAATTATGTAATTGTTTGATAAATACGTTCCTAGCTTGCTCATATTCATTAGTTGAAAATTTAACTACTTGCATATCAGATCCTTCGCATGCTTCTGTGATTGTATCGCCAAGCAATGTCAATCCATTGAAACAAAATTTATATACTGGTATATAACCAATTTCATCTTTTTTGTCTTCATCTGACTCTACTAGCCACATTTCACAACTGACATGTTTATAACCATCATCTCTCTCAAGAATTTCAACTAACTTCTTTTGATAAACTTTCCAAATATAAGCAGACACACATACAAATGTTTTGTTTAAAGCTTCGTCATACTCAAAAGTAATATTTGCATCTTCTTTATCTTTTGGAATAAAACCACATTGAACTTCATCTTTTTCATGACTTGAACAATCATCATTCCATATATCATATTTATATAAAATTGGTTTTCCAAGTAAAGTGAATGCTGATTCTTTAACTGTGTCTAAACTAAATCCATAACCATGTCTTGTTACACCATTAGAAAAAACTCTTATTCTTATTTTCATAAATTGCGACTCGTTGATTTCTTCTAATGATGGAGTGTTTTTTATTTCATCAATTGAAAACGATATTAATTTCTTATCCATATCTACCTCCTTCATTCGAATTTATCGCATCCAAAATATCTTTTGTTTTCTGGAAAGCCCATTCTTGGGTAGTTTCGTCATAAGAAATAGGGCAGTACGCTAAACGCTCTAAATAATTTTTCATTTGGTTACCAACCATAACAATGTTTTTATTTGAAATGGATTTGAAGTTTGTAATAAGCATTACGATTTCGCCTCCGTTCCCTTTGTGTTGGTATTAGAATCTGCATTTCTAGTTTGTGCGCCACTATCAGATAGTTCAGATTCATCTTTTAAATCCCTACCATCACTTTTTTCTTTGCTTGACATAGTAGCCGCTGTCTGAACAGGTTTCATAAAATCGGGATATCCCATAGAGTACATCATATTCGTAACATTTTGAGCATCGGTAAATTGAATTCCACGAGAAGAATAAATACTTGGTGTGATAATACCATTCTGCATATCATCATTTGCTTGTTTTATTCTTTCATCTTTATCAAACATTGTGCCTAAAAAATCTATCTTCCATTTGAATTTCTTACAATTTTTATTAATGTGATATTCACAAAAATTTGAAAACTGACCATAAACATCTGAAACTATAGATGCATTAAACGCCTTATATATACTTGCAGAAGCCATATTTACAGTCTCAGTCATGCTCAGTGCATCGGTTGTCCCCGATTGTAACATAATGTTTTTCAATTCAGTATTTAATAAATTTGCTTCATTCGCAGACGGAGAAAAATCAAATGCTTTAAAATCTTCTAATGGAGCTGCTTTAAAATCTATGTTCCCCAGCGTATCTTTTACGGTGGCTACGAATTTCCCTAATTCCGTGGCAGAAACCGCAAAATCATCCGTTTTATTACCTGTTTTGTTACCTGTAAGTCTTGGGACTGTAGCAAATACAACTTTATAAGCTTCCAATTCTTTTTTGGCATCTTCAAGTTCTTTATATTTATCAATTTTGCTATAATCAATCATTGAAGAAAGTAGGGGAGGGATAGATCCTGCGAATTGTCTATTAAATTTAAACACATAAGCATCATCTGGAAGCAAAGGAGTCCAATTTACCCATTTGCCATTACGATTGGGCATATTAGGTTTATAATTTATTTTTCTGTTATTTATCGCTTGATTAAACAATTGTCTTAATTTAGGAGAATATGCATTTATATCAACACCATTGTTCATGAAATATGATAAATCTAAAGAAAACAAATAGCCCAAATAAGAATCTGCATCAATCATACAATGACTAGATGGGAGTTCTTGTAAATAAATATGGTCTTCAAATTCTCTATAGGAAGTGTAATATGAATCATACATACACATATTCCATAAAACTTTTGAAAATTCATTTTTTGCCTTAAATCTATTAAAGAACTTACATAACTCTGCATAATCTTTTTTAAAAGCATTACTATGAAAATCAGTTGTCGATATTGGTTTTCCATCAAGAGTATATGGAGTGGGATTCCAATCGAAGGTCAACATTTTCGACCACAGGTTAATAATTTGTTTATATATTCCAATTGTATTGAAATCAAAAAACGATAATTGTCTTAATCTTTCTTCGTAATTATGAGGTTGTAGTACCATTCTTCGTATTTGCTCAGGAGTGAACGAAGACGATAACATATTTAAATCTTTTAAGTTTGTATTAAGCATTTGTGGTGATAACATATATGTACTTCCCATATAATTCTGAGAATTAAATGCTTTAACATATTCAGAAAAATAAGATGTCTCATAATTATTTGTAGAGTTATTGTCCAATTATTTCCTCCTTTCTACAAGAATGTGTATTGACTCAATAAGTCGTATTCATTGCTTTTTTGTTTATACAAATTTTGTCTATTCTCCATTTCCCATTCAGATATAACAGAAAGCCCATAAAAAAGGGAAGTTGCCCTATCTCTTTTCTTTGTTTTTACAATTCTATTGTATTGTAAATTACCTTGTTCAGAATACTCTTGCTTAATATTACTTAATTCACTTTGCAATGTATCGTGCTCTATATATTGGGCATATTCTTCAGGGGTCATATCTCCTGATTTATACTGAGAATCAACCTCGTCTGCGGGGCATAATAACTGTAAGGTTCTATCTTCAAAACATGATTTCATATATGGATAATAAGTTGTATTGAATTCATTTGTTGCATTTACTGCCCGAATCATAGGTATAGCATTTTCCAATATAAACCCATCTTCATCATTGTCTTTAATAAGAGGAGGGTACTCAACTGTTATTTTAGTTTTTGGATCTGTCCACTCCCACGATTCATAGAACATTCTTGGAAGACCATTACCAGAACCTCTTTCGTCAATAACTAATTTTTTGCAATTAGGGAATTTAAGATGAATTAGTTCTCTTAAATAGTCTCTTTGCTTTTCCAACGGAATACCATTTGCTACCTTGGTAAATACTACAGATTTTGAATATGTACCATTAGGGCGAAATTTTAACTTTATAACATGGGTACAAGCATTATCGGAATTTTTTGCATCTGACACAGCAACGTCATGAGTAATTACATATATTGAATCCGACTTTTTAGGTTGTTCTAATTCGCAAAACTCCAAAGTCCTACAAGGCATGGTTAATTCATATGGGTAATAACTTTCTCCACTAGACCCGACAAAAACACCTTCATATTCATAGGCAAATTTATCAGAAGTCATTGATGGTTTTGCTTTTTCTTGTTCAATATCTTCAGAATCAAATAATCCTGCTTGAATTCCTACTTGATAAGGAAAACACATAGCAACATAATTCTTATTACCTCTTGTCATTTCTTCAAAATGATATTTAAATCGTCTATATAGTCCACTTGTTTTTAAATATGCGGAAGATATAAAAATGACTTTACCTTTTTCATTTTGTTTCCATTTTAATGCATTTTGCCTTTTTGTTTTCGTCATAGGAATAAGAATTGTTTCAACAATGTCATCTTTTACTAATCTGGCTTCATCTATCAATAAATAATTAAAACGCCATGACCGTGCTGAATCGCCGCCTCTATCCTGCGCAAGAGTAATAGCCCTTACTTCTGAACCGCTTTTAAATTCACAATAACAATCGTCTGAACTGGTCTTTATCGGAAAATTAATTTCCCTTGCTATTGTTTCATTTTTAGATAACTCTCCTTTAATCTTTTGAATAATAACGTTTCTCGCTTGTTGTGAATTACCACTAGCAATACCACATTTTACATTAGGGTAAAGAATTGATATACATATATAAAACAACGCTACAATCCAAGATTTACCCAAGCCTCTACAAGCAATTAACACCGAAAATTGCCCTCTACCCATAGCTCTTAAAATTACTCTCTGAAATGGAAATAACTCAATTCCTAGTATATCTGTAGCAAACTCATCAATATAATATCTGTAATATGAAAAGAATTCAGTCCACGCTTCATAGTCAATAGAGACTTCATTTATAGGGTCATTTGAATATGTACTGTCAAAGTCTTCCGAGTGTTGTTTGTCATATAATTTTTTTCCCTTATCAGGCTGTCTATCAAAATTATTCATAACACGTCACCATTACAAAGATTTTGTGATGGTGCTTAAATAATCTATCATTTCATCTATTGTATCTTTCTTTAATGGCTTATGTGTTGGAATCCAATTATGAGCTTCGACCATTGCCGCAACTTTAGAAAAACTACTTATGCCAACATCATTTACACTTCTCGTACTCTCACTAAATTTTGCTGATTTTGATAGCATGTCAAATGCTTTTGTTGCATTTTCATATTTCTTATCAGCTCCTTCAATACCGTTCATCATATCATCAAACATTTTATCCATTTGAAGACTTGCTTTTGCAATTTTTCTTGCATAATCCCTATGGTTTGCTGTGATGATTTTATAATCTCTATCAAGCCCATTATAATAATCATCTAATGTTTGAATGTCAGTTGCGGTATATCTGCCTTTCCATTTACTGTTATATACTAAAGGTTCTTTTTCTATTTTTTCTACCATTGATACTTCTTGAACATAATTTTGGGAAAGAGGTTTGGTATCAGAATACTTAGTTTCAATTTTTTTCTTTTCTTCAATACTCCGATTATTGTTTTGATGCATGAATCCGTCTTTTTCAGAATCAGAATATGATTTAGCTATATCCTGTCTCATCGCTATTAAAGTAAAATATTTAGATAAAATATCATAGCCATGAAGTTTTACTTCCTCGCTACTTAAATAACTGTTTTCTTTTTTGACTGAAGCTTCGGCAGATGCAATCAAATCGTAATATAATGGTTTATCAATCTGACGTAATAAGTTTTTAAGCTTATCAATGCATACTGTGCCGTCTTCATTTAAACATGAATTTTTACAACATTCTTTACATACAGGTGTGCGCTTATCAAGCGAATACATTGGACTATAACTTAAATAAAAATCAGTTAATTTTTTATTATCATGACAAGCAGTACATATTTTTTTACCTTTTTGTTTATTTGCAGGTAATGGCTTATCTGCTTTAGATTTTGTGTCTGACAAAAGCCATACACCTCCTTTTTATTTTTTCAACTAAAATAGACAGCCTAAAAATAGACTGTCTATCAAAAATTATTACATTTGAAATTGTAGTTCTATTTGATTATTGTATGGGAAATGGCAGATGAAAGTCTCCTTTCATAAGGGTAGGGGGTTAGCCGTCAATCCCAAACATTTGATTAATAATATCCTCATCATGATTTTTCAAATACATTTTTGTTGTATCACAGGATTCATGATGGGCAAAAACTTGAACTTGTTCTAACGGATATTTAATAGGATTACCTTCTTTATCAACAAGTCTTGTATCTGTTCCTTGTGCCAAACACTCTAATCTACTATGACGCATGGTATGAGTAAAAATATGACATTCTTCACCACGCACTTCAGATAGTATCTTAGAGATAGCAACAATCCTATCATACAAAGCACTCCCGTCTAATATTGGTTGTTTGTTTTCACCGAATCCTTTGACCCACAAAGAAGGAATATCGTCTTCTCCACGTTCTTCGAGATATTGTTTAATTAATTCTTTTGTGTCATCGAGATACACCAACGGAAACTTCTTGCCACGTTTACCAACGACAATATTAGTTTTGTTGCTGTTAATTAAACCTGCCTTTTCAACTTGGAACAATTCATTTTTTCTACCTGCCGAATCAAAGCCAAGTGACCATAACACCGCAAACTGTAATTTGCCTTGTTCTACTAAAATATCTCTAACTTTTATGAATTCTTCAAAAGTGAAAAAGAAATCATCTTCATCGTCCTTAACTCTTTCACGAGGAATACCTTTTACTTTTTTAGCATAATTAATATTGTAATCGTAGTCATCATCATCTTCACAAAACGTAAGCATACTGTTTACTGCACTTTTGAGCCGATTAACTCTTGCAGGAGACATATCACATTCTTCTGTAAAATACAAACTTAAACCACGAAAATCTTTCTTGTTTAGATCAAGAATAGAACGGTTGTCTAATTTTTTAAGTATATAAATCAATATAATTCTAAGGTCATTTTGATAACCAGAAATAGTACCTTTACTCTTTTTACGTTGTCTATATTCTGAAAGGAAGTCGTCAAGAATCCGTTTATTTTCTTTGTTGACTTGTTCCCATAATTCAGGTGTATAAAAGTTATTATATACACGTCCTCTTGCCATAACTTCCACTTCCTTTCGAAACAAAATGATTAAGACTACGCACAATCACGCAGTCTTAATCACTTTTGATATTAATTACTTTTTAAAACGTTCAGCAAATTCTTTTACTAAACCCAAATCTGTGCTGTAAAAGGAATATGTAGATATTCCATATTGGTCAGATGAAGTTATAGAGAAACTATGCATGCTGTCATTCGTATCATCTTCATCTTCACACTGACAATCTTCACATTCACAAATTTCTTCATCTTCTGCATAGCCAAAACAATATGTATCAGATTTACGATTGAAATTATATTCCAAAACAGAAGAATGACAATCATCTGCAATGAATACCTTACCAGCTTCATAATTAATATATCTTTCGCCGTTAAACATAGGCTGGATCCAAATTTTTAAATCTTCACAAATTGTCATAATATATTCTTTATCATAGTTGGTCATTTCAAAATCATATAATTCAATATTTCCAACCATGAAATCTTCATAAGCCAACAATTCTTTTAGAATTCCAGCCATATCTTCATAGAAAGCAATTACACTAACAGAGCCATATTCTTCAATGTCATACGCTTCATTTGCGATAATATCTACAATTTCGGTCATATCTTCAATGCAAATATCTGTCATATCAGCCTTTCACCGCTTCCTTATTTACCGCATCTTTAAGTGATTTTCCAGACTTAAATTTAATTGTCTTGGAAGCTGCAATCGTTAAGGGTTCACCAGTTTGTGGGTTTCTACCGGGTCTTTCAGCTCTTTCACCAACATCAAATGTACCGAAACCTACAAGCTGAATCTTTTCATTTTTCGCAAGAGTTTCTGTCACTACATCTTCAAATGCTTTAAGAGCCTTTTCGGCATCATTTTTTGTAATTTCTGCCTTATCTGCGATAGCTGTTACCAATAATTCTTTATTCATATGTTTTAATCTCCTTTAATTTTTATTGTAATTTAATTGAATACTCTAAACTTTTACCATTATTTTCTTCAAAGCAAAACAACTTTGCACCTGAATTTGAAGTTTTCAATAATGACATACTATAATCATCCACACCAATAATTGATGGGATATTAATTACTTCTGTATCTTGTCCAACCTCTTTGTAGATTCCATGATGTAAATGTCCACCGACTAAATAGTTAAGTTTTACATTATAAATCTGTGAAAAATCCTTTAATGCAGATTCCATATTTTTAACTTCACCATGAATCCCTAATAAATTGTAATTGCACAAATTGTCAAAAATCATACCAGTAGGGTTCTCAATGAATTCAAAATTGGGATTATCTTTCAATCGCTCTTTAATAAAAGCTGCGATAACCTTAGACATATTATCATCTTTGAATGTATTTTTTGGCTGAGATATTAATCGTAACTGATTATGATTCGAGTCAATCACCATTTGGAATTTTACATTGACAATTCTAGTAAACTCATTTAACCAATTACTAATAAAATCAGCAAATTTAATAGTAGAATCTACAACTCCATATCGTAATTTCCATAGTTGACTTACTCTAAGCAAACCATCAATACTGTCACCAAAATCATAAATGTTCAGTGTATCAATATTCTCTTTATTAATAATTTCACTAACTTTATCGAGCAGCTTCCACATTCTTTTTTCAAAAATTTCTGGGCTATATTCATTTATTACTTCCCCAAACAATCCTTTAATTGAAAACTCTACCCCGTAATGGCAATCTCCATAAAAAAGACCATATGCTTTTGGATTAATAACACTTGGTATGTATTCTGGAATTAGTAGGGGAGGGAGGTTATGGACTGCATTGATAATTTGTTCTGTAATCAGTTCATCTCTAGCTTCTTCTCTAAGCCAACGATTATATTCGATTTTTTGACTTTGTAATTTATATCGTTCCTTTTGAAGTTTCTGAATTTCTAAATTTTCAGATGAATTATTTTCATATGGTTCATTGACCCATCCTGCATCAATATATTCATACAACAATTTAGAACCTTTTCTGCAAGTATCTCTATGTTCAAGAGTTCCTATGTAATCCGACCTAAAATCTGCAATGTCTTGCCATTCAATAGAAACATCCGTCTTTTTACTTTTAAGAAGTTCTAGTTGTTCTTTGAGGAATTTATTATTATCGTTAATTTAAAATTCCCCTCTCTTATTCTTCTTCTTCATCTAATTCAATGGCGATTTTAATATCGAAAATTGAACTAGCTTCAGGTAATGCTTCTAATACTGAATCTACAATATTACCTTCTTCATCTACAAATACACCGTTTTCAATTCTAACTCCTGAAACAGTAATCGATCTTTTCGCTGGTGTTGTCTTTGCGCTTGTTTCTTTAACTTTAATCATTCGTTAACATCCTTTCATCCATATATCAACTAATTTTTGGTTATTTCGTATATTGCTATTTACACTATCAATAGTATAATGTATATTAGGGAAAATTTAGATAATCTCATAATAAAAAAATTATTCTTCGTCGTCTTCCCATTCTTCATCTTCTTCAGGACAATATTTAAAACCCTCGACAATTGTTTCACCCTGATATTCAGTCTCACCTTGCAAATTAGCAATTTCAGCATTGCCATGTAATGTTTTCTTTATTGGCGTAATTTTAGCTACCTCTATCCAACTCAATGTTAAATCACATAATCCTTCAATAATTGGAAGTCCAACTACACCCATTAATAGACCTAAAGTAAATTTCTTAATATGAACACCACCTAAATTGAAATTTTTGTACTACTATTTACTGCAATTACTTTAGTGGTTGATAATTTTTCTTTTAAAACTTCAGTTAATTCTTCTTTAAAACTCAACTTATCATCCATATCTGCATGATGTAGATAGATTTTATCTGCACGAATACTAGAGTAGTATTGCAACATTGAATCATGATTGATATGAGAACTCATTGACTTCAAAGAATATGAATTGCACCGGATAGGGTAAACCTTAGTGTCAATAGTAATAGTTTTCTGATTATGGTCTTTCAATTTTCCAGCCAATGTATACGGTGAAGCATAACCGACAAACAAAATCGTAGCATTACTGTTACTTACTAATGACTTAATATGATGAACGACCCTTCCGCTGTGGCACATTCCCGAAGATGACAACAAAACACAAGGTTCTTTAGACTGGACTAATGCACGACTATCTTCTGCATCTTTAACCAACACTAGCTTGTCCCATGCGAGCAATTCATCAATTTTACGTTTTTCTTCACCTTCAAGCAATTGACTATACAATTCAAAAACTTTACAGCAAAGGGGACTGTCTACATAGACTTTACAGTTAAAATCCTCACGATTCTTGAATATTTCATATAAATACCATGCGATAACTTGGCATCTAGTTTGAGCAAATACAGGGATTAAAACTCTACCTCTACGCTCTAAAACTTGATTTTCAACAATGCTTTTAATTTTATCTAAATCATTTTGACGTTCTTTTTTACCAGTCTGTAATCCAGTACGTCCAGCGTAGGTATTCTCTGCTATAACTATATTCGCTTTTGATACGGGTTCAAACTGCTCAGTAAATGGCTGTCGTAGTTCAATATTACCTATATCGCTTGTATATAGAATTTTTGTTGTGTGATTATTAACTGTGATATACAGTTCTAATTGACAGGCAAATGGGATATGTCCTGATGGGATAAATCTATAGGAAATTTCATCATCTATCTTAATAAGTTCTCCAATAGGTTCTTCAAACACATAATTCATGCAATAGCGCACAGTTTCTTCGTCAAATAGAGGATCATACTCTTTTTTATATTTTCTCGTCAATGTATCCGAATCTCTACCGTTGATAAAAGCACAATCTTTGAGCATAACATCTAATATTGGTAAGCTTTTGGCTGGTAGAATGGTTTTAGCTTTACAATTTCTACTATATAATAATGGCAGCAGAAATGTATGATCTCCATGCGTATGACATAAGAATACCGTATCTATTTCTTTAGGTTTAAATTCCTTGTAATGTCTGGAATTAACCTCATAGTCGTGCTTGGAATTATTACTCTGCATCATTCCTGCTTCGATCAATAAGTTATGGTTTGGCGTAGAAACGTACACCATTGAGCCAGTGACACCTTCAGATGCAGGTTCATCTACAAAGCTAATTTCGATTTTCTTTTTCTTGGCGATTGAACACGCCACCCTTCATATGTATTTTTGTTACTTGATTTTTTTAAAATAACTATAAACAGTTACCGATTTCCTATAATCATCTAGGAATTTACGAGATTCAGCTGTTTCTACAAGATAATAACTCTTGCAAATTGCTGCTCTCTGAACATACTCTTCATAACCATTGTTTCTTAAATACATTGCTTCTGTTTTGGTGATTGGTTTAATAAATAAACACTTCTTTCTTTTTAAATTTTAATTTCCCCGAAATAGGGAAGAAGGGCAATGTGAGACTTGAACTCACGACAATTTGATTAACAGTCAAACGCTCTACCACTGAGCTAATCACCCATATTATCCAGTGCTAAAACTTATGATGGAATTATCTCATGATAACCCATTTCATATAGCTAACACTGGAGATTTGATTTTATAAAATAGTAATGGTCACAGCCTATACAGGTATGTGCCATAATTAACTTAGAAAAGTTGCCGTATAACTAATCGAGAGCTGAATGCGAATTTGCAATAGATGTGTCTTTGCGAGTCATACGGCATGAAAAGGAGAGGGGATACTAAATGAAAAATGATATATTTATACAAAATAGGAGTGGTAAAATTTTTGATTCTTATATACTATTACCATATAGGAAAATCTCAATTTGAAAATGCATGTCCAGAAAAGCCTGTAAAATCAAAGGATGTAGACGATTTATAAGAATTTTAGAATATATCCTAAATTGCTAAATTTGATTTATATTCACGATTTCGTTCTAATTGCTTATCATAAGCACAAGCTTTACAATATTTTTGGTTATTTGTGTTTCGTCTAACTAATATCCCACAATCAGCACATCTGATATATTTTTCACCTTTATACAATCTCCACTCGTATCCAAGCTGTCTAAAATCTGAAACAAACAATTTCTTTTCGCTTTCATCGTCTATGTATAAAACTCTAATATTAAGATTGTCTACTTTTTTAGCGTATTCAATTAACCCCAATTCTCGTAATTGATTAAATTTCAAGTCTTTATCAAAAGCAGTAGTATTAATGCAAGCAAGCTTATAAATTTCACCATTGCTATAATTAACCCAATTATTATTTTGAGAGTTTCTAAAATTCCTAAACTTAGATAGACATAAAAGGGTAAATGCTAACCGTACCAGAACTTTATTCTGTATATCTTCAATTGTTTTTAATTCATTTTTTGTAATCCAGACCCCTTTGCATTCACACAAGGGGTATTTACTTGCCTTTACAGCATATTTTTCAATATTTACAGACCAATCAACAGGATTGTACCTTGGATAGTTATTTTTCATAAAATCATCGAGTGTTTTAATGATTTTAACTTTTCTCAATCCATACTCATGATATAAAAACCTTGCGTACATACTTAAAAAAGTATACGTTTTAGATACATCAAGCTTTTTATTTTCCAATACGTCAATTACATATTCTTTTTCATTTAAAATAATAATAAATCTTCATCCTCCTTAATTTGTTTTTTGCACATGACAAATTGTTCACCACCAAATTCAAACTCTCCGTTTGATTGAACCAATACAGGATAGTTAATAATGTGATTGTTTTTTTCTAATAAATTTTCAATTATTGTTTCTCCGCAAATATCCCACGCAAATTGTTTAGATTTGTTTTTTGTATAACAAATATCCAATACTATATCGCAAAGTTCTTTATCATTTGAACATATTTCTTGACACTTTGATTTAAACTTCATTAACATCATTGCTCTATTTACAGAAACTTCATCTTTGTCCAATCTTTGTTTACTGATTAATTGTTGATAGTACATTACTTCATCATCGTATTCTAACTTTATTTTTTTAATTTTCAAGAAATCATTTTTACTATATTCAACATTGGATTTAAAAATAGAATAGTCAAAATTTGCATGAGTTGAATTATTTGATAAGAAGTGATTAAATCTATCTTCAAATAACCATGAGATGCGATTTATAATACACGGATTGTCACCAACAGGTTTTAATTGCTCATAATAAGACAAAAATTCTTTCTCTCTTATAGTCTTGTTTTGTTTATTCAATAGTTCTTCTATTGTCATTTTAAACTCTCTGATACATTTGCTGTTTGTATCTCTTATATATTTATTCCATCTCACCATTAAATCTGGGTAGACATATTTCATAAAGTAAGGTTTATTTTCAGCCACAATGCTTAAACACAATTCTTTAAATTGTTTATTTTCAGGAGTATCTTCTTCAAGTTCTTTACAGGCTGATTTACTATACCAATATTTAGGCATAGGATCTGAAATAATGCCCTTGGCTTTGTCAATCGCATTTTGTTGATAGTGTTGCCCACACTTTATCCTATAATCCAGCATTTTATATTCTTCGCTGTCTTCAGGAAATATTGATTGTTTCTCGATCATAGCTGTAATTCGATTAGTCGTTGTGCCAATTTCATCACCGAATGCGAGTTTATTAGCCATTACCATATCTATTTCAGTAGGAATAATTTTTCTAGCTTTTCTTTGAATACATTCAATAGTTAAAGAATTTAATGTATGATCAATAATAATCTTATTATCAGTCGTAAAGAAAGAATCCGAGTCCTTGTCTGCACCATTCAATGCATCACAAGTTGTATCCCATGAATTTAAAATAATACCAGTCTTATTATATTGATACCAAAAATCCATTTCTTCGTTATGCACTACTTTTCTTTTCCTAATATTATTATGACAAGTCATTGGGGCACGGAATAGAACAATGTCTTCGACTGATTTGTCAATCCAATATTTATGATAGACTTCGCCTGTTTTTAATAATCCAGTTACAGGAAGATCAAAAATTGACTGGGCAAGCGAATATAAATCACCAGATACAATCGCAAAATTTCCGCTTAATTTAATTGAACCTTTTGCTGCCATTTCAATTCTTTTCTTAATCATAGCATGAATTTTCTTGGATACAAAGCTATCATTTATTACATTATTATCAATCATTATTGCTTTGACAAAATCATCATCAAGAAAATCCATAGTATCATCGTCACAATACATACCTTTCAAAAATACTAATGTTTTTCTCCAATCTTGCCCTAAAACATCTGAAATTTCCTGAATAGTAGGGGAACACAATTCTAATAATTCAGAATCATTCAATTCGTAAGTTTGTAAAAACTGATAATTTGAATTTCTTGTGTTCTCTAGTTTATGTGGCATGGCTTTGGCAACTGAAAACTGATAATGATTTTGATCGCAACATTCAATGTAGTGTTCTAAGCTTTTATATGAATCCCATAGTTTCACCATTGAAGTAGTTAGAATGACATCGTATTCCCTAACGTCTCTGTCAATTCCCCAAGCGTCTTTAACTATATAGTTTTGATCATTTACCCGTTTTGCAAATTCTACAAAGTCAAATGTGAATAACATGCCTTTAGTCCAAGCGTATCTAGTATTAATCCCAGAAATAGTTTCATTTGCAAACTCATCACCATATAAATCTCTATTTACTACACAAGAATATTGAGGCGACATGAATCCGTATCCATCAGAGTCACAATAATCAATAACACAATTATTTTCTTCTGTTAAAATTGGTTCACCATTTTTATTGTCAGAGATTTTCAATACATTTTCAGTAAATTGTACATTGCAGTCTTGAACAATTAACATTCTTGGCATAGTAACTGGCGTTGATCCACTACATATTAAAGCCTGATATGCTTCTAACTTTGCAGGAATGACAGGGATAGTTTTATCTCTACCATTATCCATTCTTTTAACAATTTCGTCGTAAATATTTTCGCCAATATAAGTAATGGTTGATTTTTTTATTCCACCATTAGTTCCAAGGAGTCTACGATACTTATATGAATTAATTCTTAAACCTTCATTTGCAATATCGTAGTCTTTATTTGAATTCATAATTACACAAAGATAGTCTCTTTGGAATTGTAATGAGTATAAATCTTCGTATAGCAACTTTAATTTTTCTTTATTCTCATTACTTTTTGGTAATTTTTTAATATTCTTTATATCTCTTTTTGTATTTGCAACTTGTTCATCTAAATTTCCAATTCCATTTAATTCGCATATCCATCTAAGAATTTGACTATCATTTAAAGCGACAATATCATTTTTATTTTTCATTGCAACATTAAGAGGTAGTTTTAAATTCCACTTTGCTTGTTTTAATCTTTTGCTATGTAACTTATATATAAATTTATGGCATGATTGTTGTTTAGCTATTGTTATTCACCTTCCTTAGTCATAAATATTTTCCCAAAATTCTTCTTCTGTATCATAACCACCATAATCAATACTCTTTGCAAATTCTTGATTGCACTTTACGTTAGCCTCCATGTAACACTCATCATTGTTGGAACAATTTTTACAATCATAATCACCATTTTCACAGTCAATATAATCTTTTATGAATTCTTCCATACCTTCTTCAAATTCAAACTTCATAATAAATTCCTCCTATTTTTATTTTATATATCAATTAAGCAAATTTTCCTTTTGACAACAACATATATTTTTCATAAAGTTTCTTATGTCTTTCTTCAAAATCAAAAATATTATGTATAGCAATTAAGTCGGCATCAAACTTTTCTAATAAAGCAACATACTCTAATTGATGTTCTGTGAAAGCATTTCTAATAGATTCTTTCTTAGTTAATCCCATAACATTTCTAAATTCGTTACTTGTCATTCCAATGATTACATCGTTAATCGCCCAAAATTCTGCAATTTGAATATTATTTCTTGCCCAATCTGGAACATTAGGCAACAATTCAGCTCTATAGTTCATAAAAGCTTGTTGTAAACCTTTGAACCCAACTAATGTATCAGCTCTATCATAATTCCATTCTTTACGATTTTTAAAAGCAGATTCAATAGCGATAAAATATTTACGAGCAAGTTTACTATTTTCTTTTAACTCTTTAGAAGTACGCCCACCTTTAGCACCTGCCACCATAGCAATTTCTTTAGCAGTAGAAACTTTGATATTGTAAAGTACGGAACGCCTATCTCCACCTCTACCTTTTTGGTTTGATTTCAAAGTCAAATCAATTTTATAATCCTCATTTTCAACTAAGTCCATGTCAGAAATATTTTGTTTAATCCAATTGGCATATTCACTTTTAACTCCCAACTGTTCCCAAAGTAATCTACCATCTACCCAATTTTCATTATCTTCTTGCAACACTGGAAGTTTCTTTTGATATTCCAAAATTAACTCAATATCTTCTCGTGACATTTCATAATTTTCCAGTTCCAATGTCTTAAATCCTTTAGTTTTGATATTAGAACTTCCCATCTGTTTTTCAATTTTTGATTCCATAGTTGTCGGTTTCTTTTCAGCTTTCTTTGTTTCTTTCTTCTTAGTCATTCTCATTCAATAAATCCTCCTATAATTTACTTCATAACTCTAATTTCTCCACCTAACCACTTAATCAAATCCCTAACTCCATTAATACATTCATAATGAATAAACTCACCATCTTCGTTTTCTATGTATTCTTCACCTTCATAAATTCCACTTCCACAAATACGACAGTGATGTTTCGGTCTTGGTAGCTCATAATTAGGGCATCCAACTGGGCATATCAACTGATTGCAATACCTACACATTATGCTCCAATCACCTTATTCTCTGTTTCTAACTCAATCATCTCAGCTCCTTTATCGAAACATCTGAGCATATGATTGTATCTGTCAATATAATAATTGAAGAAACCATCGTCTAATTTCTTAGTGATAAACTTAGCCATTTCGAAGTTAATCGTTTTCATATCAGCTCTTAACTCGATATTGTCAGTTTCATCAACAATCATATCTTTGAGGGGAGTGGTCTTTTCTTTTAATTCAAGCGTGACCATATATTTCTTGCTTACTTTGTTCCAATTTGCCGTTACAAAAACTGTATAATCCTCTGTAATATCTACTGAAATAACTGTTGTTCCCATTTTTTCGTATCTTAAAACTTTCTCCATAATATTTTCCTCCATTTTTCTAATTAGCATCTTTAATTTTTAAAGTTGTAATTTTAGGTGAACAATTAGTCAACCTAAGTGTCAAAATTTTCTACGTTAATGTATACGTTAGAAATTCAGACCAAAACTATCACTCAGACTGCTTTTTACTCTCCTGATATTTTTTCATTCTCTCACCGGCGGCTTTACGTTGCTCTTCTGACATTTCTTTTTTACCAGTACGACATCCCCAAACAAGCGATTTGTCAGTACACTTATAGGTCTTGCTGACACTACTTTCCCTAATCAATGAATAATATTCTGAACTTTTACTATCGGCACACAGTTTATCTAGTTTTGTAATTTGTGTTGAATCAGAAGTGTAAATTGTCGCAAAAGGTTCATCTCTCATAAAATGTATGTAGGTTTCCTGTTCTGCCACCGATAGAGTAACCGGTCTTTTCTCTTCTTCTAAACTCTCATTTGCCATTATCATCTTCTCCTTTTAAGTTAGTATCAGGTGTAATTCTTACATGTTTCTTTGTCCAAATTATTGCGTCATCAATCTTTTCTACCATCTTGCCGGTAGGGTGGGCAGTACAAAAATCTTCGTCTGTTAATATTCCACAATCGTATCTATGGAATTCTTCACGAGAGAGGATTTCATATTTGTTATTTTGTACTGTAAGTTTCTTGATTTCTTTCATAATTGTTATTCTCCTTTGGTTTCATATAAGTTTGTTTTGTCATTGGCATCTCTCCTTTTATATTGGTCATAACAGGTTAATGCGTTTGTTAGTGATCAGTTGTTACAATAATTATTTCTACTTTTTAGATTTGTTTTTCGGCGTCATGAATTGTCCTCCTCAATTTCGATAAAGTCATATTTCCTAAATACTTCTACATCTCTTATCTTCTCTAAATAATTTTCATCTTCATGCTTGTTATATAGGGCAGTGTATTTTTTATTTTCGGTCAATACATAATTGTAGATGTCTAATATTTCTTCTTTTGAATAATCTTTGCCTTTTAACATCTCATTGAATTTCATAGCCAATGATTTCTTATAATTAGCTTTCTTTGTTGTCATTTCTTTGTTGCATTTGAAATCAACACTATCTTTCATTTCAGAATATTTGGTGGAATATAGATTAATTAAATTTTTATCGCATGGTCTACCATAACAATTAGCCAATCTTTTAGGTGTATCACCATCGAGATAAAAATCTTCATTTCTTCTTATGTAAAGAACACCTAAATTTTCAAGTTCTACACTGTATTTGTAATAATCAACCTGATTAAGTCCACACAATGAACCTAAATATTCTTGAGTCATATAACCTACTTCTACATTTTTATAAGAAATATCAACGTAAACTTTTGCACCATAATCAATTGAGCTGATAGTGTGAATGAAACATTTAAGCAAATTAAATTTATCCTTGTTGCTCTGCATTATCTTATGGACTTCATTTGAATAAATCTTTATAAAATAATTTTTTGTTTCATCTACATTATCAATCTCAAAGAATAATTTGCTCAAATCCAATACAAATTCATTTTTACCAATAGCAACATTAACTTTTACTAGTTCCATATCAATCAAATTCTGTAATCCATATTTAATATGGTTGAGAAAATACCTATTAAAATCCGTATTTCCAAACAAAGTAAAAGCTATCATGTTATGTGATATGTAATATTCCTTCTCTTCTTTGTTCATTAACTTTTTCAATGCCACATAAACAGTTAAACCATCATTGGTAAGATTTTTATTTTCTACTACATTTTTTCTTAAAAATATATCCATATTTTAACCTCGCTTAAACCCAGTAAAATTCCCCATTATAGTAAATCCAACATTTTTTTGTTATCTGTACTTAAGTAGCTTATAGCGATTCCAACATTTTTTTGTTGGATTTGCTATTTAAATAAGTATTAATCATTAGATAAGTATTAATCATAATTTTAACCACTCCTTTCGGAGGTGATTATCATCTGTACATTTATCCTCTTTCTTTGTTCTATTTTTCATCCATTGGATATAATATTGAGAGCTTTCTTTCTTATCGAATCTAAATACAATAGTTTCATTTCTGCCTAAATAAACATCTATAGGTTTAATTCCATTCTTTAGATAAAATGCAACTTGCGCTTTGAACACTACATCTACAAAATCTTTCATCATGTATTTATTCTCCTTTAAGTAATTTTCTGTTTCTATTTTTTAATTCTCTTTTCAAATACATTTCATGACAGGCTTATCAAATATAGTTTGATGTCTTCTCGTTGCAATAGGGTTATCCTCTGATACTATTCCATATTTAGTTAGAGTATCATTCACCAACAATTCAATTGCATCTCTATATCTTTTATTAAATTGATATGGATCAAGGGGATAGCAGGAAGTGAGGTTATTTTCATAACAATAGTCTGCTTGGATTTGTTGTGTGTCTAAGTCATATAGATTTTCGAGTTCCAATAGGATGTTTCTATATAGTTGTCCTCTTGTTATGTCAAAGTATTCTTCTAATAACGTATATTTTGGTGACATTCTGGCAAACCAAGGATTGAATGGCTTCTTATGTAATGTTTCAGATGGTATTTTTTTTGTTTCTTGCATTTCATTTTTGGATTCAAGATTGGATAATCTGTTGTCCATGTCATTTTTCAATGCAACCATTGATTCAGATAATGTTGCTAAAGATTGCAATAATATATTTGTAGTATTCATTTCTTCTAACTCATGAAATCTATTTACAAATCTAGCTGTAAACTCAGTCCCTTTCTGTCCAGTAAGTTTATTTGCAATAAATTCACATCCTTTACGAGTAACTTGATAACATGGAATTGTTTTATTTTGCTCTGTGACATATGTACTCTCTGTGAAGAAATCGGAGGGCGCAATTTTGCTCTGTCCTAATTTAACGAGTGCAAGATTGGTCTGGTTAAGTTGTTTAACATATCTGCGAATATCTCTCAATAAATCCTTATGTTCTTTTCCTACCATTTGAGCTACTTCAATAGAGGTAAGTGTTTCTGATTTGCTTGTCGTTGTCATAATGTTTGTCATAATAAATCTCTCCTTTAAGTTTTATAGTTTGATTTTTTCACTTCCAATATTTCATTTCTACATTTGAAAAGTTTTCACATCAAAATAAACTTCAAATGATGCTAATATCTATTTCTCTATTCAAAATAATTTTCTGCACAAAAATAAGACACTCGTTTTCACAAATGTCTTCTATAATATTTCACATTTAATTTGTGGACATATTCTAATGTTTTATTTGCTTACATATATTTTCACTATAAGTTGCAAAACACAATTGGAGGGTGATTATATGATAAATCGAAATAGTCAAATGAATTTTCAGAGGCAAAATCAAATGTTTAATCCAATAAAAACAGTTGAAACTAAACTACCAGAAAGGAAAAAACAAACAAGAATTTCTATATCGTTTAAAGATGATGAAATGTGGATTTATGAGAAGCTATGTGAACACTCATCTCCATCAGCTTGGATAAAAGATATTCTTAAAGCTTATTATAAGCAATAAAAAAGGCAGCTCCACCCGCAAAGTGTAAAAGCTGCCCCCTTAAATCATCAGCCACAAGTGACCGATTGCCTATATTATAGCTTGGTCACTCTAATTTCTTTGTCGAAAAGGAGTGATATTATATGAAATATAACGCAAATTCTGACAGAAAATCAAGTCTTATTGAAACAGGACTTATTGCAATCATTGGTGGTGTTGCTTCAACAGCATTGTATCCTGCTTATGCTGTTTATGGCTTTGGTATAGCATCTATTGGAACAATAGGTATAGTATATACGGCATTTACATGGAGTAAATTTGATAAGATATGGAAAAATACTGGTTTATGTGTAGGTTCATCTTATCCTATTAAAAAGGGAAGTCAAAAAACTGATATTAGTACAATTTACACATTTACACTACCATGTGGCTTATCAGTACAAGATTTTGATAAGAAAAGAAAGGTTATTGAACAATATTTGGGCAGAGAAATTGAGATTAAATATACATATAAAGAAATCCAAATAGAGGTGTTTGAGCAACGTACATCAAATGCACATGATTATCAACCAACTGTGATAAAAGGTAATGTACCTTTATTAATTGGATACGACCGTAAAAGTAATTTAATATCGGCTGATTTAGCTGATGGTGAACCCCATTTGTTAATTGCAGGCGAAACTGGTAGTGGCAAATCAACTGTATTAAGAAGTATTATTACAAATTTAATATTGCATAGTGATACTGCTCTTCACCTAATTGATTTGAAACGTGGTGCTGAGTTTAATGTGTTTGCTAAGTGTAGTAAAGTTCAAAGTTTCTCTCGTACTAAGAACGAGGCTGAAAGTATATTAAACGAAATTAATACAGAGATAGATAGACGATATGACCTGTTCTTTGAAAACGATGTAGCCGATATTAAGGAATATAATAAAAAGTTTAAAGGTAAAAAATTAAATTTTCAGGTCATTGTAATTGATGAGTTTGCAGATTTACAGGATGAAAAGGGGAGCATAAGCATCATTGAAACTATTGCTGCCAAAGCAAGAGCTTGTGGTATTCATTTAATTATTTCCACTCAACGTCCAGATGCTAAAGTTCTGAATGGGCGTATTAAAGCCAATGTTTCTAGTGTGTTAGGATTAAAAACGATGAATGATATTAATAGTAGAATTATTATTGATCACAATGGACTTGAAAATCTTAAGGGAAAAGGTCATGGATTGTTTAAACGTAGTGGAGAGATTGAAATGCAATGTCCTTATCTTAGCGTAGAAGAGTGTAGAGAGTTAATAAAACATACCTATATTGACAAAACAAAAGAAACTATTAAACCAAATATGTCTTTAGAAGATGTAGGAGGTATGTTTCTATGATAAAAGAGATTGATTATGATGTGATTGAGTTTATCAATGTTTATAAAGTGGCAAGTACAGATACACTTACAGAACTATTCTATAATAATCCTAGAACTGCAAGATATAGACTCAAATCATTAGTTGATAAAAAATTAGTCAAGAGATCCAGAGATTCTATTACAAATCAATATGTTTATTTTATTAAGAAACCTGCACAATTGAGACATAGCTTATTGGTTACTGATTTTTATAGAGAGTTACATAGGTATACGTCATCAGTAGTTTTCTTTAATAAAGAACCTAATATTAATGGTAAAAAACCTGATGCGATATTTGGATATATAATTAATGGTAAAGAGTATTTGGGTATTTTAGAAGTTGAAATTTCAAATAAGGGATTTGATTATGCTAAATACTCTGATACAAATTTCTGCAAAAAGTTCCCTTTTGAGCCTAAATTGTTTATTGTATCAAGCAAAGGAAATATCAAGGTTAAGGAAATTAAACTAAAGAGTTTTGTAGTGGATACTGAGTTGTCTAAATTGAAATATGTATTGCCATAACTTTGCCATTTGTTTGCCGTTACTTTGCAAACTGTCTGCAAGTCTATGATGATTATATTGTTTATATTTAAGTGTTTATTTTTGTTTTTTAAATCCTATTGGTGTTTTTCGGCTTCTTTTTTATTTTTTTAAATCAAATGCGCAGCGTGTGTGTCCAGTGTCAGTTCAGAGCAGTAAACAAAACAAAATCAAACGCAAAACAAGATTTTTGGATTTTAGATTATGAGAAAATTTGTCGAAAAGATAGTAAAATTGAGTCGGGTGTTTTTATATGAAATTTGCAAATTTAGTGTGAATTTATCTCTGATTTTTATATTATTATAACCGAAATCGTGTTGATTAATTCTATCAATTAAATGGTATGTGCTTAAAATATACTTGATTGATGGTTGATTGACACGATTTTATTTTTTGTGTTTAATAATATATTTTATATGCGAAAAGTAAGTTCGAGAAAAGGGATAAAATTTGAAATTTCAGATGTTATTTATATAGGAAAAATAAGGGTTTGTGAGTGGTTAGGGATTGTGGATTTGGTGAGGGCGAGGAGTGAAAATTTGAAAATATTAGGTGAGTTCGTAGGAAGGCTTATTTTATATAGGTTTGAGGGAGATGAAAGGGTAAAAATGAGTGATTTTGGGAGAAATTTGAGAGGGCGAATAGGGGAAGAATGTAGGTGAATAAAGGGTTTGTACGAAGTGTTTATCGAACTCATTTTGGGATTTGAGAGGGTGATTTTCTATAAAGTTAAAATTTGAAGTCGATGCGTGAATGGAATAGATAGCCGGTATTTCATTGTCAACTTCAAATTTCAAAATGTAAACTATGCCCCCTACGCCATATAAAACAAGGGATGGGGAGTTATATAATGATTATTTTTATAACCGACATGGCAAAGATATGCTCCTATTTAATGGTAATAATTGGATAGCTGACAGGGTGAAAATGTGGTAAAGTGTAGAATATTACCTACACTTATTTTTTATGTCTGGCTGACAAGTTCGAAAAGTGTACTACTCAAATAATACAGTAAAATCCAATAGTATCAAAAAGATACTAAGTATATTATTTATACTAACTATCAAATCGAAACCATTACAAATCTAATTATCCATATAAAGTGTAATATGCTTCACAACTGTACTATTATATTAATACACTTTACCAAACCTAACTATTTCCCACTTTATCTATCTTGCTTCACTCATTCCACTACGCAAAATAAGCATAATTCAAGCCTATTCCATTCAATTCTATTCCACCTATACAATTTATCATCCACCAAACAAACATACGTCATACGCTCATATTCTGCCATTTATCCCGTTGCAATAGACACTTATTCAATAGGTTTCTACCTATTATATATAATCTATTCCACTTCATTCTCCATTTGCTCAATGTCTGGTATATATTCCATTAAGTCTCCCGGTTGACAGTCTAACAATCTACACAACTTATTTAATGCATCTTGGGTCAATAGTTTATCATCCCTTATTTGTTGCACTTGTGATTGATTGAATATCTTTTCTTCTTTGATTTTATATGTGGAATATCCTTTATCTTTCAATCTTCCTAAAATGTCCCCTTTGTATCTAATCATTTATATCAAACTCTTTTCTATCTAAATCTTGCTTAATCAATTCTTTAATATAGCTATTTGCACTTTGTCCAGTTTGCTCTAAGTATTTCTTTAGTCTAAATCCATCTACAATATCAATCGCTTTATATGCAATAGCAAAGGTCAAAGGTTTATTCTTTTCCCTATATCTCTTGTCGGCTTCTTTCTGCGCTTCTGTCATCGCCATAATTACAACCCCTTTCATATTAAAACCATATTCTATTATATGTAGGTTAACCCAAATATTATACTTTTGTAACAAATAAACAATCGGTTAACCTATTAATCAATATTAATTATGCATAATGCTAAAAGTGATAAAATGTTGGTTAACCTATTGATATATTGGTTAACCTATGGTATACTTAGTTTGTGGTTAAGACAGCAACTTAGTATTACAGTTTACCACACAACACAAGATTTTGTCAAGCGTTACAAAGTGGTAGCAAATTTTCATCTAAAAGTAGAATATCAAATCAGACAATATAAAGGAGTGTTTACAATGACAAAATTATTCATCACTGCATTACTTTCTTTCATTATAGGATGTATTGGCTCTTATTTTTACATCACATACAACATTCAAGTTTCTATCGACAATCCTCATACGGTATCTACCACAATTTTTGGTCAAACAAATACTTACCACTGTGAATAATCACAAAGTCGTTGCACCGACTATAAATAGGACTTAGGGTGCAAGCGTTACCATTCTAACGAGTGGTAGGTGTCAATTGAATATCAAATAACCTTTTCATTATAAGGATAGCTGTTACCAATATACAGCCTTACTAAAAATATGGTTATGTCGTTACGGTGGCATACAAGAGGGTGAAACTCCTAGCTTGTTGATTCTGTTCAAGAATCGTAAAAAGAGAATACTGTAAACCACTTTAAGCGTTGACTTGTCCGCTTATCAATGGTTAGTAAAAAATTAAATAGTAACAACTTTGAAGCATATCAATTAACAATGGTATGCTTTTTTATTTTCAATTCATGCGACCAAAACGAAACGCCCAACAGTTGAACAATTTTTATAATCTCTGGTCATTGCATTAGTATAGACACTTAAACAGAGAAGCAATAAGAATCACTATACATTGTGAACGGTCACAAAGACATAATATTTCACTTTGGTTGCATGTGTAGGAAATAAAATAGAAACTTGGAAATCAATATTTCAACAGGGAGGGTTTAGCATGGCAAAATATAACGTGTATAAAGTTAACGAAGAAACAGGAGAAATCCTTGAATTGTTAGTATCTGGAATAACAGATATTACACCATATAAAGACGGTGTATATGACAAAGAAGGTTTTCTTGTAACACTTAATAAAGAAACAAGAGAAGAAATTGAAAGAGAATTAAATAAAAGAAGCAAATAAAAGGCGGTTTTCATTGCCGCAATTTAAAAAGGAGGATTTAAAATGTCGACAGATTTTACAATAGTAAGAAGTCTAATGATTAAGGATAGTTATTTAGATCAATTAATCATGGACTTTGAAGCAGAGCACAAAAGAGACATTACAGAGGATGAAGAAAATCAGTTTGTATTAGATATGGTGGAAGAGTGCAAAGAAAGAATGGAGGATTGTAGTTGCTCAATTGTAGAAGCTTATAAGGATATTATGGAATGAAATAGTGTTGATAGTTTGAAGCCATTAGTATTTTGCTAGTGGCTTTTATAGTGTCAATACAGAATATTACAAAGTCAATTACTACTTATTACTTATTATAGAGGAGGAATTTATTATGTTAAAAATTTATGTGGCAAACTTAGGGAAATACAATGAAGGTCATTTAGTAGGGGAATGGGTTAACCTTCCTTGTACAGAGGAAGAAATGCAAAATCTTTTTGTTAGAATCAAACTTGCACGTTTTGAAAATGGGGAATACATCGAAGGGTACGAAGAGAACGGCAGTATTTATGAAGAACACGCAATTCATGATTTTGAAACAGATATTGAAGGTTTGAAAGTAGAAGAGTATAGCAGTATTTCGGAATTAAACGAATTGGCAGAAACAATAGAGGACTTTGAAGAATCTGAAACAACAGCTTTACAAGCTTTCTTAGAAAATGGTTGTGATATTGAAAAAGCCATTGAACATGTACAAGATGGTGACTATAGAATCTATTATGATTGTGAAGATATGGAGGACGTAGCACAGGAGTATGCTGACGAGGTAGGGCTTCTTGACAGTGTTCCCGAAAACTTAAGAGGATATTTTGACTTTGCATCCTTTGGTCGTGATATGGGATTTGAGGGGACATATATTTTCATTGGTAATGATTGCGTTGAATTAATTTACTAATTAACCGTTGAAAGCAGAATTTTATAAGGACAATATAGGAGGAATTAAAAATGAAAAATTACAAGGCAAATGACATTTTCAAATCAGAATTTGACGAAACTTTCTTAGTAGCAAGCGTTGAAATGCTTAAAAATAGAATAATGCAAATGAAAGTTGGAGATAAATTTGATTTTAATGAACTTGACAATGGAGACACAGGAACGGCTTATATCTGTGAAAAGTTAAATTGGAATGATAGTATTATTATTTTAATCGGTGGATATGGTGGCGTTACATTTAGCTGCTATTGTGACAGTGAAACATTTTTAGAAGGAAATGATGGAGACGAAACGGCAATTGATTGTATGCTTAAAGATTTTTTAAATACAAGGTTTATAGGAAAAGATGAATTGATTTTAATTAGCAAAAATGATTAAAGTAACCGAAGAAAGGTAGATTTTAAGTTTATCACAGGGGGGGTATAGCATGAATGAATTAACAAATACAACAAAAATTTTTTTGAAACGCTTTGAAGAAAGTTTAAACAACGGATTACCAAACAAAAAGCAATGTGAAAAATTAATAGGTGCGATAGAAAACAATTTATACGAATTGAGTCAGAAAGAAAAGATAATTATTATCTATGATTTAAGACAATTAATGAGATAGAATAGCCGTTTCAACAGGAGGATTGAGAACATGTTAATTAAAGATATTGACTTTACAAAATATGAACAGGTTTCAAAGAAATGTATTTATTTTGGTAAAGATGGCAATTCAGTAACAAAAAGAAATAAAAAATTATACAGCTTAGCTGCTATTACCAAATTAGAACAGCATAAAAATTTATATGTTGAAGTTGTTCCAGATGAGTACAACACGAATTTTTATGTTTGGGATGATTTAGAAGTTATAGCTGTAAATCATGGATCAATTATAGAACATTGGTCACTTGAAGAAATGACAAGCAAGTTAGCTACTTTTGAATATTTTGGAAAAGATGGTTATATCAAATCAATTTATGACAGCATGAATTTAGGATACTATATCAATCTTTTGAATATTGAAACTTGTTTATTGTTAGGTAAAGACACATTAGCAAAGGAATGTATTCAATACAGATTAGAGTATATTAAGAAAAGAGAAGATAAAGAAAAGGCTAAACAAGAAAAAAGAGAACGGGAAGAACAGGCAGAACTTACTGCAATGAAAAAACTTATAACAGATGCAGAGGATGAAACAGAACAGGCTATCATTAAAAAAGAAACCTTCTATAACAACGAAGTGGAAGGAAAGAGTATTATTTTACGATTAATGAAAAAATACGGTATCAATTTGCCTTTGAAAACACAAGGATGGGTAAATAAAGCGTTAGCAAAAATATCCTTCTATCCAGATGGAAGAATCACTTATCATTATTATACAAGTAGCAAAAATTCAACAGTGTTCATGGGCTACTTGGAAGAGTTACAAGAAAAAATTTTAGAAAATGTTTAAATAAGGAGGAATTTAAAATGTGTATTATCAATGTGAACGGCGTGGAAATTATAACAGAGGGTTATATCCCTCTTGACGGTAGTCAAGTAAGAGACACAGTAAAGAAAATTGTATTAGCAGATCAAATTTATGTTGCTAACCGCCGGAGAATCAGAACAGAACGTAACCGTAAGAACATTTCTCTTACTAAGCGTTTAGCAACGGCATTTTGTTCACTATAAAGGGCATTATAAGCCTTTTTTTTGAATGGGTTATTAATACACATAGCTCATTGAAACAAAGGCTTATACGGTCAAAAATAAAAAGAGAATAAGTATATAGAATGATATAAAAGGAGTGACTTGCAATGTATAGAGTGAAAGTAAAGGATCAAGACGTTGCTGTGATTTACAGTCCTAAAAGTTGGGGTGAATTATTCAAAGTAGGAGATAGGACAGTATTTCCTTACTACACCAAAGGAAAATGTATCTTTGGTCGTTGGCATGATGCTACATAAAGAATAGGAGGAATTTATAATGTTTAACTTAAAAGATATTAAAGAGGGTATGTCTTACCAGTATGTGAGTAATGAAATAATCAAAACAGATTCTCTTGTTATTGGTGAGTTGCCTGTATTTTGCATGAGTGACTATAAAGTTGCTGAGAACCTGAAAACAAAAGAGAAAGTGTATATCAGAGTTGACCATGAACACGATATGATTTCAGATGTAACAACAGATATTAGAGTTGCTGTTGATTGTGAAAAGGCTAATCAAATGGTAGATGCAATTTTACAAGCAAACGGAATTTAAGAGCCGATAGAAATTAAATTTCAAAGGTGGTGAACACAATGGATATTGATACATGGATTGGATCTTGCAAAGTAAGAATTTGCCCTTGGGTAGATGGTAAAAGAATATATTGCAATGTGAGATATTATAGATCAGGGCAATCAATAGAAATAGATCCTGCATGGGATAAAACAGTTTATATCATAAACAATGAACGTGGGAAAAATATAGCATATAATTTCACCCATTCGCTAGTTGAATACATTATAGGTTTGACAGTTGCAGAAGGGAAAGAAATTACTTTAATGCCATAGAACGAAGATTTTATAAGGAGTTATTATAATGTACAATTCAAGAAAAGAACTTGAAAAAATTCGGGAAAATAAAAAGAATGAAATCAAATATAGAATGTTACTATGCAAAAAGGACAATGAAAATATTGTTGCAGATGGGGTTATTGAGGGAAGTGTGATACAGTGTAATTTTTGTAATATTAAGCCTGAATATTCTATGTATGTCATTCTATATGATCAAGAGAGGGAATGTTTCAGTCCGTATAGAATAGATGAACCATTAGTTTCATATCTATCTTTAGAAAGATGCTTAATGAGTGGGAAAGTTGTTGGTCATATAAGTGAAAATAAGTATAAAAAATTTTATAAATGACATAAGTTGAAGGGTTTATAATGAGAGGTATTCATGGATTCTTTAAAGCAAGACAACTATAAATTAGTATGTGAAGCTATCGCAAATATTGCGCTCATGGATGATATTGCGACAATTGAAGAACAAGCGGATGTATGTATTATATTAGGAAGAATCAAAAATAAATTACAATCAAATTGAAATTTAAAGAGTGTCGGTCAAGCCGTATCCTTCAAAAGGAACACTCTTTTTTCTTTGCAACAAATTAAGTAAACGGAGAAAAGAATATTAGGAGGTTGGTATATATGGTTGACTACTATGGTAGATGGACGGAAGAAACTGATTATACGACATATCCAAAAGAAAAATGGTGTGACTATGATGTAATGGCAAATCATCTTAGGAATACAGGATATGAAATTAAAACAAATATGGAGAATTTAATTACTATGATTTTTCTTCACTATGAATGTCAAATTGAAATTGATGAAAAGGGATATTTCGAGATCGAGAACAGAAATAAAGATGGCTGCTCTTTAAATTTGGCAGATATTATTTGTTATGTTGAAGCAAGTGGAGGCATAAAAGAATTTGATTATGAAGTGTAAATAAGGGAGGTTGAGACTTATGAAAATTTTTATCGAAGTTAACGCAGGAGTGGTGACAGGGGTATATACAGATGACAAGGAAACGGAAATAGAGGTTGTGCTGGCTGATTATGATAATGCAGTGAGTGAATTGTATGATGATGAAAATGACGAGGATTGTGAATTTATTCGTAATTGCAGTGATTTGGAAGAAGAACGGAGTAGATTAAGAGAAATATATTAAGGGAGGATTTATTATGCATGGAGAATCATATAACCATCTTTCACCATCATGGAGAGATTATCTTATACGAAAGGTAGAAAAGCAATTAGAAGACATTGAGTTAGAATTACATTTTTTAAAAACAAAAGCATGGACTGATATTCTTCCACCTGCACGAAAACAAGAAAAAATATTAAACCTTGCAACGAAGAAAATTGAACTAGAGATAGAATTAAAAGAGCTGAAAGCATGATTTCATAGGAGGAGAAAAGGAGAAAATAAAAATGAGCGCATATTATAACAAATATGTAGATGCTTGTGCTGTTTTACGAGAAAGACATAATGCTATGACAGACAATTTAAAGTGTTCAAAAGCTGATATTAATGCTAAATGCAAGGAGGAAATATATAATCTCTTAGATGCATTATATAATGTTACTGAGCGGAGAATGTCTCCTAAAGAATATAACGAAATAATTGCAGAGGCAATTTCGTCAAGAAAGGAGCATAAAAATGAGTCAAAAGTCTGCTAAAGACTTAGCGTTTGAGAAAGAACGTGCGAAATATAGAAAGCAAATTAGAGAGTTAGAATATTTGGTCAAGTCAAAGGATGAACGAATCTCTTCTCTTGAACAAGTCTCTAATGAAAAGGATGAACAACTTAAAATCCAAAATGAGTGGATTGAAAGGCTGCTTAAATATACGGAGCTGTCGAAAGAGGATTTAGAGAAGATTATTAAGAAAGATAAAGAAATGGCTGCTCTTACAAATACATTTGTTAAGGCGGCTGAAACGTTTGGATTGTTTAGTAAATTTGGAGTTTGAAAAGGAGAGAAAACAAATGGCAAAATTAAACTTAAAAAAAATACGGTAAAGTATTTCTGATTTCATTAGAAATAACAGAATATGAAGACAACGGCAATTTAGCTATTGCAATGTATTCTTGGGATAATGGCTATCCAGAACCTTGGGGCATATTGACTATTAATCTTGACAAGAGAGCTAATGATTGCGCCTTCATTGACACCAACGACAACGGAGAAGATATTATTGATTGGATTGTGTCAAATGATCTCGGTGCACTTACAGGAGAGATAGGATACAGTGGATTTTGTTGCTATCCTGAAGTTAGGTTTAATTTGGGAAAGGTTAGAGAGATACAGTAAAGGAGAGAAAAATTATGGAATTTTGGTTAATTCAAAGAGGAAGTTTTAATAATTTACAAGAAACACATACAGGGCTTACAGGTAGAGAAGGACTTGTGTATTTAGATTATATGGGATCTTCAGAATTTGAATGGGGAGCAATTCCAAAAGCTTACAGAAGAATTATGGGGCAGTTTGATGATTATGCACATAACGTAATTAGTGATATTAAAAATTATAAAGGAGAAAGTCTCATTGTATTCTGTCATAAAAACAAAGTGGATGTTATTGTAAATGAGTTAAAGAAATTCGTTAATAAACCATATAGATTGAAAGAACACTGTGGTTTAGAGAGTCATATTACAGGGGAAGGGTTTTGGGCTAAATGTGATTTAAAGAAAGACTTCTTTTGGAGTATTGACGGCAAGGAAATTGGTGATTGGATGGCTTTCTTTGGCGATGATAAACTTAAACCGTTCAACGCAGCAATCAAAAAAGATTACAATGATTGGTGGATGGCAAAAAGCAAAGAAACTAGAGAAAAAGAATATAAGGAATCTCTTAATACATTTTAATAACAAGATGAAAGAATTATTTCAAGCTAGGAGGATAAGAATTTTGAAAACAAACATATCATTTTTTGAACAATTATCTAAGTGTAACGAAGAATTATTTGGAGAGAAATTATGCAAACCAAGAAAATCAATTAAGTCAATAAAACCCAAAAATCCCGACGCACTAAATAAAAAAAATAACACAAATGAAAACTTAAAAGGATATTCAGGGATGGATGATGTATGCACTATAACTAAAGCGGTTTTACCTATCGACTATATCATAAGAGAAGATAGACTTGATGCTCCATGTGAAATGTGTATTAATCGGCAATGTCCGTATAGTCAAGGGAAAATAATTAGGTTTTAAAAGATTTACATTTTATCAAAAGTTAAGGACTATGAAAAGTCTTAGTAAACGAATTATTTTACTTGGATTGGAGGGTATAACATGATAAGACCAAAAGAGTTAATTGATAGTGAAGTCTTAAGTAAAGGAAAACATTACAGTATTCAACTTGAATTTCTTACATTAGAGGATGTTGATTCAAATGCTATCTATGAAGCTATTGCTGGTGCAATTATAAATACTGGTGGTGCTCGTACAAAATTAGTTAACATTACAGAGGAAATATGAATTTTATAGGAGGATAATATGGGAACTTTGTTTTTTGGACTAGAAATGGAGAAAGCTAAAAAGGATAAAACCTTAGAGGATTTGCAACGTGAAATATTTGATATTACAGGTAAACAAAATCTTGTACAAAATTGGGGTTTAAGTAAAGAAGTTGAATTCAAGGTCATATCAGAATTACAGGAACAGAAGACTGAAATTATAAAGTTAATGCATGAAAAGGTGGATCAACTTTAATGTGGAGAGGATAGGACGCAATGAGTGAATGGCAGCAAGGAGCTAAATATATGAGGGATAATATTATTTGTACTCTTATTGGATTGCAAAACGATAATATAGTTAATATGGACGGAGATGTATATAGAACATTACAGAAAGTTCTTGAAATCATCGAAAATAATCATGGGGAGTATGCGCAGCCAGTAAAATAAGGAGGATTTATGCAGCTAAAGCTTAGAACAATTATTGAAGAATATTTCTACGATACAGAAGAAGAAAGAGAAGAACATGTAGCAAAGATGGAGAAGGACGCATGGGAGTGTTCAGGTCAGGTAAGAAGAAACTTATCTAAATCATTTAATAAACCATCAGAATGGCGATGGTATGGCAAGTTTTTTAAATATAGCGAATAAGATAATGGAGGAATTACAATGATTGAAAACAAAAATATTAGGATAGTAAAAGAAGATGCGGTTGTAGGCAATGGGTGTAATCGTTTTGAAAAATCTTTTGGGTATGGGTATGATGAATTCCAGTTTCCTTTAACAGTTTCATTTTGTAGTGATGGAAAATATACTGTTGTTATTGAAGGCAAGAAAGCGATTATTAAAAAAGAAGATACGGAAGGCGGCACGAAATTTAACGAAAGTATTGCTTCTGTAGGACGTAGTAAATGAAAGGAAAATTTCAAGACTAAATGGAGGTAATAATATGACAGGAATGTTTTTATTTAAAGGAATGTATAAAGAACATATTAAGAATTCAAGATTGAAAATGCCAGAAGATTTTGATAATTATGATCCTGAAGAGTTTCCACATTTTCATGTATTTATGGAATCACATATTGGATTTCCTATTGATATTTATAATTTAGAACACAATGCAAATATCATTGCAGATATTCCAGAGGATGAAATTAAAACAATTACATTTGAGGGACTTGAAAAATTGGGTATCGTTTATGGTACGGGTAATTTGGTTTAAGTGTGCAAGATGAATGTGCAATTTCAAGGGTGAATATGGTATAATAAACCCTATAGATTCGTTGTTTCAAGACGATTGATTTTGTCATTAATCAGGAATATAATGTAATTAATTGGATGTTAAATTAAAAGGAGATGTTATTATGATAAATATGGACGGACTTATTAATATGTTAGAAGGAATTCTTGTGTTTGTAGGCATTATTGCTGTTGTTTTTATTTGTTTTTATTTATATTTCAATGCTAAAAGAAACGATCCCGTAAACAACTATCCGCTTGATAAAGTAAACGTTATCAAAATGCAAACAGATAACTGTTCTCCAAAAGAAAAACAAAGAAGAATGGTAGCAGGATACTATGATAAAGATGCAAACCATCCTTATTAAAATGAATATGGATACTTGAGAGCAGCTCTTATTATATGGGCTGCTTTTTAATTGAAGGGAGAATAATAATATGAGTGGCAGAAAAGCAAACCAATTAAATCTAATTGACGACTATTCAGCATTTAGCAGAAACTATTATGCTTTGTATGTAAGTATCACAAAGAACAAAACTGGAAAGCAGAGTTTACGAGAAATGGGGCTATTAGCTGAATAAATAGATAAAACTGAATAAGGATTAGGTGTGTTGACATGAAACGCATCGTCTGTTCTATATTTCTCAGATGTACCAAAAGAAGTAGTTAAAATTTATAGAGGAGGATGGTTGGTATGGCAAGGAAAACTGATGGTATTACAAAAAAGATTAAAAGTTTGAAAGAAGAAATGATAGGAGAGGTTTTATCTCCGATTGAGTTAGATAATATAATGGGAGAACTTGATTTTTATTTAATTGAAACAGAAGATGATAAAAATGATGATAAGGAAGAAAAAAAGAAAGAGAAAGAAATTGATATTATAAAGTATACTAATCATAAGACTCAAATTTGGGTTGAAGGAAACATTGACGATGAAAATAATATGTTAGTGTCTGATTTGAAACGCATCAATAATATTAATAACACTGAACCTACAGAATCAAACCCATTTAGAGACTATGATGATTTCTTTAAGGTAATGACATGGTTTGAAGAACAAAAATTGTATCATCATTGGCTTTGTGCATGGTTGTGCTATTCTTTAGGTCGTAGAGTAGGAGATATTATATCATTAAGATGGTCAGATTTTTTTCTAGCTAATGGTAATTACAGAGAAAGAATGAGTAACTTAAGAGAAGAAAAAACAGGCAAGATTGTAGGGGTTAAAATTACAGCTTTAGTTAAGTTAAAAGTTGATGAATATTGCAATATAGTTGGGGTTAATCCAATGCAAACATACAGTGAAAAAGTATTCTCAACAGGAGATGCAGCATTTAGAAAATCCCTTAAAAAAGCAGTCAACGAAAATGGATTGACATATCCAATAAGCACACATTCATTTAGACGGTTTTATGGTAATACACTTTACAAACTACATCCTCGTGATGCTGATAATTTAACCATCATACAGACGATGTTTGGACATTCAGACCAGAATATTACAAAGAGATATATTAAAGTGCTTGCTGAAAAGACTGACGTTTATGCGGATGATTTATCGCAACACACAATAGACAAATTGAATGGAATTGAAACAGATATTTCAAACAGTCCGGTGGTGAGTTTTAAATCGGAAGACTTCAGAGAGATATTATCTCAATGTTGGGAAATGGCTAAGAACGGAGAAGATAAATTTGAAGGACTGAATGAAATTATTAGTATTGCAGAAAGTAAGATGGTATAATTAGGAGGATAATTATGGATATTGCTATTGGACTTTTTATTGGTCTATGCGGATATATAGGTGATTTTATTAGAAGGAATAGATAAAGGAGTGATAAATATGTTTACATGGAAAGATTATGGAGAAGCATCAGCTTTGTTCATTGATGGGATTGGTAGGAATGTAGCATTGTTGAGATATAAAGATTTTCAATTAACTGATTCTTCCACAGGATTAAAAGTTAAAATGAAATCATCTAATATTGAGGAAGCGAAAATTGATGCTCAGAATTATTTGATTAAGTTTTGGAAAAGAACAAGAGATGATTTTAATAAAAACTTAGAAGCATTGAAATGATTGTTTCATGTCTATAAGATTGGAGGATAAATATGGCTAGAAAGAAAGTAGAAAAGAGAGTTCAAACAGTAGAAGAACAACTTATAGAAGAAAGGGAAAGAAGTCTTTCTTTTAATAAAGATAAATTTAAAAACCTTAATGACCCAACATACTTTTTTAAGATTGGTGATAAGGTTAAATTTGGTGCATTAAAAGAAAGTGTAGTTGAAGAAATTTTGTTTGATGGGAAAGTTTATGGGTTGCATTGTATAGCCACTAATACCAATTATGGAAATCCATATGATTACGAAACATATAATGTTGTTGGATGGACAGATATTAGACCAATAGAATATGGAGATACAAATTTTGCGAAAAACCAAGATATCAAAATATATTTCAATAACTCTACCATTGAAAGTTTGTTACACAAATACTATTCAAATGGCATTGACATGACTCCTGATTACCAAAGAGATTATGTTTGGGAGCAGGACGATAAAGAATTGTTAATTGATAGTATATTTAATAATATTGACATTGGGAAATTTGCTTTAATTCACTTAGACTATTTAACATATGTCGAAAGAGAACAATCTTATGAAGTTCTTGATGGGAAGCAAAGAATCAATGCGATTGTAGAATTTTATGAAAACAGGTTTGCATATAAAGGCAAATTTTATAATGATTTAAGTTGGACGGATAGACGTGTATTTAAAAATCATACTGTATCCATAGGAGAAGTTGAAGATTGTGACAAGAAATCTGTATTGAAATACTTCTTGATGCTAAATAGAGGTGGGAAGATTATGGATCAGTTACATCTTAAGAAAGTTGAAGAAATGTATGAGCAGTTGAAATAATAGGAGGTAGAACATTTATGAGTAGTACAAAAAAATTTATTCTTGATAATTCAGTAGATGATGGGTATTTACAAGACTGGTATCAAACATCTGTATTAAATAATGAGCCGATATGGACAGATAAACACTTATCTGAATTAAGTGGGGATTTATATTTGATACCTAAGGAAGTTGTAGAACAGTTGAAATAATAGTTTTGTAGGAGGAGATATAGTATGAGAAGCATTCTAGGCAATTTCCCAACAGAAAGAATAAAGTTAATTAAATATAATGGAGATATTATTGACGATATTGAAGCATTGGTGCAACCAAAATTAATTGTGATAGAAGATATTTCTGTAATTATTGAAGAAGGTGATATTTTCGAAAGAACTCTATCGAATGGGGCGAAAGAAAATTATGAAGTACTTGATAGAGGATTTTATAAAGGCACAAGAAACATTCCAGACCATTACCAAGTATCTGTAAGGAAAACAACAGCTATATCACGTAGTAAACAGATTACATACAACATTAGTAATGAAAGTGGAAAAATAAATATAAATTCTACTGATAATTCGCTAAACGTAAATATTACTTTGTCTAAAGAAGAAGAAGCTCTATTTGATACGCTTAAAACTTTAGCTAATACTTTAAATAACGGCGATGACATATGTGAATTAGTAGATAACATGCGGGAAAATGTAGGGAGAGATAGTTTTCCCACGGCGTACAATAATTTTATTCAATCAGTGGCAAATCATATTACTATATTTGCACCTTTTATACCAATGATAAGTAGTTTGTTAAATAGATAGAATTTGAGATTCATAGGGGGTTGGTAAGCAATGGATGAAAAAGAATTTGATCCTGAATGTGATTGTGGTACTTATCGTTGTCCTTATCCATGTGAGAAATGTCCAGCATGGAGTCAAGAATGGCTTAAAGAATTAGAAGATAAAAGAAGACAGGAAGAGGGATGGTGATTGGTATGGTCAAGATTGATATGAAAATGCCCAGTAAGTGCGAAGACTGTAGTTTTGTGTGTATAGCATTTGATAGTGAATTATACAAAGAAGATGAACCTTATTGCAATGTCAAAAATGAATCAATTGAGGAATTTATGGAAGATGAAACTAAACCAGACTGGTGTCCATTAATTGGAGAGACAATGAAGATATACAGCAACGATGTGATGAAAGCTTTACGAAAATGTTTAGACGTAGAAGAAAACGATACGTCAAAAGATGAAGAAATAATGAGCATGAGTAAGGAAAAGGCATTTGAATATTATTGTAAATGGAACGGGCTTTCAGGTGGTTGGTATTACTATTTGATGGATGCTGTGGAAAGTATTTTTGATGTTAAATTAGAAAAGGAAGATTGAGGAAATTATGGCACAAGATAAAAGAATCAAAATGGACTGCCCTTTTTGTGGAGAGAAGTATGAAAACATTCAAATAAAAAAGTTAGGTAGCGTAGCAATTTTAGAATGCACTTGTGGTTGCCAATTCACAGGGAATTCAAAGCAAGAGCTGATTGATAAATGGAATAGAAGGAGTGTATAATTATTGAGCATAAAAATTAAAGTAGAATATGAAATTGCTCCATTAAGAAGGGCAGAAATGATTTGTCCTGAATGTGGCAATATAATTAATTTGATGAACCCAAAAGAAGCGACAATGGATTATTGTGGTAATAGTATTCATGATAGAATTGATTTGCGATTTATGGACGTAAAATGTACTACATGTGGATTTGAGTTTAATACAAGAGATAAAGATATTGAATTAGAAGATTTTTAACGGAGGGACTATGAAAATTAAAGCCAGATTATTAATTGATATTGAAACGGATCTAAGTGATGATCCTGAAAATACAGAAGAAACCTTAAGATTTTTAGTTGAAGAAGATTTAATTGATATGGGCTATGAAGTTGAGAGCTGCAAAATATTCAAAGATGAACTTAGTAAAAACTAAGTTTTACATAAAAGAATTGGGGGTGACTAATATAGAAGAAGTATTAGAAAAATTAAAGGTAATAGAAAGAGATGGTATTGCTATTGAAGAGTGTACGAATGAAGAGTTAATTGATTATATTGCAGAGTTAAAAAATCAAATTAATAATGTTATTAATATGATTGAAAATAAAATTCTGTTTTAGAAAGAGGGCAATAAATATGAAGTGCGCAGCTTGTGGCTATGAACATGAAGGTGAATGGACGTCTGAAGGATATAAAAACATTATTGGTGACGAAAGATTTATTCAAATTTATACACATAATTCAGTTATGATAGAAAATCCTTATCCTTGTGAACACGGTAACTATAATTATCAAGAATATTTTAATGTTAGTTTATATTCATGCCCAAAGTGTGGAACTGTTAGAATGGAGAGTATAGATGAATGACAATGAAGCATTACAAAAATGTTTTACTTTTCTTTCGGAAGCGAGCAAAGTTATAATTGATCCTGATACACCATACGAGTTTATATGTCCTCTGTGTGGTGGTAAAGCCGTAGGAGCTAAAGCAAGTATTAACGGTCATATACACGCAGCCTGTGATGGTTGTGGAGTTAAAATAATGCAATAGGATTGGAGAATGAATTATAAGTATGGAAAAATTAAATAGGGCAGACAATGGACAAATTGATGATACAAGGTATGAACAAATACAAGATGATTATATGAAAACAATAGTTCCATTTTTAGAAAAGTATAATCATATTGATCAGGCTGATTTAATGTTGATATGCTCAACCACATTTAATTATGAACTAACTAAGTCTAAGATTAGAAAGTATTCAAAAATAGTAGCAAATGAATGCTGATTTTATGATAGGAGAAGAATATCATGTTAGAAATATTGACAAAACTAACAGAAATAGAACAAGATGGAGTAGCAATTGAAGAATGTACTAAAGAAGAGTTAATTGATTATATTTCGGAATTGAAAGATAGTATTAGCAATGTAATAACACTAGTTGAAAATAGAATAATACATTATAATACATTGGAATATTTATTTAATGTTCAATTGAAAAATAAGTAAATTAACAATTTTAATTGAGCAAATGAATTACTTATTTGAAAGGTAAGGTTAAACATGAATAAAGATGAAAATAAAGCTGATGGGTATTTGAAATTCATTTTAGAAGCAGACAAAATTATAGTTGAAAGAGGTAAGCCCTATGAGTTTACTTGTCCTATATGTGGAGGAGCAGCAGTTGGTGCAAGAGCAGAAATAAATGGTCATATTCACGCTGCATGTGAGGGTTGTGGAATACGCATTATACAATAATATCTAATTCGAATTATAAGTAAGGGGCAACAGATATGAAAAATAAGAAAACAACCTTTAGCTTAGTAATAAGCTTAATAATTGCGATATATGCCATAATTAATACAGAGGCAATAAATATATCCAAATCAACTTCAGCATACGATGGCGTAATCGAAAACCAATACAGCGAAAATAAACTAATTGAAATAGACGGAGGCGATCTATCAGGACATAGAGAGCCTAATGTTATTGTTGACATAGGATTTGGTGACAGAGAATATTGGGCTTATACTAACGAATTCGGACAACTTGTAATGGTCACAGCAAATAAAATCATATTACAAGACGATTCTGTCGAGCCAGTTAATTCGAAAGGTAGGTATTATTCAGATGAAGCTAAAGTACCGGGAACGGAGAGAAAGGATTTAGATGAAGGACATGTGATTGCCGATTCTCTTGGCGGTGTTTCAAATGCTTACAATATCACACCACAAAATAGTACATTAAATAGACATGGAAATCAAGCTTACATGGAAAAGGTAATTAGAGATGCTGGTGGTTGCAGTAATTTTGTTGCGATAATCACTTATCCTGACACAGACACTCAAATACCAGACCATTATAGTTTTACATATACAATCAATGGAAATGTTATAAACGATGATTTTGATAATGTGAACCCTGATAAAGCTAATGAACTAATAAATACAAACGAGTGAACAAAGCAATTAATTAACGGGACATAAGTTGCTGTAATTATATCGAGGAGGCAAGAAAAATGAATAAAAAACCATTATTTAATAATGATTCAATAGAACTCAAAGAAAGCGTCAATAAAGAAAAACCAATTTTAAAACAACATAATGAATTAAGGAATTCAGATTTTGAAGTTTGTCCAGTATGGGTAGGATGTCACTGCCTAGATTATGATGAAGATTGGTATGATGATACGGACGAAGAAATCTTTAGACCTTGGAGTGGTAAAGTACCATCAGATGAAGAACAATGGATGTTTCTTGTTAAGACAGACTTTATTTTAGCGGATGGAACAACACTCAGAGGATTCATGTCACCTCCAGAACTTGGCAATCTATTCGATATAAGTTATCAGCATCCGATTCTAATTACAGAAAATGGAGAGCTAATAGCATTTTGGTATGGTAGTTTACCTGATAGTTATTTTAAGAAATATACAGCACTGACATATAGTTTATTAAATAAAAAACATGATGAAATTTTCCCTATTCAGTGTACGATACTTAAAGATATGATTGATGGACAGAATACTGGATTGATTTTAGGGTTTGAGAGAAATGAAAAGTAACGTTTGAATGTGGAATTTCATGTGAATAAGGAATGTAAAGACGATAATTAATTATTATCGTCTTTTATTATTATTATTTATTTTCAGCTACATACTTAGAGAGTAATGTAACTATTAAATTGCTTAATGATCTATTTTCTTTTGTAGCAATAACCTCTGCTTCAAACTTTAAATCTTTTGGAATGGTAACTGCGATTCTTGTGTTTTTATCTGAAATTTGACCTGCTGCCATATTAATTCTCCTTTCAAATTTCTTATGGTAACTTGATTATAGGCTGATACAAGATTGATGTCAACTTTTTTGAATAAATTGCCATATACCTATTGACAAGTTGATATCAACTTGCTATAATTCAAGATAAGTAAAAAAGGTAAATATTAGAAAGGGGGATGTGATATGACGGGTATTCTTAAAAATGATGTAGTTAAAGTAGACTTGACAGGTTCGGTTGGATCTGAACAAGGGAAAATAAGATATGCTATTGTCATACAAAATAATATTGGAAACGTTCACAGTTCAACAACTATTGTCATGCCATTAACGCATGTCATTAAAAGTCTACATATCCCAACTCATGCACTGATTGAAAAGGATGATGACAACGGACTTAAAGTAGATTCTATGTTGTTGGGAGAACAAATGCGTGTAATTTCAGAAGAAAGAATAATAAAAAAGATGGGTAAAGTTACTAGTCCAAAGGCTTTAAAAGAAATTAAAAGAGTATATGATGCGAATTTTGGAGATTAATTGGGGGTTAGACTATGGGAAATATGAAATATATAGAAGTAACAACTGAAGAGGCAATTAAATTGTTGCAATCCTCAAAGGGTAAAAAAGTTATGGTGGCAATTACAGACCTCGAAACTGCAAAAGATATTGATTGCCAATTCTATCCAAGATTAAAATTAGATTGTGAAACTATGATAAAAGATGCTGAAACAATAGCATCATTTTGTGATGACTTTGTCAAACAGCTCAAAGTGTTTACGGAAATACAGCCTGATATTATGAACCTAAAGCCTAAAGGAATTCAAAATATCATACTCTTAAGGTAGGTATTGTCGAATAAAGTAGAACAAAATTTCGGTGTATTTGTATTGACAGGAACATTCATTCGTACTATACTTTGATTGTTCCTGTTAAATTTTACATAAGTTTTTAATTGTTTACAGAAGATAAAATAGAATTGAGGATTAAGATGTAATATAAATAGTTAAGGTAGTACCCGCCGAAGTTTGGTCGCCTAGTCGGGTACTACCTCCCATAAACACACTATAAGTGCGCCTATTTTCATATTATACCTACATGTCTCGCTTATTTCAAGCAAAATTCTACTAATATTTTTACAAATTTATACAAAAAATTCCATAATAAGGAGGCGTTTCATGGATAGCTCTGTATTTTTAGAACATTATTACGCAAATGAGGGGAGTCGTTTGCATAAGATGGTTAATTCAATATTGAGAAAATTCCCTAGTGTTTGTCAAAAAGATTGTGATGATTTTTATTCGTTGGCAAACGAAGTCTTTTCAGATGTTTTAAAAAGATATGATGGAGAACAAAGTTTCGATGGTTTTCTTTATAGTTGTATATCCAATAAAGTTAAGACTGAAATGACCAGAAGAAACAGAAAAAAGAGAAAGCCTGAAAAGGGAAAAGAAGAAATATCCATTGAAACTCCAATTGGGAATGACGGGTTTACAGTTAGTGATACGATTGTTTCTGATTTTGACCTTGACTGCGAAATCTATTCTAACGATTTTGGTTTTCAGTTTAAAGATGAAAAAATTGAAAAGTTCTATAATAATCTATCAGACAAGCAAAAGAAGCTTTTACAATATAAGATTAATGGACTAGAGGCATCAATCATAAAAGAGAAGATGAATCTAACAGACAATCAATACAATAAGCTCTGGGAGCAAATCAAATCATTTGAAAATACATATGAATTATATGCTAATAACAATGGATTACAAGAGGAGGAAGAAGAAAATATGGGTAGTGTACAGACGTTAGAAAAAAGTAAACCAGATAAATTAAGTGTGGCATCCATTATGAAAAAAATTGACAGTTATACAATTCGTTTTGACCATCCATTACAGAGAGAGTCTGGTCAATGGAGTCCCGCCATGAAAGGAAATTTAATCTCTGATATGCTTCAAGGAAACCCTATTCCCTCTCTTGTATTTGCTGAACAGGTGTTGAATGGTTTGGCAATTATATGGGACTTAGATGGAAAACAGCGTTGTACAAACATCCATTCCTTTATCAATGACGGATATAAAATTTCTCGTAACATTCGTAGATGGGATATTCACTATCAGGCGCAGCTTAAAGATGAAGTCGGCAAATTTATACTTGACGCTAATGGTTTCCCACAAAGTGAATTGAGAAGTTTTGATATTAGGAGTAAAAAATTTTCTGATTTGCCGGAGGAATTGCAAGACAAAATTAAGGATTATAACTTTGAAATAGTGCAATATCTAAATTGTTCTAATGAAGATATTGCTTATCATATCGCAAGATATAACGAAGGCAAGCCAATGAACGCTTCCCAAAAGGGTATTACAAGATTGGGTGAAGAATTTGCATCTCATGTAAAAAGTATCTCTAATATGGAATTCTTTAAGGATTTGGGTGGTTACAAGGTGTCAGAAGCAACAAATGGAACTATTAATCGTGTAGTTGTTGAGAGTGTAATGGCTTCTAATTTTGTTGAGAATTGGAAGAAGAAACAAGAAGACATGTGTGAGTTTATGAAAGACAATGCAACAGTTGAACAGTTTGACAATTTTGAAGATATGGTATTGAGACTTACAAAAGTAGGAAATGAAGAAGTATTCAATATGTTTGACTCAAGAGATTCATTTATCTGGTTTGGATTATTTGCTAGATTTGTCAAATCAGAACTTGACGACGAAAGATTTGTAGAATTTATGGCTGAATTTACTCAGTCATTACATATAACAAAATTAAATAATATCAGTTATGATGACTTAAATAATAAAAGCAATTCTACGAAGGATAAAAAGATTGTCATTGATAAACTAAACTTATTAGAAAGTTTAATGAACAGTTTTTTACATATCGAAGAAGAAACACAAGAAGATTTACATATTGAAAGTGAAGAATTAAAGAAGTATATTGTGGATTTCAATAATTCTGATTTAACTAAAGTTTGTTCTGTAAAAGGTTCAGACAAGACAACAATCGCTATGCAGAGCTTAATGATGGTTTGTGGAGTGGACAAACTGTCTGATGCTGATATTACCAATTTTGTTGACTCTAACAAATTCACGAGTGATAACATTGATGATACCTTATTGTACTTAGCCTCATTAGATCAGTGGACTTTAGATGTTGATAGCGAGTCTGCAATTTTAAGCGCTGGAAATATTCCTGCTTTGGTTAGTGTAGTTAAGTATGTTTATGATAATGATTTAAATGAAGAAGATTGTATTGATTGGTTTGTTAAATTATCAAAGTCTTCTTATGCTGGACAAGCCTATGTTAGTAAAGTAGAAATGTTAAATAAATTAATTGGTAGTTTGAAGCATCATATTGATAAAGCAAACGAAAAGATAGCTTAAATATAAATTTAATAGGTACAAACATATAAGGGGTGATAATGATGGATGCCTTTGTAATAACAGATGGTGAACGATTCATGTACGAAAATTATCAAGGTAAATATGTACCTGCTCATTGTTTAGATATGGCAGATACATACACGAAAGACCAAGCAACTACAATCTTAAATACTTACATACCAAAATCAATACGGAAAATTTATAGAGTAGAGAAGGTTGGCACAGAAGAACCAGAAAATGTTATTAAATCAGAAGATAAAAAAGATGTGTTAATTGCTCCTTTGACAGAAAATGAAATTAAAAACAATGGAGTAAAAGTATCAGATTCAAAAGAAATTACATCGTTATTAGAAAAAGTAAACGATATGAATAATTTTTTAGAGTCTTTAGAAAACAAGAAAACACAATTATGTGCGGAATTAAGTAAAGTAGATAGAGAGATTAGTGACTGGATGCATTATATTGAGTTTAAGTCGTTTAATGCCTGTCAGGGGTATATTGCAGCTAAGAACTTATCGGAATGTAGAAAAAGAAGAAGGCTGATTAAGAATGAATTTCAGGTATTGAAGGAAGTAGCCAACTGCACTAATAATGTTGACATTAATATAGATAAGATAAACAGTTTTGTTAAGAGTATGGACAGTAGAACATATCATCCAAAAGAAAACAAAATGTTGTTTACTACATAATATAGAACTGGAATTTTAAAGGAGGTTGGTTAGTATGAGATATGTAAAACCGACTCAGCATAAAGCTAGAAAGATTGTTAAATTTGCATGGATTCCAATTAAATTATATGACAATAGTGAAATAAGATGGTTAGAACTTTGTTGTGTAGAACAAAGATATTGTGATTGGGGCAATGGGTTAGAAGGTTGGAAAAACATAAGATTTTTGGATAATACCGATTAAACCAATCTTTCATATGGAGAAGAAGGAGGAATAAATGTGAGCAAGGTTGCAAATGACGTAGTTTTTATAGATGAAAGCAATAAGGAATATACCCCACTTGAATATTTTGATTATGTGAAAGCAAAGGTGCGTACGGTCAATAAGGATGATATGGACAGTTTTTATAATCAATATTTAGTGCTTCTAAATAAATATTATCTAACTGGACAGTTAGCCGCAATGAAAAAGATTATCTTCCACATGGAAATAGTTGAAAAAGAGAAAGAAATTATTGATTTGGGGATCAATTCTTTTGTTTACAAAGACGATATTGATTATTACATAGATGAAGTGGCTAAAAATGTAGTTAAAATTATAGAACTAGAAAATTATGAGAGGGAAATCCCAGATGAGATAGCTGACATCATTGGAAAGACTAAAAACATCTTTGATAAGTTTTATGTTGTTTTTACCGACTACACAGGAAAAGTCGAAAGAAAAGTAGAACAAACCCGCAGAGAAAAAGACCCAATATTATTTGGAACTTTCCAAGAGGTTAAGAACCGCATGATTTCTGATAGATTCTATTTTTTAGGGGATTGGGTTGATGAATATTGCGATCTAACACTTGACAAGATGGTATATGAAATTAAGAAGAAGAGTGACAAAGATGTAAAAATCACTATTTCTACTCCTACACAGATTTCTGAATTAAAAGAACAATTGTTACATCTCGAGGAAGAGAAACAAAAAAGTAGAAATTCATTTAGACTAAATAATAATACCAAACCCTTATCATTTTTTGATAAAGTTAGGTCGGTGTTAAAAAGATGAAGAGAAATGTTGATTTAACAGAAAACAGAGATTTCAGTGGAGTGGGAAGACTTATTAAATTTAATGACTTCCACCGAATACATGAACCAGAAGATTTTAATATGCAAATAGTTTTAACTGGTAATGCAGAGGAGAGATCAGGAAAGAGAATGTCATTGAGTTTCTGTGTTCCAGACAATCGATGTGATTGTTGTGGTGACACAAAAGCATGGGATTTCTTTGGCAACTCATTATGTAAAAGATGTGAAAAATTTTTTGATATAAAACTTATTTGGTGGAGAACAGAAGAGGTAGAGAATGAATTTAATACTAGATGGTAAAAGAAAGGATGATTAAACATGAGAAAAATGAAATTATCTGATATTAAGATTAAGGAGTCTTTTACAAAAACTACACCAAGCCTTACCAAGTTTGCAGACTGTTTAAAGCACTATGATAAACATAAACAGCAAGACAGATATATCGTAATTAATCACCAAGGAGAATTAATTGATGGCTATATTCAATATCTTGTACTTGAATACTTAGAAATCGAAGAGGCTGAAATCGTCATTTCAAACCGCAAGAAAGGCTACTTGAATCGCAAACCTACATATGAATATAAAGAACCAGAGTATAAAACACAAATGACTACATACATTTGGGGAGTTCATCCAAATAACAAGAATAAACAATACATATGGAGAGTACCTAATTCTTGGACGGAATGGGAAAATGATTTGCTTCCCGGTGATATGATTTTAGTCAACACAAAATTCGGGAAGAAAGAAGCTATTATCACTAAGATTGATTACTTAGAACAATGCCCTACAGAATTTAATGTAAGAAAAGTAGTAAAGAAGTTGAATAAAAGATATGCTACTGATGCTAGTTTGGCGACCGGATCAGTAGCAATGTAAAACACAATTGGATAAACCGAATTGCTCTTTCTATTATAACAATTCTTTTAGCCTTAATCAAGGCAATTACCCAATTTAGCAAAAATCAACTAAAGCTATTGATTCTATATGAAACTTTGTGATTAGAATTCGCAGGTATCATATGGTGTTATTTTAGCGGTCAAATACCTGTTTTATGGGAGAGGAGTTACTCAAATTTACATTTTAAGAGAATTAAAGTACAAAATAAAAGATTGGCTATTAATTAAATTAAAGTATATATCAAAAGAATACGAGCCCTTGAGATGTACTTGTGGGTGTTCTGATTTAGAAGATTGTAACCACGATTATTTAGATAACATGATGGGAAGTACGTGTTTAGAATATGACTGTCAGTGTAAGAATTGTGGAAAAATAATAGGTCATTGGGCTTATGGACATTGGATGAGATAAAAGATAAATTTCAAAAGGAGGAGAAATTATGTTAGGAATTATTATGATTTTATTAGGAGTAGCAGCAAAGATTGTTATGGCGAATGGGTGGTTTATTATCCCTAATTCTGTGCCAACTATTTTATTTGTGCTTGGTGGATTGCTGTTACTGATTCAATTACTTGTTTATAGAAAGGCAAGCAGTACAATTAATAAACATTTTAATAAGTGGTAATTGGCAGTTGAATCATGAATTTTAATTGGAGAAAGGATGATATAAAATGTTTGAATTTTTAAACTTTAGAAAAGTAGAAGATATAAGATTGGATAAAGTAGTAGAACGCTGTTATGAACTTGAAGGCGATTTAAAGAAATTAACTGAAGACAATGATAAATTACATAGGATAATTGAAAACTACGTAGTTGGCGAAATTACATATAAAAATAAAGGTGATATTGATAACTTTTATTATGGGCTTTTGAAGCCAACTATTTTATATGTTTATAAAGATGGAAAAGAATTTGAATTTAAGTATTTAATATTACATGATGCAAAATTTGAGCAAGTTGATAAGAAAAATGTGATTCTTGTCACTGATATTGTAAAAGAAAACGACGAAGAAGTAGAAAAGCAATATGTATTGAATTTGAATGATTGTAGTTTTATTCAGACAAAGTAGGAGGGAAGATATCATGGATGAATCACAAATTAGAATAATTAATAGAGAATTTTTACAAGCAGCAATTAGTAGGCAAATAATGAGATGCATTACAAAAGAACGTTACCGAGTAGGATTATTTAGTTTTTCTGTAAAAAGATATACGGTTGAATGTATCCTTGAAAGAATTTCCGATGAACTTAGAATTAATAATCACATTGAAAGATTTAGGGTTTCACCAACAGATTTAGAAATTAAATTTAAAAATGGAAGTCGCTTTAAGTTTTTACCGGCTAGTGAGTCTGCAAGAGGAAATAAATTTAATGATATCATTGTAGATTCATCAGTTGATATAGATATTAAAGACAATATTTGCAGACCATGTTTGATTCCTTATTATCCAGACATTAATGGCTTGAAGAACGAAAAAACAATATATTTAGAATGCGAAATTTAAACAAACGAAGTAAAAAATTAGGAGGATGAATTATGAAAAGAAATGTGAAACTAGGTTTAATTATTTTGGTAGGTATTATCGCAGTATTCTTAGCGGTAGTATTTGGTGTTCAAGGATCTCAGAATAAAGCCTTTGTATTAGAAGAACAAGTTCAGACAGCTAGTGCAGATATTAAGGTACAAGAAAAGCGTAGAGTTGACTTAGTATATAATCTTGCAGATTGTGTGAAGCAGTATGACAAGCATGAAGCAGATACATTAAAAAACGTAGTAGAAGGTAGAGGTTCTACCGGAGATATTGAAAATGTAAGTATGGCTATTACGGCAGTCAGTGAAGCTTATCCTGAATTAAAAAGCAATGAAAATTACAAACAATTGATGACTGAATTGTCAATGACCGAGAACATGATTGCCGAATATAGAAGTAACTATAACAAACAAATCAAGGAATACAACAGATATGTTCGTAAGTTCCCAGCAAGATTGTTTTTGAGTTTTCTTGGTTATGAGATTCAAGATTATACATATTTAGATTTTGACGCTCCCGAAACAGCTCCCCAAGAATTATTTGCTGAATGATAAGGAGAAGATATATGAGAGGACTTAAATTTAGAAACTTTGAGATAACAAAACGTGAAATTTTAGCAAGTGTATCCATTGTAGCAATTCTATTTCTTGTAGGGTTTCTGGTTTCATCTAAAATTTCCGAACACCATATTGATGAAGTGGAAAAATATAATAAGGCAGTGAAGATAAATGACAAAGAGCTATTCCGGTACGGAGTTGATACGAACATAGGCTATGCAGTCACCTATGGAGAATTGAAGGCTGTTGATACGGTTACATATCCTGAAATCGGCGGCAAATATATGTATGTCGAAAAAGTAAAACAAAGATATACCATGCATACAAGATTAGTAAAAACCGGAAAGACTTATCACACACAAACATATTGGACATGGGATACGGTAGGAACAGATAGTTTAAAATGCAAGAATATTTCTTTCTGTGATGTGAAATTTGATAGCAACAAAATTAATCCACCGCCAACCGAATACATCAATACAATTAAAGAATCTTCTCACATTAGATATAAGTATTATGGAACAGCAATTAAACACACTGGAACAGTTTTTGCATTGTTAAAAAATAATACGATAAACGACACTACATTTTATAAAGACAAAACAATTAAAGATGTAGAAGATATTTATAATTCAAATTGGGGTTCAATTTTATTCTGGGTAGTATGGACAATATTTATTGGAATTTGTGTATTTGCATTCGTTTATGCTAAGAACAAATGGCTTGAATAATCCGACGAAAACAACATTTCAACGTAAATGAAAAGGAGAGAGATCATGACATTGTTAGAATTAAATAGAGAATTATTAAAAGAACAATCAGAGTACGAAACCAAAACTAGAGATTATACCGAATATTGTAAGGGATACCAGCAAAGGATTAAATCCATAAATGATAATATTAGGTTGTTGGATAAAAATATTGACACTGATAAGTTTGAATTGGGTTTAAAAATTTTAAAAATCGAATTTCCATTTTCACAAGATTATTATACTCAAAGAAAAACATATTCTATGATATATGAAGACTTAGTTAGAGATGCCAAAAAAGATTTAATAAATGGGTGTGAATATTTAAGCAATAGATATATTGGTCAAAAAAAATATGCGGGATTTGATCAGAGAGCAGATTGTGAATATGGGTATTCACCTACTCATGGGTATATTTATCAAAGGATTGGATTTAAAAATCCAAAGCAAAAATTATCTGACTATGAAATCGAATGTTGTTTATATTTGCTTGGTAATCTAAAAGCACTTTTAGAAAATATTAATAGCAAATAATACATACATACCGTCGAAAGCACAATTTTATGAAAGGAAACAATCGTATGTATAGGTGGTACATTAAAATATTTTTGCAAAATGGGAACATTATTGAAGGTATGTATGAAAGTGGTATTGATAAGAGTGAAAGTATATTTAAAATATTATTTTCTGTATCACACATACCATCAGGATCAAGATGCTTTAGGACAATATACAATTTAGATAAAACATCTGAGATTTTATTTAATGCATTTGATGTGAGTGCTGTAGAAATAAGTGAGTTATAAAATGGAGGAAAACTAACAATGGCGAAATACAGAAAGAAACCGGTAGAGATTGAAGCATTCAAGTATGATGGCGACCTAATGACTAATGGTGATTGGTGTGTACCAGATTGGGCGGTACAAGCTTATAAGACCGGAAAGTTATTTTATGGATATGAAGGATTGATTGAAGAAGAACCGCCTGTTGATTTATTTGTAAAAACAGCAAAAGGTAGAAAACTTATTAAGGTCGGAGATTATGTTATTCTTCGCAGAAATGGAGAAATCTCTCCTTGTAATCCAGATATTTTTGAACTTACATATGACATCCCAGACAGAGAAAACGAAATTGACAAAGCTGTTAAGTTATTAAACTCTAATGAATATTACGTAATTAAAAATTCTAAATCCATTGAGGACGCAATTAATAGATGTAATGAATTAGAAGAACAAGGTGAATATGTGGACTGTGACGGATGTCCGGCTAATATATGTTTACTAAATATGAATTGTTGAGAAGGTGATTAAATGAGTAAAGCTTGTGATAGATGTGGTAAGGCAGTACATAAACACGGTATAACATTTAAATTCAAAGGTTTAATAAAAAAGTTTATTAATAACATTGATGAAATTATTTATAGAGAAAGAGATGGTGAACCACATCCTGAATATAGAGACTTTGAGTTTTACGGAAAGATGGATTTATGCGAAGAATGCACTAATGAATTTGCGGAATGGTTAAGTATTCCTAAAACAAACGGAGACGGTTGAAACTGTGATTTCATGATAGGAGGAGCAAATGTATTCTGCAAAATCACTTGCTAACTACATCATCAATAAGTGTATAGATGATGAATGTGTAATAAACAATCTTCAGTTGAATTTTATTCTTTGCCTAATACAAGAAACATATTTGAATTCGAAGAGCTGCGCCTTCTATGAAGAAATACGAAAGTGTAAATTTGGATATGTAGTTCCGAGTGTCTATTACAGTTATTGTATGTATGGTGCTTATGATATCTTGATAAGCCGTAATAAAACAACCATAAAAGCAGATAAATTAATAGATAAAATTATTGACGAAGGAAGAAAAGTTGAACTTACAGAAATACGAAATATAGAAAAACAATATAGACATATCCCTGCCAGAATACCCTTGTGAAATTCGTTCACTTGTGGCGTGATTTGGTGGCAATACGGGAAGTGGTATTCTCTCAGTAAGACCACTGTTTGAGGTGATTGATATACGATACATAGAAAATATAGTCATAGGTAAACCAGTATATTCACCAGAATTTTTATTTGGGTTAGATATGGATGATTGGATGAGAAATGAATTAGAGAAAACACATTTTACTAATGAGAGATATTTTCCTCAAATTATGATTGATATTGGTTTGATAAGCTCAAAGAGAGAAGTCCGAAAGAATCGTCCGGAACTATGTATATCATTGAATGAAGTAACTTTCTTTGAGGTTAAATGGGGTAAACGTAAATTATGGATACAGGTAGGAGAGTGATTATTTGAACTATATGGAACAAGTTGCAAAAATGTTAGGTGTTGAATTGGGAGAAGTCTTTGAAAATATATCTGGTACAAATAGTTATGTTATCTACAAAGAAGGATTATTTTCTACTTATGGAGGTACACGAAGAGATGAATTACTGATTGATTTATTGTTAGGAAATATAAAAATCAAGAAGATCCCTTGGAAACCAAAAGAAAATGAAAGTTATTATTGTGTAGATGGATATGGCGAAGTTAACTATTTTATCTGGTCAAATGAACATCTTGATTTATTGTTATACAAAATTGGTAACTGTTTCAAAACAGAAGAAGAGATCACTCCTGAAATTATCAAAAAATATATTGACTTCTTGAACGATGATGAAAGAATAATTGAGATTTAAGAGATGAAAATAATAGATAGAATAGATATTTTGAGGAGGATAATATGGAACGATTAACTTATTTTGATGGTGCTAGCTATACTGCTTTAAGTAGTAAAGTGGAGTGTGTCCAGAAGTTGGGAAAGATTGAAGATTCAATAGAGCAGAATAAATTATCTGTTGATAATTTGAGAAATAAGATAAACAGACCAGTGTATGTAATTGACAAAGTAAATAGTTACTTTTCCGGATGGTATTTAGTGAGGGCTATTACTAATCACTCAATAGAATTAAATGAAGAATGCTATGTTAACGTTGAGGATATCGGAAGCAAAGTAGAATTTTATAATTGTGAAGTCTAAACTATGTTGCAGGGTTGGAGGTAAATAAAATAAATGGAAATTAAAACACTAGAACAAGCTACAAATGGAGCAATGGTTAATCACATGTATGGATGTGAAAACAAAAAATATTATGTTTCTTTTTATATTAATTCAGGTGAGAGAGAAGAAAGATTTGGTTGTTCTAAATCAGTGTTAGGGGTTATTGAGCATTTTGCTCCCAATAATAAGACTGTAATTAAAGATAAAAATGGTGACATGTGGTTAGTGGAAAGCAAATTGATTGAAGTTATGAGACCTATGAGCGAAATTGAACTTAAAAGATTTGAAGAAGGAAATATCGTTTGAAATCACGATTTAATAGGAAGAGGGGATAACCATGCGTGATATTTTGTTTAGGGGGAAAACGATTGGTTTTGAAGATTCTAAATGGGTCTATGGAGATTTAATAACTACTGACCCTTATAGAATTGTAGACTTGGCAAATGGTATTGATTCATATGTTTTTAAAAAAACCGTCGGGCAATGGACGGGGCTGACCGATAAGAATGGGTTTAAGATTTTTGAAGGGGATATTATCAAGGATAAATGGAATGGATTAGGAATCATTGAATATTCAGAAAACAATGGCTGTTGGCTATCAATTCCTTGCGAAGATGGATTGTATCAATGTTTTAAAGATGGTGATATTAGCGAGTCTGATTGCAGTAATTTCAACGTGTTAATATCACAGGGAGAAATCATCGGTAACATCCACGATAATCCAGAGTTAATTGAATCCACGCATTCAAAGGAGGAATAAAAATGAGGTGTAAAAATATTGGTGTTAAATTTACAGTTCCAATTCCAATTAATAAACCAGATGGAAACGGAATTATTTATACTGAAGAGGCAATTTTAAATTCTATAAATACATATAAAGGGAAACCGATTATTGATAAAACTGGTGACAGTGATGTGGTTGTAGGTGTTGTAACTAACGCTGATTACATAAAAGGTTGGGATAAAGTTAGATTAGATGGAATGTTGTTTTATGGTGGAACTGACTGTAATGTAATTAAGTCGCACAGAAACGAAGAAGGTATTTTAGTGATTGATGATTTAGATATTACAGCATTTGGGATTACAAAATAAATCTCGCATTTTATAGGAGGTGAAGTGGTTGAAAAGCAATATTTTTATACCGAAGAAAGTAAATGTAGGATATCAGAAAAGATCAGGTACTTATACTGGTAAGCTGGCTTATGTTATTTATTACGATGAAAAAGGAAAACTGCGTAAAGAAGCTTCATGGTCTAGTTGGAGAGATGATAAAATTCCTAATAATGAATTTGATAATATTCCCACGTCTGGATTTGTACTGAATAAAAAAGTTGGTGACTACGATTCTGGCTGGAATCATAGACAAGCATATTGCAGAATTTATGATCCACGCAATTTTGAATTTGAAATTACAATTGAGAACCTACTTTACATACTGGAAAATACAAATTCAATTAAAGGTAAGGGGTTAGAAGGAGATTTTGTTTATGGATGGGATGGTAAAGATTTAATTCTTATTCCAACAGAGTCACCAGATTACAAGGAAATGGAGACATATAACTCTTTGATTCATTCTAATGAAAAAATCAAAGCAAGTGATTTAATTATTGGGGCTACATATCTTACAAAGAGCAACGAAGAAAGAACTTACATGGGCAAATTTGATTATTATTCTTCAGGGTATCAGTGGACAAGTAATGGTGAAATTAAAACTTCAAAGAAGTGGTCAGATGTGCCAGAGAACTATAACAGGGGATATATGAAGAGATCCGACTATAAAAATGTGAGCTTACTATATGGCAAATACTTTTGGTTTGCTTATAAATACTTTGATTATACATATGTGAATGGTGAATGTATATATTCTAAAACAAAATTTAGATGGGTGTTTGAAAAAGTTAAAAGTATTTCGGGAAAGTTTATTCAATGTACAAATTCAAAGTGCAATGAAGAATACGCTAATATTTATGAAAAAATGTTATGTTGCTCTGATTTTTCACCAATTGACAAAACAAAAGAAAAACTGATTCGCTATACTTTTGATGAATTTAAAAGATTTGTTGAAACCAGAAAGTTTTACTATGAGGGTACTGAAAATGAAAGACCATATATGCCATATGAATCTTATTTTAACTATCCTAATAGCCGCAATGAGTATTTTAGGTACAATATTTCTGTTGATAAAGAAATAGGTCTTTTTACAGTAAAGCCTTACAATGTTTATTCAAGTGAAGTCGAAACAATCAACAAGGATTATTATGGACGTTTTAATTTTGAAGATGTTGAAGTTGAATATGCTTATGGTTGGAGAAGAAAAGGAATAGAGAAGCAGTTTATTCCTTGCACAATTGAAGAGATATATGAGAGATTACAACCTTGTTATAAAGAAGAATATTTGGAAAACGGTAAGTTATATGGAAGGAGTTTATATTATGGCGATGAACAATGATAGTAGAATTATTGAATTGAAAAAACAGGTAGAGGATAAAAAGAAACGTCTCACAGAAATTAAAACTAAATTCATACCAGAAACAAATTGTATTCTTGAACTTGATGGAAATACATACAACTTAAACGTTTTAAGTGAGGATATGCTTGTTACCTTAATGATTAAATTGAATATGCATGTCTTGTCTGCAAATGATCTTAGAATTGAAGTTCCGCCAATTTGTGGGTACTCTGTTGACTCATGGATTTTGGATATTAAGAATAAAATGTTCGTGAATAATATTAAACGGGAAGAAGTTGAGTTAAAAACTCTTGAATCAAAATTAACTAAAATGCTTTCCGATGATAAAAAGACAGAGTTAGAGCTGGATAGCATTGCTGCTTTATTAGATTAAGGTTATATAAATCAAATAATTTTAGGACTAAAAATGTTAGCAAAAAGTTGATATGGGGAGGATTTGGGTGAGGAAAATATTAAAATTTATTGTAACATATGCAATGCTATGGGTTGGTATGACCTATTTTCCAAGTAATATTCAGATTACTGGAATCGAGACATTAATACTTGTATCTGTTATTCCAATTGTTTTTGATATGTTGTACGGTTGGGTGTTGATGATTTCTGCACTAACAACACCGATGGTTGTAGGATGTTTTCCATTAATAATGTGCGTAATTTTAGCACCAGCATTAAATTTAATTGAACTATTATTGATGGATAGGTTTATTGATGGTTTCGATATCATAGGAGTGTGGACATATATTATATTATTTGTGGTGATGAGTACATTTACAATAAAAATCAAAACTTCAGATACAAGTAAAAATAAGAGATAATAAAAAGTTGATTTTACATAGATAAAAGGAGAAGTATTACATGGATGAAAAGCCAAAATTGAGAACTTGTATTGTAAACTATGGTAGTGAAAAAAGAGCTGCGTTGTTTCATCTGTTTACAAAAGAGGAAGGAAATGCAGTTGTGGAATTTGGGAATGGAGAATGTACAACAGTATCTCCTTGGAATGTTCAATTTACAGATGGTGAATAACTTCAATACAATTTATTAAGGAGTGAGATAATATGGAAAGAATTATTATTAACCCAACCTTTGGTAGAAAAGGTGAGGTTGTATGTGAAATTTGGAAAGAAAACTATTTTCTTAAACTCAGCGAAAACAATACACAATCTGCTGTTGACCATATTTATAAACTGGTAATGTTACCAATTATTAAAGATGGCAATAAAATTATATATCACCAAACCCATGAAGTCGTGTTAGATAGTCATGGTCTTGGGGCAGTAATATACGATGGGTTAGAACAAAAGGGTGTTAGGATTATTAAAACATTAATTGTTGATGAATCAATTGCATTCCCATTAACGGTTTTTAGTTAATTACATATTCAAAACCAATAAATCGAACATTTTAAACTAAAACGGAGGGGAGTTATGGTACAAACAAGATACTTTTGCGATCTTTGTGGGAAGGAATCATCATTTGGTAAATTAAACACAATTAAAATTTCTGTAGCAAATAGTAATTGTCGCAACTATAAATATAAAGAGCATGAACTTGAAGTATGTGATACATGTAGAGATTTATGTACACCAGTTATTCAATACAAAGATGGCGTTTACAGATTAAGAGATTATTATAGGAATGGATATGCTGATAACCAGAAATGAAATTGATTGAAAGGAGAATACTAAATGACAACACTAGAAATGATGAATGAAGCAGCTAAAACGGGTAAGACGTATATAGCTAGTGATATGAGGTATTCTGTAAAGTTTGGGTTTCATGAAGAAGATAAACAACTTTGGGATGCGGATGCTTTTACATATGTAAATGATATTTTCGCAATAGATTATTGGAAAGCTCTATCCCCCGTAAAAATGACACATACTCAAGTTGAGGAAGAGTTAGGTTATGAATTTGAATTAGTTGAAAAATAACCGATGAATTGTGTCTTTCAAAAATAGTAAAGGAGAATAAAGAAAATGGGAAAAGAAATTGAAACATGCTCGTATTTTGATATTCCTGATTACACAGGATTAGAAAATACTGTTCTTATTACAGTTCAGGATGGTCATACATGGAATGGCGATAGACATGGATCATTTGTAGGTAGTATTGAATCTGATGGGAAAATTGTCTCATACTTTAAAAAGGACAAGGAAAACAACAATACATATATTTTTGACAAGTTACGAGAAGATGTTCAACTTTGTCAGAGGAGCAGGACATATGCAGACGGGAAAGATTTAAAATTTGCCACGGATTATTACATTCCCTATTATGTTAAAAATCATAGTTCACAGTTGGCAACCGTTACTGATTCATATGTCGATCATTGTATGAATGTAGAATATAAGGTCGCATATGAAGTGTTATTTGTAGCAGAAGATGATTTTAGAAAGTATTTAACTATAGAGTATACTACTAAAGGTCACTGGTCTTCTTGTTTCTTCGACCAAATAGAGTCGCTTAGAGATGATTTACAAGGGATGTTTGAAGATGGTGAAAATGGTTTCCTGAAAAAAGATGGGCAAATGACTGCCGAATTTTATGACGGTACAGGTTATGGTATAGATTTAGAACTTGAATCTATTGATGAGCTTGTAAGTATGATTGCATCAATTAGAGTTATTAAGCTTGAAACTGAAATTGTGGATTGAGGTGAATTATGAAAAATGTATGCCCAAGATGCAATGCTGCATTAGTTACAAAAGAATATAACGGTGTTAAATTATGCGACAACTGCTATACCGATGTAAGATTGGCAGATAATTTCTTTAAGGGAGCATCATTAGAAGAAAATACATTTGTAGTTATAAAAAACAGAGAAGAGTATGTAGGCAAAATTATTGGAATCCAACATACTATTAAAAATCAGAAATCAGACAAGTTTTTTGTACATTTATCTGTAAATGAGGATCATTTCTCGATTTGGTACAACACATGGATGACTGCAAGGGAATTAATTAATGCATGTGACAGATTTAAGATTAACATAGGGAAGTTATTAGAAGAGTAATTTCATGGGAGGTGGTAGTTAAGTGAGTAAAGAGAATAAATTAGAATGGAATCAAAGTATTAAATTTGATGCGTATGAATTAAGTTGTCAGTTTAATTCATTAATATATCTGTATGAAGATGAAAATAATGAGTTTAGAATAATTCATTGTCCAGAATTGCCTTTAACGTTAAGTAAATTAAAATCATCTAAATTATCAGATGCAAAAAACGAGGCAATAGATAAAATGAAAACGTATATTAGATTTTGGGGGAAAGCACTCAACATGGAGGAGTTTAAAAATGAAGATAAATAAAAAAGATTTAGACAAATTAGTTACAAATGATAATGGGGTCACAATTGCTTACACGGGAAGTGTTACCTTTTACAAGCAGAATTCAGAGGACGATTCTACAACAACAAAATTTGAAATCATTGAAGAATTTAATGAGTCGGAACTAAATGAATGTTTCAATAAATGGAGCAACAGACAGTATGAAGTTTTTAATGATTTTGGATATATCACTTTATCAAATGGTGGCATTGTATACTTTTATCTGGGGAATGGTGTCGATGAGCTATATCAGATATTGGGAAAGAAATATGAAGTAGAGTAAAGCAATATGAACTTTTCATTTTATGAGGAGGTAAAATGGCAACTAGCAAAGAAGACAAACAGCAACAAATAGAGAAATATTCAATAGCACAAGACTTAGTAGGAATTAGAGGAGCAAATGAGTTTCTATCATTACTAGATGGATTAAATGGAATTGAAAAGGAGAATAAAATTATGGGATACAACAGTATTGCAGAAATTAATAGCCAGATTGAAGCAGCCAGTAAACATCAACTAGAAAGGTCAATGAATAGGTTGAATGAAATGCTTTCTTATACTATGCCTATTTCAATGTATTCGCCTATTGTAATCAAAGATAGAAGATCAGTTGTGGCAGATGTGAACGTGATTGTTCCAAATAAAGTAGTAGAAGTTACATTTGCCAATGGAAGTAAACAGAAAACAGTATGCTCAGAGAATGATGAATTTTCACTTGAATTAGCAATCTCAATCTGTATTACCAAAAATCTTATCGGTGGTACAAGCAACTACAATAAAGCTGTCGATAATGGAATTAAAGTATATGAAACGAAATTACAGAGACAGGAACAAGATAGAAAAGAAGAAGAAAGAATCAAAGCCAAGAGAATTAAATTAGCTACTAAACGGGCAGAAAAAATTGCAAGAAAGAAAGAGGAAGAAAAGGAAAGATTAATTGAGATTCAGAAGGAAGCAATTATTAGAGCTAAACTAGCAACTTTTGAATCTAATGGTGTTTCTTATAAATTATAAGTCTTAAAGGAGGCGAGAATAATAACTTTAGATAGAGAAAAGTCAGAAGTAGCGTTTTACAAAATCAAAAGTTTAATAGCTAATTTGAATATGTTGGCAGGTGTTGTACAAAATCCAGACTATGTGGATGAGAATAATTGTAAAGAAAATCTTGAGCAATTCAATAAAGAATATGATTATATTATTGAAAAATTAAGTGAAATCAGACAAGAAGTTGAAAACCTACATAATGAAATCGGAGCAAATAGAAAATGAAACTTGCAAACCCTTATAGAATAAGGCTTCCTAGTGTAATAATTTCCCAAGAAATAAAACTTTCATCGGATTAGAAAGAGTTAAATTATATACTCTTTTATATTTTTTTCAAATTTACGCTTTAATAATATAATTCGGTGATTGAGTGATGTATGAAAGTGTAATAAATAGAGAAGTAAGAATATGCAATAAAGTTATATTTCGGCTGATAATAGCTGTCAATATATAAAAACTATCAACCTATAAACTATTTAATTAAAAGGAGACAGAAGAATTTATGAAAGAATTGAAAAATGTAGTAAGTGTAACTGGTGAATTAGTAAAAAAGAATTTAGAAGAATTTGTAACAAAAAAAGATGGCAATGAAGCTATTGGTGGTAGTTTGGTGTTGAGAACTGCCGATGGTAGTGAACACGAAATTCATTTCTTTGCTAATAAGTACAAGAAAGATGAAAATAAAAACTTTACTAGCGAAGAAGGTTATTTCTACAAGAAATATAAAGACGCTATGGAAAATTTAAAAGACATGGAACATTGTGCGGAAGGGGAAAGACCTGATGTAATTTCTATTACAGATGGTTATTTCACAGTAGAAGATTATAAGAACAAAGATAGTAAGGTAAGTACGATCAATAAGCTTTCAGCTAAATTCATCAACAAAATTGAACCAAAAGATTATGATTCAACAGTATTAGAAGCGAAATTTGAAGTAGAAGGTATCATTGAATCTATCAAAGATGAAATCGTAAAAGATATTCCAACTGGTAATTTAGTAGTAAAAATGATGGCGATTAGACAAACGGCAGATGGTTTTGGTAAGGATGCAAAATATGAAGCTGATTCTTTAATTCCTATCAGAATGATCGTAGACAAAGAAATGGCTACCCCATTCAGAAGTGCAGGCTACTATGATGGTTGTTTTACTAAATTTGTAGGGGCTGTTATTAATTCAGTAGAAAAAACAAAAGTAGTTGAAAAAGCAGCATTTGGTTCAGATATTGAAAAAGAAGTTAAAGCTTACATAAGAAAAAATGAGATTAAGTCTGGTACTACACCATCGACAATTTTTGAACACGAATTGACTCAGGAAATTGTAGATGCGTTAAATGCTAAAAGAAAAGCTAAGTTAGCAGAAGTAATGAGTGGAAAAGCTGCATCTGATGATGCTCCATTTACACCTGATAAATCTACACCTGCACCAACAGTAGGATATAATCCATTCGCACAAAAGTAAGATCAATGTAATAGTGATTTACCCCCCTATCTGATTGATTTCAGATAGGGTTACTATAAATTAAAACTATAAACAACAAAGGAGATTAATTAATGATTGGAAATTTATTAGATTTACAGCCAAATAAAGTATCAGTCGATTTAACTCAGTATTCAATGATTTGGATGGGTGATACAGGTGTTGGTAAAACAACAACTATGATGAAATTTTTGAAAGAACTTACACCAAATAAAGAACCTTTCTTTTTAGAATTTGAAAATAGATTTGAAAACATCCCCGGTATCATGGCAACTAAAATTAACACAATGTCAGATTTTATGTCTGTGATTGGACAGCTTAATAATCCCGCATTGAAAGAAAAGTTCTCTTGTATTATTGTAGATACTCTTGATAAATATGAAGAATTTTGTGAGAGATATGTTACTCAAAATAGAGATGCTGAAATCCTGAAAGATGTAGGAGCATTTGGTGAAGGTACTCAGCGATACAGAGCGTCATTGAGACATATTGGTACTATTCAAAGTCTTGGTTATACTGTTCATGAAATTGCTCAGTCTGCTCATAGTAAAGACTTTGAAACTAAAAAAGAATCAGACGGTTTGAAATTAAATAAGAATACATTTTCTTATTGTAGAGAAGCAGCTTATTTAGTTGGTTATTTATGGGAAGAAAAAGGAGAAAGATATATCACATTCAAAAAGTCTTCCAAGTATCCTGACCTTAAAGACACATTTAATCTTCCTGAAAAAATCAATGTTAAAGAATTGAAAGATACTTGGATTAAAGCAGTTAAAGATTTAGGTGGAGATTTTACAACAAATGAAAAAACTATTGATAAAACTACACCAGTTGAAAATTTTGAAGAAGTAAAAGCTAAAGGAATTAAATTGGGTGGGTTATTAGCATCAAATGGTCATTTAGCTGAAGCTACAGCCGTTCTTCAGAAGCATTTAGGATTAGATGATAACGGCAACGTTAAGATGTTTGATGCTTTAAGAGATACACAATTAGATCTAACTAAAGTAATTGTAATGGAATTAGAAGAATTGGTATCTAAATTTAATTTGAAAGTAGTGTAAATTATTAATTGATGTAGTAGGAGGGTTTTCCTCCTACTCATTTTGAAAAGTGGGTGACTATGAGTAGATTAGCAACTTGTAAAGGTTGTGGTAAGAAATTGCAACCTGATGAAAAGTATGTACATTCTTCAAAAGCATACTGTAAAGATTGTTATGATTCAATACATAGAGATGGAGAAGAGTATAAGACTTTAATTGATTTTATTTGTACTAATTATGAAATTGAAAGACCGACTGGTTTGATGTTGAAACAAATAAAAGAATATAAAAATGAATATTCTTACTCATATGCTGCTATGACATATACACTGTGGTACGCAAAAGAAATATTAAGTAAACAATTCATTGAAAGATATGGAGTAGCTTTGATTAAACATTACTATAACGAAGCTAAAAGTTTTTACACTGACCAAGAAAAAATAAAAAATCAAATGATGCAATTAGAAAATGTAGAAATAAAAACTAAAGTAGTTAAACGTAAAAGTAATAGCAATTTAAACAATACTAATTCATCTCTGATTAATTTGGAAAATTTATTAGAGGACGGTGACACTCATTAATTTTAGTGAACAAGTAGATAAGAAAGCAATATTTTTGTTATTTGGGTGTTATTGTATTAACCCAAGACTCGTCATGGATGAGAAATATAAAACCAATGTAGATGATTATCCTGAAAATTTTCACAAGATGATTTGGGGAGCAATCGTAAATATAGCAAAAAAAGGGAAAGTCGAAAAGATAACACCTCTTGATATAGAAAATGAAATTTCTCAATTTGAAACAGCAAATTCCCTTTGGAAAAATAACAATGGCTGGGAGTACATAGAAGAATCTGTAAAGATGGCATCAGATAAAACAATGAATGTTGGCAAGTATTATGATGATGTTAGAAAATATTCAATCATCAGAAATGCTTCAGATTTTCTAAAATGGGATATTAGTTTTATTTATGATGAATCAGATGAAACTAAACTAGCAATATTCAATGAATTGACCAGTGAAGAGGTTTTAGGAGAATTTAATAATAGATTCATTAATTTTAAAACAACTTGGAAAAATTCATTTGGAGACAATTATGCTTTTCATATAGGTGATGGAATTGAAGATAGATTAGAGGAGCATAGAAAACAAGAAAATGTATATGGATATCCTTTTCAATCTGGATACATGACTACCATATTTAGAGGTATGAGAAGTAAAAAATTCTTCATACGAAGTTCTATTTCGGGGGGCGGAAAATCGAGAAATTCGATGGCAGAGGCAGCCAATATAGCTAGTGATAGAATGTATGATTGGAAAAACCACAAATGGATATCTACTGGTGAAAAAGAACCAGTGTTATTTATATCTACAGAGTTGACTAAAGAAGAAATTCAGGATTGTTTGTTGGCTCATATAAGTGGTATTGAACAAGATCGTATCGAAGAATGGAATGAAATTACAGAAGAAGAAGACAGAGTTTTAAGTGAAGCAGCATTAATAATGAAAAGTTCATTGTTATTTGGTGAATACTTGCCTGATTTTACAATTGATAGTATCAATGAAACCATTGAGAAATATGTAATCAATCAAAATATTAAATATGCTTTCTTTGATTATATCAACGATAGCCCAGAATTGTATAGATATTACTACGAAAAGACAAAGGTTAAACTAGCAACACATCAAATTTTATTTTTGTTTAGTTGTGCTTTAAAAAGAACAGCTAATAAGTATGATATTTATTTGGGTTCGTCTACACAGTTAAATAATACATACAAAGATGATGGTAATAAGGATGCTAGTGCATTAAAAGGAGCTACTGCAATCATAGAGAAAGCTGATTATGGTGTTTTAGCTTTACCAGTGACACAGAAAGATTTAAAAAAGTTGAAACCTATATTAGAATCTAGTGGAAACTTTGGTTCGTTAGTTCCTAACATGGCTTATTACATATTTAAAAATCGTGGTGGTAAATGGAAAACTATTATCGTATGGACAAAAATTAATTTGGGTACGATGAGAGAAGTTGATTGTTTTGTCACAGATTATAACTTTGAGTTGATTACCAACATTGAGAAAACTATTATTGAATTTCAAATTGATGATGTAGGAAACGTAGGAATGATTGAAGATGATAGTTTAGAAATATCAGGGGCAGATTTAGCAATGGAATTGTCTAAGTAGGGAGGTGTAAAATGACCGCCCAAGAATTGAAAGAAAAGCTTTCTGAAGATGACGTAAGAAAATTGTTATTAGAGATGGGGGCAACCTTCTATTATGAAGATGATGATCAATGGATAACTGATACAGTATGTCATCATGGATTAAAACCCAAGTTATATTACTATAAAGACTCTCAATCTTTCCATTGCTATTCGGAATGTGGACAATTAGATGTTATCGGTGTAGTAATGGGATATAAAGGGTATGAACCTACAGAACTCCCAAAAGCTATTAATTGGATTTGTATAAAATTAAATATTGATAATTGTGAATATGGATTTGGTAAACAGGAACAAATATCAGATTGGGATTTTATTAGAAAGTATAAACGAAACACAAAAAAAGAAAAAACAACAAAACCATTAATTTTATACAATGAATCTATATTAAGAATTTTTCAAAAGTTATATGTGGAAGATTGGATTAACGAAGGTATTTCAATTGAAACAATGAAAAAGTACAAAATTTTATATTCCACATGGCAACAAAAAATAATAATTCCTCACTTTGACATAAATAATCAATTGATTGGAGTAAGAGGAAGATCCTTGATAGAGGAAGAAATTGAACTTTTTGGCAAATATACACCGTTTAAAGTAGGAAAACAATTTTACAATCATTCGTTAGGACAAAATTTATTTGGCTTAAATCATAACTTAACGGCAATTCAAGAAAAAAAGAAAATTATGTTAGTGGAAGCTGAAAAATCAGTATTTCAAACAGATACTATGTTTGGAGATGATAATTTTACAGTTGCTTTATGTGGAAGTAATTTAACCGATTTTCAAAAAGGAATGATATTAATGTTAGGTGTAAGGGAAGTTATAGTTGCTCTTGATAAACAATATCAATCTTTAGATTCAGATGAATGTAAAAAATGGGCAACTCACATAAAAGAAAAAATAATTGATAAATTAAGTCCATTCGTAAGAGTTTCTGTGCTATGGGATTCAGGAAATTTATTACCATACAAAGCATCTCCTACCGATATGGGGAAAGATATTTTGCTTAAATTAATGGAACAAAAAATATACGTTGGTACAAATGGATGATAGGAAGGAGTAAAAATGGGTTTCAAATATGAATTACTTGGTACTGTTAGATTTGGCTCAGAATTAGAAGATATTTTGAGATTGAAAGGGATTAAAGATATTAACTCCTTCCTTAATCCAACAGTTAAGAATACAGAAAGCGAATTACTATTAGACAACATTGAGAAAGCAAGAGACATTTTAATTTCACATATTGATAGCAACCATACTATTGATATTTTAGTAGATTGTGACTGCGATGGTTATACATCAGCCGCATTAATGTATCAATACATAAAAAGAATCAAACCAACAGTAGAAATTAGATGTTATATACATAAAGGGAAAGAACATGGATTGGTTGATGTTGTAGATTTTATGGAAGAAGATGACGCAAAATTAATAATTGTTCCAGATGCCGGCTCTGGTGATGTAAAAGAATGTAACAGATTAATAGCAAAAGGAAAAAATATAATCGTCTTAGATCATCATTTGATTTCAAATGAGGGGAATACTGCGACAGTTGTAAATAATCAGTTGTCGAGTAAAGTAACTGATAAAGCAATGACCGGAGTAGGAATCGTATATAAATTTGCTAAAGTATTAGATAAACATTACAACGTAAATTATGCCGATGATTACCTAGATTTAGTAGCTTTAGGGATGATTGGAGATAGAGCAGATTTATTAAATTTACAAACTAGGTATTTAGTTCTTGAAGGTTTGCGTCAAATGTCTAATAAAACAGGAAGAAATAAATTAATCAAGGTTCTGGTAGATGCTCAAATGTATTCAATGAATAACCAAGTAACAATAAATGGTATTGGGTTTTATGTATGCCCATTGATTAATTCATTAATACGATTGGGAGAATACGAAGAAAAATGTTTTATGTTTGAAGCTTTGTGTAATTCAGATGAAATGAAGGAAAGAAAAGTAAAAGGAAAAGGCATTGTCAATATGACTATCCAAGAATACGTTTTGAAATCTTGTGAATCTTCAAATAGAAAACAGAAAAAAATAACACAAGAAAGTGCAGAAGTATTATCAGAAGAAATAATTAAGTTTGAATTAGATAAGCTTCCAATTTTAGTTTGTAACGCAAGAGATAACGTAGATGGTAATTTCACTGGTTTAATTGCAAATAGGTTAGCAGATCAGTATCAACGACCGTGTTTATTAATGAGAAGAAAAGGTGATGTTTGCAAAGGTAGTGGAAGAGGTAATGATAAATGTGAAATTGTAAACTTCAATGACTGGTGTAAAAACACAGGATTATTTACAAAAGTAGAAGGTCATGAGGGTGCGTTTGGTTGTGAGATACCATTTGAAAATACAAATAAATTATTTTCATTATTATCTACTATGGAAAAAATAGATGAGCCAACATATCACGTTTATAACAGTTATGATGCTAATTTATTGCATGACCAAGTCATAAAAAATGTAGCTAAATATCATCATGTGTGGGGGAGCACCGTAAGTGAACCATTGTTTTTAATTAAAGGGGTTTCTTGCAATAAATATAATTTACATCTAATTGGAGCTAAGCAAAATAGAATCGAATTTATCTACCATAATATAAAATTTGTAAAACAAACAAAAGGAAGTTCATTAATGGCTTTATACAAAGAGATATTAGAATGTGGAGATAACATTGAGTTTGATATTGTAGGGAAATTTTCAATTGATATGAAAAATAATAAGTGTTCACAAATATTAGTTGAAGATTGGATTTTCAAAAAAAGTAGTGTAGTACAAGGTTTTGGAATTTAAAAGAAGGAGGTCACTCTTATTTTTGATAGAAAGATTTATGGATATGATTTTGAAGTGTTTTCTAAAATAAATTGGTGGTGCGTAACATTTATTGATAGAGAAGATAGAGAAAATCCAATTACCATCATCAACAATAGACAAGAATTAATAGATTTTTACAATCAACATAAAGATGCTATTTTTGTAGGATATAACAGTAGACAGTATGATCAATTTTTATTCAAAGGAATTTTAGATGGTATGAATCCATCTTACATAAATGATGAATTAATCATGAGTGGGAAAAAAGGATTTCAAGTTGTAAAAAATGCTAAGAAATATCATTTAAATAATTATGATGTAATCCTTAAAGATAAGTCTTTGAAACAGCTTGAAGCCTTTATGGGAGATATGATCAAAGAAACAGATGTTCCATTTGATATTGAACGTAAATTGACAGGAGACGAAATTCGTCAAATTAAAGAATATAACATACATGACGTAAAAGAAACATTGAAAACTTTGGATTCTACAATTAAAGAATTTGAAGCTCAATTAGATATGATTTCAATGTTTAACTTAGATATGGAAATGTTCAATAAAACAAAAGCCCAATTAGCAGCTACTATATTAGGAGCAATTGAACAACATACAATTGACGATGAGTTTGAAATTACCATACCTTCTAATTTAAGAATGCCAGAAAAATACCAATATATTGTTGATTGGTACTTAAAACCTGAGAATAAAAGTTATAAATTACCATTAAAAACAGAAGTTGATAGTAACAGTACACGTCAGTTAATTACTAAAGTAGGGGGAGTTCCTTGCGTATATGGTTATGGGGGATTACATGGTAGTAAAGATAATGAAATTTTTGAAGGAATTTTAGTAGCAGCCGATGTTGCTAGTCTATATCCATCTTTAATGATTAACGAAGGCTTTTCTAGTAGAAAACTTAAAAATCCTAAAGACTTTGAGAACATGAGAGACAGACGATTAGAATTAAAAAAGATAAAAGACAAAAGACAACAACCATTAAAAATCGTAATTAATAGTACCTATGGAATTTTAAAAGATAGAAACTCTCCATGCTATGATCCAGTACAGAGTAACAATGTGTGTATTGCAGGTCAACTATATTTAACTGAATTAGCTGCTCGATTAGAAGATATGTGTGAAATCTTACAGATAAATACAGATGGCATTTATGTTAGAGTCAAAACTATGGAAGATGTAGATAAAGTTAAAGCTATATCTAAAGAATGGGAAAATAGAACAAAATTAGAGTTGGAGTTTGATGTTTACAAACACGGCAGATTAGTTCAAAAAGATGTAAATAATTATCTTTTGATTGACTTAGAAGATAGACATTATAAATGTAAGGGAGCATATGTAAAAGAATTATCAGAAATTGACTATGATCTTCCAATACTAAACAAAGCATTAGTTAATTATTTTGTTCATGACATCCCCGTGGAAGATACTATAAATCAAGCTGATAAATTGATTGAATTTCAAAAAGTAATTAAGCTTACAGCCTTGTACAAAGGGGTAGTATATGGTGAAGGTAAGAAAGTAAAAGTGGATGGCAAAGATAAAATTTTTGTGGAAGATGGAACGCCATTAAAAGAAAAAGTACATAGAGTATTCGCTTCAAACAGATCAGAAGACAAAGGTATTTACAAAGTAAAGATTGAAAAAGGACAAAAAAGTTTTGAGAAAGTAGCTTACACACCAGATAAATGTTTTATAAACAACGATGACATTAATAATGTTGAAGTTCCAGAATATCTTGATAGGCAGTATTACATAGATGCAGCTAAAGAAAGAATTAGACAATTCACGGAGAAGGACATTGAAAAAATAGACGAAATTCCTGAGATTCTATTCAAGTGCATGTGTGAAAGTCAAAATTTCTATGAATTTTTGGAAAAATGTTTAGAAAATAAAATTACTAAAAAAGTTTTAGAAGGTTATATCATTGCTGATTGTTGTGGAGCATATGGAAAAACCCAAAAACTTTTAACGTTTCGAGATTATTTTAACTTATTATATGGAAAAGATAAAATCACTGTCACTAATCTTGACAAGAAAATATCTGATGACTCCATCAAATCTATAATTAAAAACAATTCTGAATTATCTAAAACAGGAAAATCCTATAATAACTTCGATTCCCACAAAGCATTATTAGAAATATTTGAAACTATTGAGAATAATCACATTGATCCATATGAAATAATGGCTATGCAAGTATCAAAATTTAATGAAGTTAGATTTATAGATGGTGAGTTGAATGACAATCGTTGGTTTGTGTTAAACACCAGAGATGTTATAGCACCAAATATTATTATTTACAATATGAAATCAGGTGAAATTCAATATAGAAAAGTAAAGAAGGAGGTTTATAAAATTTTACCTCTACAAGATGGAGATATAATTGACGTTATTAAGTCAGAGAAAATATTTGGTCAAAAGATAATTGGTAAAGATGATAAGGGTATTAATATCTTAGCCGCCGATATTGATAAAGAATATGACGTTATTACACAATATGAAATTATAAGTAGAAACTATACAAAGGGTAAATCTTTAATTCACGATAGTGAGGTGTGATATTGGAAGAAGAAAAGATTGTAAAAGCAGAGGTAGTTTTAGAAAGAATTGTATTTCCTAAATATTCCAAGAGTGTTGAATCAGGGGAGTTTGCAATATTTAGTGCAAGAATTGTAAAACCAATAGAAAATTGTGAAGAACTTGAAACAATAAAATACAAAGGAAATGTTTGTAAACTTGATTATGGTACAACTTACAAAATGTACGGTCGTGTAGTAGATACTCATGAAATTTATGGTGACACTTATGAAATCTTATATATGAGTAAGTGTATTGATATTTCAAGTAAGGATAAACAAAAAGAGTTTCTGAAGAATATATTAAATGAAAATCTGGTAGAAAAGCTATTTGATAAATACGAAGATGTTTTGAAACTCTTAGAAGATAGAGATGTAAAGTCTTTAATGGAGATAAAAGGAATAGGAAATCAAGTAGCTTTGAAAATGATTGATGAATATGAAGAAGCAAAGGATTATAGTTCAATTTATATGGAACTAGGTCAACTTGGATTGACTCATACTTTTATTAAAAAATTAGTTGAGTTTTATAATTCTCCTGATACGGTGATAGATGTAGTAAGAAACAATCCATATGATTTAGTAAGAGTGGATGGTGTTGGTTTTAAAAAAGCTGATGAGGTAGCCTGTAAGGTTGGAATTGGTCAATATGATATTCGTAGAATTAAAGGATTCTTGTTGCATCATTTAAATGAACAAGGTGAAGCAGGTAAAAGTTATCTTACATATCAAGAATTAATGCAATCACTATATGACACTCTTGGATTTGTTCCAGAAGAAGTAGTAAATACAACGGCTAAATTAATGGTAGATCATAAAGATGTTGTGGTAGTTGATAATGGTAATAAAATTGCTTTACGAAAATTTTATGAACTTGAAGAAAATATTATGAAAGAGTTAATGCGATTACAAATAGGAAACATCAAAATAATTGAAAGTAATGAAGAAGATGATGATTCATTAGAAAATGATTTACATCAAGATTATATTCCTAAGTCTTTTAATATTTGCAATTGGGAAGATATTGTTACAAAGGTTGAGGACAATCAAAGTTTTCCTTTCACAGATGAGCAAAGGGGTGCTATTAAATTAAGTCTTGATAATTATGTTATTGCTATCACGGGCGATGCCGGTTGTGGCAAAACCACGACCGCAAATGGCATTTGTTCATTGTATGAAGATTATAGTATTTTAGCATGTGCGTTATCGGGTAAAGCCAGTGTAAGAATTACAGAAGCTACGGGGTTGCCAGCTTGTACAATTCATAGAGCTTTGCAATATATGAACGGTAGTTTTGACTTTAATAAATATAATAAATTAGCTGTCGATATTGTACTGATTGACGAAGCAACTATGATAAATGGTACATTGTTCCTTTCATTATTAGAAGCTATACCAACAGGAGCAAAGGTAATTATTATGGGAGATGTTCAACAGCTAACACCTATTGGAAATTGTCAAGTTTTTGCTGATATTTTGGATAGTGAAGTATTACCAGTTGTACGATTGACCAAACCACATAGACAGGCATTGAGAAGTGGAATTATTCCTACATCAATTAAAATTGCAAACCAAGAATTAATATTTTCTAATAATTTTACTGGACATGAAATTTTAGGTGAATTAGAAGATATGGAATTAGATATTTCAGATAATAAAACCGATAAAGAGACTCTAGTAGAATCAATAATGACTCATTTTCAAAGGGAAATTGAAAAATACAATGACATAATTGAAGTGCAAGTATGCGTTCCAATGCGACTTCGTGGAGAATTATCTTGTTATAACCTAAATACTAAAATTCAAGCTTTGTATAATCCAAAATTCACAGAAGGCAATGAATTAGAAATATTTTTAGAAAAGAAAAATGAAGATACAAAGAAATACATTATACGAGTTGGAGATAAGGTTTTAAATACAAAAAATAATTATAAGTGTACAAATACGGAAGGTGAAATTACACCTGTATTCAATGGAAATATTGGAATCGTAAAAGATATTTCAGATGATGGTTATTGCACAATTGATTTTATTGGCATTGGAGAAGTGGTATTTAATAAGAAAGAATCTAAAAAATTAGAGTTGGCTTATGCTTGTACAGTTCACAAGATGCAAGGTAGTGGATTTGCATCTACTATTGTAGGGATTGATAGTAGCAGCTACATCATGAACAATTCTGAATTATTATATACAGCTATCACTAGAGCTAAAAGATATTGTGTGTTAGTAGGAAATAGTTATGCAATCACAAAAGCAATTCAAACAAAAGAAGTAAAGACCAAACAAACATTTTTGAGAGGATTTCTTCTTGAAAACAAAAATAGATTAAAGGACATAGCATAGGAGGATATATGGCAAACATTTATGAACTTACAGGTAATTTTATTCAATTAATGGAAATGTTAGAAGATGATAGCTACGATGAAGAAACGATACTTAATTCATTGGAATGTATTGAATATGAAATTGAAGAGAAAGCAGATGGGTATGCAAAAATTATCAAATGTTTCGAGTCAGATGTAAAAGGTCTGGAAACGGAAATTACAAGATTAAACAATAGAAAAACAACATTAGAAAATAGAATCAAATGGTTAAAACAGAATTTACATATGTGCATGATGGCTACTGGAAAGACCAAATTTAAAACTGATTTATTTTCGTTCAATATTCAGAAGAACGGCGGTAAGAGAAAGTTGATTGTGGATGTAGATGTTGAAAAGTTACCACAAGAATACAGAGTTAAACAACCAGACGCAGTAAATGGTGATGCAATTAGAGAATTCATTAAAGAGAATGGTTTAGAAGGAAAAGATGGATCTTTGAATTGTGAATTTGCTCATTTAGAACCACAGGGAGAGAGTTTGAGAATTCGTTAAATCACAAGGCACTTGAAACATAAATTTCATTTGGATATTATTACTACATATAGTAATTGAGCAAAAATAAAACACAAAATATAGAAAAAATTAAAAGGAGGAAATGAGGTTTGGTCGACCGATAAACGCAGCGTTTACTCCTAATGAAAAATGAATGTAGAAGAATTAAATGGAAGACCTTTAAGACTATTAATTTTTGGTTTCCCTTGTACTAAATTTAGTGTATGTCAAAAGACAGAGAATAGAGAAGTAGAACCAAATAGCGGTGAGGGATGGGAATTATTTTTAAACGGTGTTATTGCAAAAGAAAAATTCAAACCAGATTATTTTATGGTAGAAAACAACCACTCAATTTCTCAATCTGTTAAGGATGAAGTAAGTAAGCATCTAGGAGTTCCATACATGATGATTGATGCTGCTTTAGTAAGCGGTCAAAGCAGAAAAAGAGTATATTGGTTTAATATTCCAGGAGTACAACAACCAAAAGAATTAGAAATCAAATTACAAGATTGTTTAGAGAGTGGATGTGTGGATAGAGAAAAATCATTATGCATAGCTAGAAGATATGCTGGTTTCCAAGGAAGTCAAGATTATTTAAGACGTAGATATTTTGGTAAGTCAATGGGACAAGCCGTATTTGAAAATTGTACACCTGAATATCAAAAAGAATTGTGGAAAACTGATCCAAGAAAAGTTTATGAGAACCAAAACGGTTATTTAAGACAGCTAACGCCAGAAGAAGTAGAAAGATTATTTACAATGCCTGTAGGGTATACCCAATATGGTATTGATGATAATGGTGCTGAAATTGAAGTCCCTAATAAATGGAGATACGAATGCTCTGGTAATGGTTGGGTTGCAAATGTAATTATTCATATCTTATCCCATATTAATATTCCCAAAGATTATCCTATTGAAGTCTTATCATTGTATGACGGAATTGGTACTGGCAGATATGTTTTAGATCAATTAGGTTATACGAATATTACATATAGAGCTTATGAAATTGATAAATGGGCAAAGGCAATAGCAAACAAAAATTATCCAGACATTCAGCAAATGGGAGACGCTTTCGATTTAAGAAATGAAGACTGGAAGTATTAATTTATAGTTATTTAACGATAAAAGAATATATAGGAGGAAACGAGTTGTCCGGACATAAAACTTAAGTGACTCCTAAAAATGAATGAGAAAATTAAATATATTAAGCTTATGTGATGGTATGAGTTGTGGTCAGATTGCTTTGACTGAATTAGATATTCCAATTGAAAAATATTACGCAAGTGAAATATATGATAAAGCAATCCAAGTAACACAAGATAACTTCCCAGATACAATTCAATGTGGCAGTTTATTAGATTTATATGAGAATGATGAGTGGTTAAAAGGTTTGCCTAAAATTGATTTAGTATTGTTTGGATTTCCATGTAGGAATAACTCTAAAGCTGTAAAAGGAAGAAAAGGTTATGACGAAGGTTTAAAAGGTAATGCATCATGGTTATTTTATCCTTGTGCAGATATTTTGGATTGGATAAAAGTAAATAATAATCCAAATGTATTGTATCTATGTGAAAACGTAGATGGTATGAATGCCGAAGATAGAGAAATAGTTAGTAATAGACTTGGCGATGAATGGGTACATATTGATAGTAATTTATTTTCTGCTTGTGACAGATCAAGATTATATTGGACAAACATCGAATATGATTACAAAACTATTCCAACAGAAAATAGTTTAGTGCTGGAAGATATCTTAGACACAAATGTTGATGATACATATTACTATAATCAAGATTTTGACTTTCATGGACTAGATAAAAAGGTTTGTGCCACATTACATATTAATGGTCATGACATATTAAAACGAGTAAATAATCCTAAATTTAAATGTGCTACATTAACATCTTGCCGGGGAGGCAACCATCAAAAGAAAGTGTACGACATTAAAAAGAATATATGTAGAAAATTAACTGAAAATGAATATCGGAAATTACAAACCGTTCCTAATTGGTACAAAATGAATGTTGCAAAAGGTCATATTTACAATATGTGTGGCGACGGTTGGACTATAGAAGTAATAAAGTGGTTCTTTAAAGGGATCAAAGAGGTACTAGAAAGAGAATAATTAAGATGAAACTTATCTTTCAAAGGAGAGAAGAAATATGAAAGGATGATAACTTGAAGAAAAAAGAATATGTTAATTTATCTAGTCAGCAGTTAAAAGCATTGATCAGAAAAAAAGAAAAAGAAATTTCAATTTTAGATGATTATTGTTTTGAAGTTAAACAAAAAGAAGATGAAGAAAAATATATCACGGTTAAAGTTAAAGGATGTAAAGGATGCGAGTTGGAAAATTCAATGTGGAATAATACATGTGACCATTGTGGTGGATATCATGATGTGAGAAGACAAAAATGAAAGGACAAACATGTTAATTAGAAGCCAAGACCAAACAGTATTAATTAATTTAGATTCAGTAGAAGTTATGAACATGACCAGAGTAGAAGACAAATATAGAATTATATTTTATCTGAAAGGTCTGTGTGAGCAACCAATGGGAGAATATGCAACACAGAATCAAGCACTTAAAGTATTAGATAAGTTGCAATGTTTCTACGCAGAGCCAACCTATTCTGCTCAAATTGCAGAAAATGAAACGGCTACATATGATGGCAAAGTGTTCGACATGCCACAAGTATTTGAGGTGTCTGATGTAGGATTTAAATTATAAGGGAAGGAGTAATCAGTGAAATTAAGAAAAGAAATAGAATGTATCCTTAGAGCAATTTTATATTCAAAAAGTCAAATATGTTTAGTATGTGATGAAAACGATATGGAAAAATATTTTGATGACTTTAGAACACTGAACGACCAACATAAAATTTTACAAGATGAAATTAAGACTATGGAAAACGCAGAAATTGTTTTTAAAAATGGAAGTTCAATAAAAATTATTACTCCTAGTAAACCAGAAGAAACAGTGAGAGGGAATAGAGCCAAAATTCATCCTTGGAGTTGGGAATGGGAACATCCTGTCATTGACGACGAACTTTTTGAAGAAGTATTGAAGCCATTTATGAATAACAAATAAATCCTACGATTTATCGCCAAGGAAAGGAGATAATATGAAAATAATTCAAACAACATCTAACTTGAACGATTTCCAAAGCAGAATTATCGAAGTGAAAGGAGAATACTCATGGGAAAGTTTTATTACAACAATTCTTATGAGCAACAATGGCATTAAAGATGAAGAAGTTTTAAAAAGTTCATATCCATTATCTATGGGTGTGTTATTACCAGTTTGTAAAAATAAAGATGTTTTACAAAAAGATGATATACATTTCATGATGGAATACTGTAGAGAAAAGTATGAAGCCTATGAGACTGTAATGTTTCTATTGTTACCAGAAACAAAGGAGTGACCATTATTCAATATACTAGAACACTTGAAGAAAAGCTTTCAAAAGAAATCCAGAGAAAATCAAATGGTGGCGAATTACCGATTGATTTATCACCATATAAACCTAATGAAAACGACTTAATGTTAATGGAAGAAATAAAGAAATTCATAGAAGAAAGGAAAAATAAAAATGGCACTAATTGATCACATCATCGGAGACTATTACAAAACAGCCTTTGATGATTGGGAGGAAACAGAACAAATTTTTGATGATAATCATGCTCTATGGATGATTAGAAAGCCGAATAGTGAATATCAAAAAGTTTGTTTGTATAGAGATGGACACTTCTTATGCGTTTACGGCGATTACGGGACAATGACCTTTAATCAAATGACATGGAAGGGTACAGTTTACAATTTGCATTATGACAATATTGGCTATCAGATGGAGAAGTTAAGTCATGAAAGCCGAGAAGCTTTACGTCTTTATGATGAAACAAAATGCGAAGATGATATTTATGAGTGGCTAAGAGAACGCTTAGAAAATTACTATGACATTGAAGAAGAGAAGATTGATAAAGTTGTAGAATTCTTGAAAAGTAAATTTAATAGTTTTAATCCATTACTTAAATATTATGAAAATGAAGAGTTTTGTGAACAAAATAATATTGACGATTTAATAAATATAATTGATTTTACATTTGAGGCTCTATCTCATACAGATGAATATGAATGGATTGCATTTTTGAGAAGAACAAATTTTAGTGAATTCGATGAAGAATGTGAAAGTAATTTGTGGGACGCTGGCAGATGTATTGACCAAAGATATTTTATCAATATGTACGCTTTGCAGAAGTGTGCGGAGAAGTTAAGAAAGGAGAATGATTAAAAATGAGGTGCAGCGAAATAGATTTCGGAACATACGATTGTGCTTATAACATGATGTTGCCATATAAAGTAAAGTCCCCATGGGAAGATAATAGTAAATTAGAAGCAAAGACAGTTGCGATTGATAAATGTTTATTAGGCGAGGTTGTTAGTTTATGGGAAATGGGAATCAAAACAACTGGATGTTGTTGTGGTCATGGAAAGTGGAGTAAGGCGTTTATTGGAGTAAAACCAGAATATATTCAAGTAATGAAAGATTTGGGTTATAAAGTACACCAAAATGTTTGTCGTCCTGGTGCAGAAGATAGTTTTACTCCTAAAACTTTATTTAGCTATGGAGAAATAAATAAAGGGTTTAATTGGTGGGAGGAATAAATAAACATTTGAAATCATGGATTCAAACGATTAAGGAGTGAATGAATTATGGGATACGATATGTATTTAATTAAAGCAGATAAGACAAAAATAAGAGATATTAGTAATCCGTACTTCACGGATTTTGAATTAGCAACGATTGATGAAGTGAATAGTTGCTATCCTGTTCTAAGAAAATTCTATTTAGACAGAGATGACCTTGAATGGATATATGAGGAATACAACATTGTTTCAGAAAATGTTCTTTCTGATATTGTTGCGTTTTTGAAACTTTCGACTGAAAGAAATGATTATAAAGATTGTTTTGGAGAAGATTTTAACGGAGTAATGACAAAATATGTATATGAAAAAATCAAAGGTTGGTTGCCATTAAAAGAAAATGAAATAGTTTATTTTGAAGAGGACAGTTGAAAGAATGGTTTATTAGGGGGGGGGATTGAAAAACAGGAGATGGTTGAATGGAAAGATTAAATGAAATTCTGATTTGAAAGGAGATGCGTAAATGAGTGAAAATAAAAAATGGTGTCCTTTAATTAAGACTATTTGTAATAATGATTGTGCTTGGCACGACGTTACGACTAATACTTGTGCTGTGCTTAGTTTATCCAATGGACTGTTTAAGTTAGTAGACGAAACAATCGAGCAAAATGTAAATCTTGACCTTATAAGAAAAATAATTTAACAATCAAAAACAGGAGGGAAATAATTGAAAATATTTACATTAGTAATTTTAGTAGGGTTGTTATTGACGAGGATTAAATCAACTCCATCAGCACTTAGCAAGAAAGAATACGATAAAAAGATCAGGAAAACTATTGAAAGGAATGAGTTATATCTATCTAAAAATCCAAAACCAAAACCCGAAGTAGTAAAGTTTGTAATGCTTTTAATTTCAATACTTTTTGCATTATTTTATGTAAATTTAGGTACTAAGTATGATTATACATATTTTATTGTATTGTCGGTGTTGCAAATATTAACAGTAATTTATTCATGGTATGATACTTTAAACACTGACCATATACTGTGATTGCCGAAGATTTTAAGTTTAAAAGAATGTATTTTCTGTTTAATACGATATTAGATTATGTTTATTATCCGGTAGCAATTTATTTAGTGTTAAAATTTTAGTTTCAAGGGAGGAATAAATTTGAATTTAGACAAAGCCACACAAATTATTAATTATGAAATTGCCGCCAACGTAGGTGAACAGTTGGAAGCATATAAAGTGTTTTTTAAAGAAACGTTCAATGTGGATGTTCAAAATGAAGATGGCACTTTTAAAACTATTAGTCAAGTTTTTGAAGAAGGAGCTAAAATGAAAAATATTGAAAAAGTTTTAAATGAGTTAAGTAACTTAGTAAGAGAAAACTATAAGGCATACAACTATAATTGGACTTCTGAAAGATCTTGTGGAAATTATGATGACTGTTTTGAAGATGGTTTTGCGTCAGGTCAATCAAATTTAGCATATGAGGTCGGTTGTATTTTAGGAATGGTTCTAGAAACACCAGTTGAAACTGAAGAGGATGACGAAGAAGATGATTTTTAAAATTTATTTAGGAGTAAGCATTTTAACATTAGCGATTTTAGTTTTACATAATTTAAGTGGTATTAATCAAGCGAAACATAAGTATAAAGAAGAACTAAAAATGATAGCGTTTAAAAGTGATACAAGTGGTGTTATCTTATCTTGGCTGAAAATTTTCATATATAGTTTTATCCCAGTTATGAATGTTGCCATGCTATTTATATTTGTCTTTTTCGGTAATAAAATTCAAGCACAAGTACAGGGAAAGTTAGATAAAGCAATTGAACAGAGAAAGAACGCTTGAAACAAATAATTCATTTGGTATGAAAGGAGATGATGGTACGATGATATTTATAATTATTTATATTTTGGGTGCTTTTGCAACTGAGTTGTTCCTGCATGTATTTATGGGATTAGATGACGAACCAATATTAGAATTTTATTTTTCACTATTTTTTCCTTTGGTGTGGTTGTATATTTTATTCAGGCTTCCTATAGCTATTTATGAATGCATATCAAGAAAGGATAATTAATAATGAATTTACTTACTCGGATAAGAACCAAACTCAAACAGAGAAAATATAAGAAATTTATTAAATATTATAGAAATAATCCAGATAGGTTTTGTGAAGAATTTTTAGGAATCAAGTTGTTTGAATATCAAAGAAAAATATTAAGAGGGTACAACAAGAAAGGAGCAACTAAATAATTTGTGTGATTTTTGCAAAGTAAGATGCAATACCTGCGTACATAAAGACGAGAAAGAGGATATATCTGACACATGGGAAGATGATTATCCTATTCTAGTAGATTGGTGTAATGGAGAAGATAGTAATAATATTTGTGTAGACTATGAAACTAAATGGAAGTTTTGCCCGATATGTGGTAGAAACTTAAACCAACCAAAGGCAGAAACAATAAGAGATAATACATTTGCTGTTAAAGACAGAGACGGGTTTTACTTTATTGGATATAACAAATGGGATAAACAAATAAGGAAAGCTAAATTATATCATTCATATAAGTATGCAAAAGAAACATGCGATGATATTCGTTTTATTGAACGTGATACTTATATTGTTAGAGTAGATATTTGTGAGATTGGAGAATGTGAATATGATTAACGATCCAAAAGACGTAAAAGTAGATTTAGCAAAACTAACAAAAAATAAAAATTCTGACAAACTTTGTAATACTTGTATAAAAGAAGATGTGTGTTCTATCAAGGATGAATTACAGGAAATTATCAAGAAGATTGGCTTTATTGAGCAGGAACATAATATTTCGGTGGACATTGACATTAAATGTAGCAAATGGTTTGGAAACATGTTCACTAGACCAAATATATAATAAAGCGAAAATCACAAAGCCTTATAAAATAAGGGTTTGCAGACTTCGTTTTTACGATAAAACCGATATTTCAAACGGGGAAGGAGAATAAATGTATAAACAAATTATTATTGCAAGAAAAGATTTAAATATGTCTCATGGTAAATTGGCAGCTCAAGTTAGTCATGCTAGCATGGCATTTCTCGTATCTATTATTAAGAATAATACTAAAAAATACGATAAACACAAATATAGAGTCTGGAAAGGGGATTTACCATGGGAAGAATGTAGTATTGAAGACCACATACCACAACATTACAGAAGAGGAGATTTAGAGCAATGGGCTAATCAAGCTAGATCAAGAAATGAAGATTGTTTCTATGCTCGACCAGTAGATATTAAACAACCCTATGGTGAATTTGAATTATGTGAACCAAGTTATCACTTTGAAACGAAGGTTGGTATTGATAAAAATTTATATGATCAATGGCTCAATGGAGAATACACTAAATGTGTTTTACAAGCCAAAAATAAAAATAAACTTCTTTCAGCTAAAACTATGGCAGAAGACTTAGGTATGAAAGAAGGAGAAGATTTCTTCTTAATATATGATAATTGTCATACTGAGCTAGAGCCTGAAGATGATGGCAAGACATTAACCTGCATAGGGTTTAAGCCTATGGATTCAGAGACAATTGATAATATCGGGAAGAAGTATCAATTGTATATATGAAAGAGGGGTATTTATGACAGTAAAAGAATTTATCAAACAACTAGAACAATGCAATTATCGTGATGACACGGTAATCAGTTTTGGAGTTATTGATATCAACTGCGAGTGGAATGAATTTAAATTTAAAATGATTGAAGAATGTATTGACCTAAAAAATGGAGAAAACAATGTTGACGTGATATTAGAGTTAAGTGAAGATCATAAACAGCAAATTGCATCCGAAGTAAATAGTAATTTGGAAGATGATTTAAAAGAAATTATTCAAAAATATTGTTTTTAATTACAAACAAAAGTCCAATTTCAAAGGAGGATTCAATGAAGCTGAAAAATGAAAACGTGAGATGTGAATTATGGGATGCAATTCAAAAATTAATAAACGGTGATTTTGTATATTTAAAATCATTTGTTCAAAACCCCATTGAATTCGATGAAGATGAAACACAAGAATTCCAAGGGTGCATGAATACAATTAAAGAAAAGTTGGATGAAATAAGTGAAACTTTCTATAGAAATTTAGAAAATTAGGATGTTAGTAAAAGTTAGATTTTAGACAGAAAGGAGGGCAATTATATGGTTTTTGAAGTTATTAGAACAAGCACTTGGTCAGATAAAAAACCGTGTGACAATGCTATAGAAATTAATCTAACAAAGGTTGAAACAAGAATTTTAGGAAGCCCAGAGGAGTTTGATATTAGATTTGGTGGAACTGAAGGCAAATGGTTGGAAAGTGGGACAAATCATAGATTAGACGAAGAAGGATACATAACTAGAGACATGGGCACAAGAAAATCTTGGGGTATTGAAATAAATTCATTGGAAGAACTTATGGAATTTAAAGAAAATATCAACAATGAAATTATTATAACTAAAAGTAGTGTTGATTACAAAACTCCAAGTATTGAAATATATGATGATTACAGGGAATGAAAGCAAAGTTTCAAACTTAAAACTAACCAACAATAGGAGATAAATATGAATAACGACATTAATAAAATTTTAGAAACTGAGTATAGCAGTAGATTTGATGACATTAGAAAAAACATGATGGTAGTTTCATATTATAAATATGGGGCGTTAAAAGATAACTATGGCACATACAAATGCATGGATGCTTTAGGAAATATTGAAAAACGTATTCAGAAGTATAAAGAAACTGGCAACACAGAGTTTCTTGCCGATGTAGCAAATTTTGCAATGATTGAATTTTTGAATCCAAGCGTATCGGGAGCAAAGTACACTCCTACCGATAATGGAGCATGTGAAATAGTAGGGTTTGGTGTAAATGAAATTAAAAATTTCGATAAATAAGAAAATGACATTTTATAGGAAGAAAGAGGTGAATCATATCACAATCGAAGAAAAATTCAAACGATTGAAAGAATTGGAAGACAATTCAGAACTGCAAGGAGAAAAGCAGCAAATATTGCATTTAAAAATATTGAAAGAAAAAGAAGATTCTTTAAATAGCTATGAATCATTTATGGAAGAACTTGATTATTGGGAAAATATGAATGATGTAGAAAAGATAAATTATGCAATACAAGAAGTCGAAGATTATATGAATTATCCTACAATCAAACATGGAATTTCTGTAGGAACAAGATTAACAATATTAACGGTACTAAGAGAATATCTTCAAAAAGAGGTGAATAGAACTGGGAAAAGTAATTAGATTCAAATGTGTGTTTTGTGGTAATTTACTCTACACTAGAGAAGAATGTGCCGATGAAGAACAGCGTCATAGAGATGTAAATGAAGCTAACAAGATGCTAGATGAAGGTAAAACTCTTGGGGAAATTAATAGCAAGTTACATATCTGGTATGAGTTTCCTGAACATTTGGAGCATGTAAATAAAGATAATTGTTTCCCTATTGAACATTGGGGAAATCGTGATAATTTAATTTATAAAATTACAGGAATTAAATTTAGCGGAGGGATTATTGTATATGGCTATTGTAATAAAAACTTAAATTTTAATGATGAACTATATCTACAAATTAATGATTATATCTTAAGAAATCCAAGACCAAAAGAAGAATTTATTTGTTATAAAAAGTAAAAGGAGGATTAATATTGAAAACATTTGCTTTTGAAATTGCACATGGTTACAAAGTATTTAGATGTATAGCAAAAGCAGAAAATGAGAAAGAAATAACTGATGCTGTAAACAACGGAACATTTGAAATTTTAGAAGGTTTCCAACATATCAGAGAATTTGATCTTGATGACTTAACTGAAGGTTATGAATTGTTGGATATTTGGGAATGAATCGAGAATTTTATAGGAGGAATTTATTATGGAAAGATGGAAAGTGGAATTTAATGGATTTGCGTATGTTGAAGCAGAAAGCGAAGATGAAGCTATTGAAAAATATCAATCTGGTGACACTGTTTATGAAGAAAATGAAGTTGGTGAAGTTACAACAGTAGATGAGTTTTTTGTAGAATTTAATTAAACAGAAAGGAATATTCATGAACAGAGAAAAGAGACGAAAATTTACTAAAGAGTTAAAAGCAAAAGGTTTCTCAAAAGATAAGATTGTAACATATTTAAACTTTGCAACAAAAGATTCGAAGGTAATTATCCCAGAAGGAACAAAGGTTAAACTTGATATTGAAAAAATTAAGGCTCATCCAGATTACGAAAAACGTACACCTAAAAATAAAAAATGGATAGATGATAATATTGATAACATTTTTACAGTAAAGTACGAAGAATATTATGGTGATAATCCAGTTGTTGTAGCATTTCTAGAAGATGAAATTGGATGGAATTTTCATGTTATGGATTTGATAGTTGTAAAAGAATAATGAAGGAGAAAAATATGGTAATTAATAACGTACATGTATATGGAATTGAAAATGCTATTAAGGGTAGTAAATATCCAATGGCAGTAGATGTAGAAAAACTTAATTCAGAAATTACAAATACAACAAAAAAATTAGGAACAAGTCCAACGGGTGCTGCTCATGACCAATTTCTCACAGGGATTATTGTTCAGTTTGATTTGACATTCAGTGTAAAGTGCTGGACGGAGGCTGAACGCTACCACTTCTTTGATTTTATCAGTTCTCAGTCAACCATGCATCGTATTTCAAAGTTTGATTTAGACAACCAGTATATTGAATATGTAGATAAGCGTGTAATTGCAATTATGAATGAACTCAAAGATAAATACAACGAAACACAAGATCCAAAAGATTATCTGAGATTACTTTACACTAACCCATGTGGTTTTAAACTAACAGCAGCTATGACAACTAACTATAGACAACTTAAAACTATTTATCAGCAGAGAAAAAATCATAGATTACCAGAATGGAGAGAATTTTGCAAGATTGTTGAGGAGTTACCTTACTTTAGAGAAATTGTATTAGGAGAATAAATAAGGAGGATAGTTTATTTGGAAGAAGTAATTAAGATTTTTAGAGAAATTCAGAATACAAGTAGCTTAAATGAAAAGCAAAACATTATTTTAACACATAAGGATAATGAATTATTTAAGAAGTGTTTGGTATTCCTTTTAGATAGTTTGATTGTAACAGGCATTTCAGATAAAAAAATTAAGAAGAATATTAACGCTGATGTAGTGATTAAATTTGATCCAACATTTGAAAGCTGCATAGAATATTTGAAGAACAATAATGCTGGTACTGATGTTGATATCGCAATTATACAGAAATTGATTAGTTTGCAACCACAAGAACATAGAGAATTTTGGGAGCAAATGATTACTAAGAAACTTAAGCTAGGAGCAGACGCTAAACTTGTGAATAAAGTCATTCCTAATTTAATTCCTACATTTGATGTAATGCTTGGTACGTCTATTGAAAAGTGTAAGCTAAAAGATAATACTTGGATCTCTATCAGTCGTAAATTAAACGGATGTTTTGATGGTAATACACCAATTACTATGGCAGATGGGACTAAGAAAAAAATAAAAGATATACAAATTGGAGATTCAGTGATGTCTTTTGATGAAGATACAAAAGAGTTATCAGCAAATAAAGTAGTAAATGTTTTTAATAATGGATTAAAACCTAAAAATGAATGGATAAAACTAGAAACTGCAATAGAAAGGTCTACACACAAAAAACAAATAACCGTTACTAAAAATCATAAACTTTTTACCCCTAATGGATGGAAAGAGGCAAATGATTTACAAGTAGGAGATACCATTTATATTAGAGATTATGAGTTGTCAGAAACTCAAAAATCTGTTTTACTTGGCATTGGGCTTGGTGATGCCAGTGTAATTTTTGATAATGAAAATGTAAAAACTGTAAGGTTTAGTTATCCTAAAAAAATTGATAAATATAATAATTTTTTACATAAGACATGTGATTTATTTGAAATTTACAGAGGGACATATAGCAAAAGAAAAAGTGGATATGGAACCAAAATGGAAAAATGCAGCATTAAAACAATTTATAACATACCTTCATATTTCACAAATAAATTAAACACTATTAGAGAAAGTTATACATTTACAGATGAAATATTAAAGCAGATTACTCCATTGGCATTAGCATTATATTATATAGATGATGGCAGTAAATTACCATGTAAAGACGATGGGAATGAGTATGCGGTCAATGTACATCCAAGAATTACATTGGCAACACATCGACATAATAAAGAAGATGTTGAACGTTTTAGTAAATTTCTACTTGAACGATATTTGATTACTAACAGAGTTGCAAGATATAAAGCATGTTATGAGAAATCAGGGTATCAAATAGAACTAGACATGGAGGGGACATATAAATTTTTTGACTTAATTGCCAAGTACATCCCCTATGATTTAAGAGATGAAAAACTTAGTAAACATTGGATGGAAGTAGAATATGAAGATTGGACTAAAGATTTTGGAGAATATAAATTAATTGAATATAAAATAGAAAATAAAATTGATAGTGAAAATATTGCTTTTAATTATAATAAAGAAATATTGTCTAATTTGGCTTATGATTTAGAAGTAGAAAATAATCACACATATTTTGCGAGTGATTTTGCTGTTCATAATTGCAGAGCTGCGTTTATTGGAGATAGAATTATGACTCGCCAAGGAAAAGAATATATTGGATTGGATCATATTATCAATGATTTACAAGCAATGGGTCTTTCAGATATGTTTATTGATGGAGAATTAGTTTATAAAAACGAAGAAGGACTTTCAGATTCAGAAGCATTTCAAAAAGGTACAGGTATTGCAATGAGCAAAGACTCCGATAAATCCTCTCTTAAATTAGTAATTTTTGATATGTTACCATTAGACGAATTTTGGTCTGGTAAATCAAAAGAAATATTTTCTCAAAGAAAAATTCACTTATCTAAGTTGGAAGAAGCCATCAAATGGAATCAAGTTAAAGATATTGAAATTGTAGAAAGATTTTATGAAGGAACTGATCATAGCGAAATTCAAAAGTGGTTAGATTATGCGGAAGAAAAGGACTACGAGGGCGTTATGGTCAATCTCGATACTCCATATGAATGTAAACGTACTAAAAATCTCATCAAAGTTAAGAAGTTCAAAACCTGTGATATTAGATGTGTTGGTGTTGAAGAAGGAGAAGGGCGTAACAAAGGTACTCTTGGTGCATTGGTCTGTAGCTATAAAGGAAATAGAGTGAATGTAGGTTCTGGGTTTTCTGATGAAGACAGAAGATATTATTGGAATAATCCAGATAAGATTGTTGGTCACATTGTAACTGTCAAATATAAAGAAGAAACTAAGAACAAGAATGGTGGAATTTCAATTCAGTTCCCGACATTTGAAGGAGTTAGGTTCGACAAAGACGAAGAATCATATAACTAAGAAAGGAATAACATGGAACAGAAAATTATTAGAGTATATTTAGCTCATCCGTATAGTGGGCTTGAAAGCAACAAACTAGAGATTGAAAGATATATTGAAATTTTAAACAATTCACCAAATGCAGACAAATATGAAATCGTTTCGCCTGTACATATTTTTCAGAAGGAATACACTGATTTACCATACTTAGAAGGAATTGAATTATGTTTCGCATTACTTGACACTTGTGATGTTGTATTATTCCCAGAAGATATTTTCATGACCAGCAAAGGTTGTTGCATGGAATATGGATATGCCATTGCACAAGAGAAAGATGTTTATTTTTATGATAAAAATGGAAAAGTCTTATAAAGGAGGAATTTAAATTAATGCTGAAATAACAGAACACGCTAGTCATCGCATGATTGAGCGTTTAGGGATCAATAAGAAATCAATTCAGAGAATTGCTAATAAGGCATTATCTGACGGAATAACTCATGCACAGACCAAAGGTAAATTAAACAGATACATTACTAAGCTATATTTTGTAAACAGTACAGCAAACAACATTCGATTATTTGGTGATAAGGCTTTTATATTCACCAATAATAAACTTATCACAGTCATACGAATCCCATCTAATCTAACGAAGAACATTAAAACAATGTCTCGTTAGTTTACATACACATCTAAACATATGTTTTACTTATTTTTATCAAACGGTGGACGCACCGATTTCACAGGTATCGATACCTCATTGGAGGGCAAATGAAAAAACTTTTAACATGCTTATTGTTGTCGGCGACAATATTACCTTCTTGCGCATTTTTGCAGAACAATGTTGAACCTGAATATGCAATAACAGTTGCGACGCCAGTACCATATTTTACTCGGACTGACTTAGCATTAAAAGAAATTAACCAAAAACTAGCAGAGAGAGAAACGACAGAAAACAAAAAACAATGGTTCATAGAATATAAAGAACTATACAAAGAATATTCGGACGTACTTGAATCTCAACCAATTCTAACAGACTTCTATTCTGATGAAGAGATACAAAAGCTTTATGGAGTAGTCGAAGCAGAAGTTGGTGATTTAGGTGGATTTGATGAACGATGTAATGTTGCTAGTGTAATCTTCAACAGAATAGCCGATACAAGATTTAGTGATAGGCTATCTGAATTATTATCGCCGGGACAGTTTTCTACTATTAGAAATGGTAGATACAAAACCATGACCATTTCAGAAGATACAATTCTAGCTTGCCAGTATGTTTTATTATTTGGAGATACGGCTCAAGAATGTATCTATTTTGAAGGCGGGAAAAGCAACATTCATAGTAAATACGCAACTTATGTATTCACGGACAAGTCAGGTCACAAATTTTATAAGTAAGGAGACGTAATTTGAACGAAGAACAGAATAAAAACCCACTGATTCTATTAGTAGGCAAAAGTGGAAGTGGCAAAACTACAATCGCAGAAATATTAGAGAAAGACTATTATCTGAAAAGTTTAAGAAGTTATACTACAAGACTTCCTCGCTATGAGGGAGAAGATGGTCATACATTCATAGATAGAGATAAATATTTTAAACTTATTGATAAGATTGCAACTACTCATTTTGATGGTAATTTCTATTGCGCTACAAAAGAGCAATGTGACAATTCAGATGTTTATGTAGTTGATCCTGATGGGGTTGATACATTCACAGTAAATTATGATGGTGATAGAGTGCCATTGATTATCTACATTAACACCCATTGGATTATTAGATTATTCAGAATGGTCAGACGAGGTGATAGCGTAAGCAAAGCTATGGAGCGTATTAGACACGACAAAAAGAAATTTGATAAGTTCCAAAATAGAGAAGATGTAATTGTAATCAAGAATAATTTTAGATCTGCTTCGACAACGGCAGTTTCTATATGTCAAGAATACATGGAAATGGTAGCAACACTTATGAAAACAGGAGGAATCAAATAACAACATATGCAATTTATTTCAACAACAAGTAATTTAACTAGAGAACTACAATCTCTACCGGTAGAAAAATTTATTATAGTAACTGATGAAAACGACAATGAATATGTAATTGAAAATATTTGTCAGCGTAAAATTCATGGTGATAATGACTTAGAGTGGTGTTACGCATTGAAAATTAGACCAACTGAAGGATGCATTAAACGATGAAAGTTTTCACAATTTCAGAAAGAAGAATGTTAATAGAATTATTAAGCAAAGAACAAATTAATATGGTTATCGTGGATTGTACTCAGTACAATTCTGATAAATATAAAGCACTAGAAGCACTTAAAGTAAAAATTAAGGATATGTAAAAGGAGGAAAACATTGGCTACAGTTATTAAAAGAGATGGAAGAAAAGTAGAGTTTAATAAAGATAAAATTAAAGATGCTATTATGGAAGCGTTTAAAGAAGTAGATGGGGAAATCACTAATGAGGCTAGACATAAAACATCAGATATCGCAGCATACATTTCAAACTTAAATAAAGATGAAATTAGCGTAGAAGAAATTCAAGATGTTGTAGAAGAAAAACTCATGTCGAGCAAGCGCAAAGATGTAGCAAAATCTTTTATTATTTACAGAAACGAAAGAACCAAAATAAGAGAAAGTAACACTCAATTAATGAAAGATATTTCTGCAAAGTTATCTGCATCAAACATTCAAAACCAAAATGCAAATGTCGACGAAAAATCTTTTGGGGGGAGAGTTGGAGAAGCAAGTGATGCTGTTTTAAAGAAATACGCTCTACTAAATTGCATGTCAGAAATGGCAAGAAATAACCATTTGAACAATGAGATTTATATTCATGATTTAAATAGTTATGCTGTAGGGATGCATAATTGTTTGTCTATTCCATTTGATAAATTACTCAAAGATGGGTTTAATACAAAACATACGGATGTAAGACCAGCTCAATCTATTAGTACAGCATTTCAATTGGTGGCTGTAATTTTTCAACTACAATCTTTGCAACAATTCGGCGGCGTTTCTGCTACTCATTTAGATTGGACAATGATACCTTATGTAAGAAAAAGTTTCTATAAGCATTTTAAAGATGGGTGTAACTACATAGAAGAGCCAATCAACCCTTTATACCAAGAGTGGGTTGACGAATTGACCGACGAAAGACCTATAAACAAATATCCAGATTGTAAACCGAAAACATATAAATATGCTATGGATAAAACTGAAAAAGAAGTTTATCAAGCAGTTGAGGGAATGTATCATAATTTAAACACCCTACAAAGCAGGTCAGGTAATCAGCTCCCATTTACGTCTATCAACTATGGAACATGCACAGAACCAGAAGGAAGATTGGTTACTAAGGCTCTTTTAGAAGTATCTATTAATGGCATTGGTAAACTACATAAAACATCAATTTTTCCTTGTGGAATTTTTCAATGCATGAAAGGCGTGAATAGGAAGCCCGAAGATGTTAATTATGACTTATATCGTCTTGCATTAAAGTCAACTGCTCAAAGACTATATCCCAATTATGCGAATGTAGATTGGTCTGGTAATGCGGGATATGATAAAAATGACCCTAAAACATATTTTAGTACCATGGGTTGTAGAACCGCAAATGGATATGATATTAATGGGTTTGGTCAAACAAAAGATGGTAGAGGAAATATCTGCCCTGTTACTATCATTATGCCAACACTAGCGATGAAAGCCAACGGTGATGTTGATGATTTTATAAAATTATTAGATGAAAAAATTTATGAAGCTAAAGATATGTTAATCGAAAGATTTAAGTGGATTTGTAGTCAATCTCCTGAATCTGCAAAGTTTATGTATGAAAATGGAGTAATGGAAGGATATGACGGCAAGAACATTGAATCGGCATTAAAGCATGGGACTTTATCATTGGGACAACTTGGACTTGCCGAAACTCTCCAAATCTTAATTGGGTGTGATCATACCACAGAAAAAGGTATGGAATTAGCAAAAAGAATTGAACAGTTATTTAAAGATAGATGCATGAAATTTAAAGAGGAATATAAATTAAATTTTGGTGTTTATTACACTCCTGCTGAAAATCTTTGCTATACAGCAATGAAAAAGTTTAAAGAAACTTATGGCGTAATTGAAAATGTATCAGATAAAGATTTCTTTACTAATTCTATGCATGTTCCAGTATGGATTAAAATGAGTCCAATTGAAAAAATTGACATTGAGTCACAACTTACTGGATATAGTAGTGCTGGTTGTATCACTTATGTTGAATTAGAAGGTAGTGTTAAAAATAATATTGACGCTTTAGAAACAATTGTAAATCACGCAATGGATAGAGATGTTCCTTACTTTGCGATTAATGTTCCAAACGATATGTGCACACATTGTGGATATTGTGATGACATTAATGTAGAGTGTCCAATGTGTAAATGCGAAGAAATTCGTAGATTGCGGAGAGTAACTGGATATTTAACTGGGGATTATGAAACATCATTTAACGCAGGTAAACAAGAAGAAGTGAAAATGCGTGTAAAGCATCAAAAGTTATGAGGTGCTTGAATGAGATATATTAAAATTGATAAAGAAGATGTTTGCAATGGTAATGGTTTGAGAGTCGTTTTATGGCTCTCGGGCTGCCCCCATCATTGCAAAGGATGTCAAAATACGCAAACATGGGATGAGGATAGTGGAATTAAATTTAACAATAACACCAAGGCTGAATTATTTAATGAGCTTAAAAAAGACTATATTTCTGGTATTACATTATCAGGAGGAGACCCATTATACTCTAAAAACCTTGAAAATGTGTTAAATTTGACCAATGAAATCCGTCTTTCATTTCCAGACAAAAATATATGGTTGTACTCAGGATATACTTGGGAAGAGGTATTTAGCAATGATGTGAGTATTAGAAAAGACATTGTATCAAATTGTGACGTATTTATTGATGGAAGATATGTGGAAGAATTGCGAGACATTACTTTAAAATGGTGTGGTAGTTCCAATCAAAGAGTAATCAACGTGCAAGAATCCTTACGTTTAGGAGAAGTAGTATTATGGAAATAAAAAATATTAAAAATCGTATTGACTATTTTAATAAATCTGTTTTTGCTGGAATGATGATTGGAATGGGTGGAGTAATCTATCTGCGTTGTCCTAATCAATTGCTTGGTTCATTTATGTTCTCAATAGGTCTTATGACTATTGTAATTTTTCAAGGGAATTTATTTACCGGAAAAGTCGGATTAGCTAGACTAATTGATACGTGGAGTATGATTGTATGTTTATTGGGAAATTACATAGGAACTTTGCTAATTGCAAAAGCTGTCCAGCACACAAAAATATATTCAACCATTCAAGAAAATTTAAACGGTATTGTTGATGGTAAATTACAAAGTGCATATTTAAGTTTATTGTTACTTGGAATTATGTGCGGAATGTTAATGCACATAGCGGTATCATCTTATAAAAAACATAAAGATATTATAGGTGTAATAATGATATTTTTATGTGTTAGTACATTTATATTATCTGGATTTGAACATTGTATCGCAGATATGTTTTATTTTAATCTTGCATCAAGCACATACAATACGAATTTATTAATTAAACTTTGTGTAATTATTTTAGGCAATTCAATAGGAGCAAAAATCGTTGAATTTTATATTAAGGAGAATAACTAAACATGGATATTAAGATTAAAAAACTTACTAACACAGCAAAACTCCCTCAGAGACAAACAGTTGGATCAGCAGGTGCAGATCTTCATGCAGATATTACAGAAGCTATTGTTATCTTGCCGCATAGAACAGTTAAAATTCCGACAGGTCTAGCAATTGAATTACCAGATGAAAACTATGTTGCGTTGATTTATCCTAGAAGTGGATTATCCACTAAACATGGAATTGCTCTGGCAAATAAGGTAGCTGTTATCGACAGTGATTATAGAGGAGAAATGCAGATTCCATTACATAACCATTCCGACGAAGCTTTTGTAGTTCAACCAGACGAAAGAGTCGCACAGTTAGTAATCATGCCTGTGTTACCTGTAAATTATGTAGAAAGCAATGAATTGACAGACACAGAACGAGGAATCGGTGGATTTGGTTCCACTGGCGTAAAATAAGGAATATTGCAATATATTTTCTTGCATTAGTTGTAATATTTTAAAATGAGTCATCTACATTTTATGGTGGCTCATTTTTATACTAAAATTTTAAACATTAACATATATTTTTCACAAGAGAGATTGAGAGGGGAAACCTTTACATTGGCTAAACAACAAGAATATACAGTAGAAAGGATTTTTTTAAATAAATTTAGTAGCCAAAGTGCGATAGAAAAAGTGATAGAAATGTACATAAAGAACAGATTTGAAGAACAGGAAATTTTTAATACAGAAATTGAAAGAGGTGATTAAATGGGATATAATAATCATGTCAAATACAATAACTGTATGGTGGAAGAATTGCCAATCTTAACTAAACAATATAACACTGCAATCTATATTCGTCTTTCAAGAGAAGATGGAGATAAGGAAGAAAGTAATAGTGTATCAGTGCAACGCAAAATGCTAAGGGACTTTATAAACAACAATGAAGATTTAACCTTATTTGATGTTTATATTGACGATGGATTCACTGGAACTAATTTTGAACGACCGGCATTCCAGAGGTTGATTACGGATATTGAGAATTCAGAAGTTAATTGTGTTGTTATTAAAGACTTATCAAGACTTGGAAGAGATTATTTAGAAACAGGCTTTTATATTGAAAAGTTTTTCCCTCAAAAAGGAATAAGATTTATTGCCGTCAATGACCATATTGATAATAAAGGCGATAAAGAATATGATATGTTGTTACCTATACGAAATATCATGAATGAACAGTATGCTAGGGATATTTCAGTAAAAGTACAATCGTCTTTTAAAACTAAACAAAGATCAGGAGAATTTGTAGGAGCTTTTTCTTCATATGGATATGTAAAATCACCTGATGATAAACACAAATTGGTTATTGATGAGGAATCGGCTCAAATAGTTAGAGAAATATTTCAGAGATGTATAGATGGTTGCCCGAAACTAAGAATAGCCAAAGAACTAAATGAAAAAGGAATACCAAATCCAACAGAATACAAAAGACTCAAAGGATTAAAATATGTAAATTCTAATAAATTAAACTCAACTTCGTATTGGACATATTCAACAATAAGCAAGATATTAAATAATCCTATGTATCTTGGTCACATGGTTCAAGGGAAAACAAAGAGAAAGATGAAGGGGAAAGTCACTCCGGTAGAAAAGGAAAATTGGATTATTGTGAAAAATACACACAAAGCAATAATTAGTCATGAAACTTGGGATAAAGCACAAGAATCTCTTAGCCACAGAACTCGTGAAGTCAATTTAAATGATAATATAGGTTTATTCTGTGGCTATATTGTTTGTGGCGATTGTGGGCGTGCAATGCATAAGAAAATAGACAAAGGTAAATATGTCTATTATAGATGTAGGACTTATACACAAATAAGTAAAGACTTGTGTACGTCTCATAATATTTCGGAAAATGCATTAGTCAAAATAATCGTATCCGACATTAATCACATGATTAATCAAACAAGCAGTTTAGTGGAATTAGTGAAAAAACAAGAGGAAACATTAAACCGCACACAAGTAAATTATATAAGCGAAATTGAAAAAATAGATAAAGAACTCCAAAAAATAAGAACCCTTAAAAAATCAATTTATAGCGATTATAAAGAAGATTTAATTTCTAAAGAGGAGTATTTATCTTATAGAGAAGATTATATTAAAAAGGAAGCTAATTTAGAAATGAGAATTAAATTACTTGACGATAAAAAACAATCTTCTAAGTGTAAAAATTTACTTGAACTTGACTGGGTAAAACGACTAATTGATTTAAAAGAAATTAAATCGCTTGATAGAAATATAGTAATGGAATTGATTAATACTATTCGCATATATGAAAATTATCATGTAAAAATTGAATATAAGTTTTCTAACGATATTAATTTGTTCCAAGATACTGTAAATCGTATCATAATACAGAGGTCAAAGTAA